GCAGATCGACGTTGTGACGCGCGACACCGCGGCGCTCATGGAGAAGACTGCAGCGCTCAAGGGTGTCGCCGCCGCTGAACTCGCGAACGCAGAGGCTACCGGGCGCAACAGCGCGATGTTGGTTGCGCACAACGCCGAGCTCGCGACCGGTATTCGCGCCGAGCGCGAGATGGTCAACAACATGGCCGCAATGACGCGCGGCGCCGCGATGATGGAATCGGGCCTTCTCAAGCTCAAGTTCGTCTTCAACGCGCTCGGCGGCTGGATCGGCCTCGTGTCGATCGCGGTGGTCGCGGGCATCGGCTTCTGGCAGAAGTATCGGCAGGCGGCCAAGGACGCGGCACAGGCAGCGCTCGACGCGGCCAACGTCAAGAACATCATCGCCAAGGGCGAAGCGGACAAAGACGCCGTGGCGCGCCAGAACACGGCGCTCACCAACAATCAGGCCGAGCTGGGCCTGATCGAGACGCAGATCCAGAACCGCAAGAACGGGATCGGCGACGACGGCACGACCATGATCCCCCGCGCGGGCGAGAACGATCCCGAGGTGAAGGCGCTTCGGGCAAAGGCCGCGGCGCTGCGCTCGGCCGGCGAAGACATCAAGCGGGTGCGTGACCAGCTCCAGGCGCAGGTCGATGACAAGAGCGCCGAGCTCGCGAGCCACAGCTACGCGAACCAGTATGAGACGGAGACGAATAAGCAGCTCTCCGGGCTGACGGCCGCGAAGAGCCGCGAGATCGCAACGCTGCAGACGAACTTCGCCAAGACAACGGCGACGATGGACAAGCAGTCGAAGGAATACACGGCGCTTGCCAATCAGCTGGCGACCGACAAGAACAAGGTCGAGCAGAAGATCAGCACGGACTATATCGCGGCGCTCAACAAGCGGCAGGCCGAGCTCGCCGATGCGATCGTCAACAACAAGTTCACGGGCAAAGGCAAGGAGCTTGAGGCGCAGAAGCTCGCGGCGGCCAGGGAGCAGGAGCGCATTGCTCAGCAGCTTTCGAACGCCCAGAGCGGCCTGCAGGCACTTGCCGCGCCCAATGAATATGTCGCGGGCAAGGACAAGAAGACGGCGGCCGCCAAGCCGCCGACGGACCTCTTCGCCAAGAAGAACGCCGACATCAAGTCGCAGCTCGCGCAGGCAACCAACGAGCTGAAGATGATCGTCTCGGGCGCCTCCGAGTATGACCAGATTCGCGTGGGCGCCGAGGCCAAGATCCGCGCGATCTGGGAGAACGGCGAACTCGACACGAAGGGCCACGGCAAGGGCGCGAAGAACAGCCGCCCGGCTTGGGACAGTGCGGAGGTGCGGGGACTCATCGACGATGAGACGATGCTCAAGATCACTGAGAATGCCAAGAGCCAGATGGAATCGCTCAAAGGCAAGCTCGCGCCGCTCGCCGCTGAGTATCAGGAGAGCATCAAGAAGCTGATGGCCGGCGACGTCTCCACACCTGACTCCGACGAGAGCAACGGGCGCGGCGCGATCAAGTTCCTCGAGAAGCTCGGCACTAAGTCGACCGAGGCGGCCAAGAAGATTGCGCCGGTTGTCGAATACATGAAGTCGGTCCAACTCCAGGCCGATCAAGTCGACATGGTGAAGTTCACGCGCGAGATCGTGAAGACCGATCAGGACACGCAAGCGCAATTGATCGAGAACACGCGCGACCGCATCACCGCGCAGATCGCGCTGGATAACGATCGGTGGGAGAAGGCAGCCAAGGCGCGGCTTGAGAGGGCGAAGGCTGACGGCGGCGACATTTCGAACGAAGAGGCCATGATTGACGCGGCGCGCGTCACCCGCGCGGCCGAGCAGGCGAAGCGCCTTCGCACGCCGATGGAGCAGCTGGCGATCGACTGGCAGGACACGACCGACCAGATGGCGAAGAAGTCGACGGAGTGGTCCAACTCGACCATCGACGCCTTCGTGAACGTCGCCAAGACCGGCAAGCTCAACTTCGGCAGTCTGTTCGAGTCGATCGCCACCGACATGCTGAAGATCAGCCTCCAGAAGTCGATGGGCGGCGGCCTGCAGCAGCTCTACGACGGCATCGGCCAGAAGTTCACGAACATCATCGGCAGCAACAGCAAGGCGTCGGGTGGCGAAGCGGCCGCCGGCGCCGCAGCGGGTTCGGCGGGCAGCGGGATCATGAACTTCCTGCAGCACCCGATTGATGGCGTCACCTCGCTCTTCAACAAGCTCACGGGTTCGGGCGACACGCTGAACTCGAAGATGGTCGAGCAGGCGCGCCAGTCCGTCATCGGCGTGAGCGCCGACACGACCACCGCGAACAGCGTCGTCACGCTCGGCAACGCTGCGCTCTACGCCGCGCAAGCGCTCGCGTCGATGGGTGGCGGCGGTGGCGGCGGCATTGGGGGCGCGCTCGCAAGCATCGCGGGTGCCGCCGCATCGGCTTACTTCGGTGGCGCCGGGGCGACGGCCACGAGCACCGCGCTCGCGGGCACGCAGTCGTTCGGCAGCGGGCTTTCCGGCGAGACGAACATGAGCACGCTGATGGGCGTGCAGGGCGGCACCAACACGCTCGGCAACTACGTGTATCAGGGCGGCGCGATGTCGAACCAATACAAGTTCGCCGACGGCGGGATCATGACCGAGATGGGGCCGCTCGCGCTGCGCAAGTATGCCAACGGCGGCATCGCCAACTCCCCGCAGGTTGCGGTCTACGGCGAAGGCAGCATGAACGAGGCGTTCGTGCCGCTGCCCGATGGCCGCAGCATCCCCGTGACGATCACCGGCGGCCAGCAGGGCGCAAGCGCGGCCCCGGCGGTGACCGTGAACGTTATCAACCAGACCAGCCAGCCGGTCACCGCTCAGCAAGGGTCGCCCCGTTTCGATGGGCGCCAGATGGTTCTCGACATCGTGCTGACGGCCGCGACCACGCCTGGCTCCTTCCGTGACGGAATGAAAGGCGCACTGAAATGAGCACGACCTACACGACCTTGCCGCACAACGACTTGCTCGATTCGAGCAAGTTCCAGCCGGAGAAAGAGAACCCGGCGATGGCCTCCAAGATGGACGGAGGCTATGTCGTCACCCGGCCGAAGCACACGCGAAAGCCCCGGCGCACGTTCGCCTGCGGCTTCACTGATTTCACCGACGCACAACGCGCGGACATCGACGCGCATTTCGACGCGATGCACGGCGGCAGCGCGATTTTCTACTTCGTGCACCCGCTGTCGAAGGAGACGATCTACGTGCGTTACACGACCGATACCACGATGCAGTGGAGCAACGCCGGCAAGGGCATGAACCCGCTGTGGTCCGTCACTTTCAAGTTGCAGGAGGTCTAAGTGCCAAATCCCGTATCCGTTGCAAGCATCATCGAGAAGAACAAGGTCGGCAGCGCCGTCCCTTATCTGGCCTTCCTCGACGTGGGCGTGATCGACCCGACCACGGGCGTTGTGGCCCAGACGTTCCACTACGTGAACAACACCGAGGAGGTGGTGCGCCAGGGCATCACCTACCTGCCGATGCAGTTCTCGCTGGAGCTGAAGACCCAGGCGGGCAGCCAGCCGCAGATCACCGTCTCGATCTTCGACTACACGCGCGCCGTCATCCAGACGATGAACGACTACGGCGGGGGCACCGACTTCCCGGTGACGATCCGCGTGTGTCAGACCGGCGGCCTTGACGAAGCTCCCGATGTCGAGGAGCACTTCACGATCATCCAGGCGAGCGCTGATAACTACGTCGCGAACTGGACGCTGGGCGCCGAGAACGCGCTCACCAAGCAGTTCCCGCGCCGCCAGCAGCGCCGCGACTTTTGCCAGTGGGTCTACCGCGACGGCCGCACCTGCCGCTACAACGGCGCGATGCCCGCGTGCGACCGCACGCTCGCGGGTCCGATGGGCTGCAAGGCTCACAATAACGTCATCAACTTCGGCGGGATGCCGAACTTGGTATCCAGCAACCTCTACGTCGCGTAAAATGAATGAGTCACCCGTTACTTATGTGGACCTGCTTGGCGCGCCGTTCCGAAAGGGCGGCCGCGGCCCTGACGAGTTCGACTGCTACGGCCTCGTCAAGTATCTGATCCATCGCGCCACCGGCCAGGTGGTGCCGGACTATGTGACGCCCGACGGCACGGGCGCCACGCACGCGCTGATGATTACCTCGCGCGAGTTCTGGCGGCGGCTGCCCGGGCCGAAGGTCGGCTCAATGATCTTCTTCAAGATCGGCCGGGAGGTCTGCCATGTGGGCTACATGATAAGTAACGGGTTATTCATTCATGCGTGGGAGCCGTCCGGCGGCGTGACGGTGGAGCGGCTCTCGCAGTGGGAAAAACGGATCGACGGGTTCTATGAATACATCGAAGGCTAAGGTGGCACCGCAGTTCGTGAAGGTCCGACGGGTAGTCAACCCGTTCGACCCGATGCGCGACATTCGCGAAGAGCAGTGGAAGTGGCGCAAGACCTACTCGCTCGCGCGCTATCTGCCGCTCGGCGAGGCGACCGACGTGGTGGTGTCGGTCAATGGCCGCGCCATCGAACGCGAGCAGTTCGCCAAGACGCGCCTGCAGCCGAATGACTTCGTTGTGATCTGCCCGGTGCCACGCGGCGGCGGGGGCAAGGGCATCCTGCGTATCGTCGGCATGATCGTGGTCGCGATCGCCTCGGTCTATACGGGCGGCGCAGCGGCCGCGGCCTATGGCGGCGCAACGGGTGTGGCCGCGGGCGCGACCACCGCCGGCATGATGGCCGTGCAGGTGGGCGTGTCGATGGCCGTCACGATCGCGGGCTCCATGCTCCTGAACGCGGTCCTGCCACCGCCGCAGGCCACCCTCAACTCGAACAACGGGCTGGCGGGCAGCTCGACCTACGGTGCCGACGGGGCGAAGAACACCAGCGCCGAGATGATCCCCACGCCCGTGCCCTACGGCACGTTCCGCATGGCAGGCAACATCATTGGCGTGCACACGGAGGCTGACGGCAATAACCAGATCCTCTACATGCTCATCAATGCCGGGGAGGGGCCGATCGCCTCGATCTCCGACATCAAGATCAACGATCGCGCCATCTCGGAATACTCCGAAGTCTCGGTGCAAACGCGCCTGGGCGATCCGCTGCAAACGCCGATCGACTGGTTCAGCGCCGTCATCACGCCCAATCAGAAGAACGTGAAGCTGCCCGCTGATGGCAGCTATCTCAACTTTGTCACCGAAGGCAATGTCGAAGCCGTGCGGCTCGACTTCAACTTCCCGCAGGGGCTTTACTCGGTCGATACGAGCACCGGCAACATCATCGAAAACTCGGTGGCGATCGACGCCGAATATCGACTTGCAGGTTCCGGCGGGGCCTGGACGCCGTTCTCGTCTTCACCGGCGCGCTATGTGACTGCACGCGTATGCCCGATTACGAAGATCGGCGTGGGCAACATGCCGACCCACTGGCTCAGGGAAGTCGGCTATACGTGGGACGGCACACAAGTCATCACGGACCTGAATATCACGACTGACAACGGCGAGGTGCTTGATGTCGTGCGCCAGGCCGCGCTCGCGAAATACGGCAGCTACATCGGCAAGCAGGTCGACGATTGGCCGGTGAAAGAGGCGGGCAACGTCTCAGTGGGCGTCAACGTGCCCGCAGGCACCGCCGCGCTCGTCGTCACCGAGAAGCTGCGCGCCACCGCCCGGCGCACCTATACGTCGCCGCAATTGCTGCCGGGCAAGTATGAAGTCCGGGTGCGCCGCCACAACCAATACATCGATTACTCGGTCAACACCACGCTTGGCAACAAGGTCAAAACCAACACGGACAACACGTCGGCCTCCGACTGCTACCTCGGCGACCTGAACGAAATCGTCTATCAGGGTGTGGGGTATAACCACACGGCGCTGCTCGCGCTGCGCGTGAAGATGGACGACCAGATTTCGGGCGTGCCGACTGTGACGTTCTTGAACGGCGGGCGTGTCATCGACACCTTCAGCCGCGCAAACGGCGTCATCATGCAAAACAGCGAGGCGAGCAACAACCCCGCCTGGGTGCTGTGGGATGCGCTCACGCACTGGCGCTATGGCGGCGGCATCGACGCGAGCCGGCTCGACCGATCGGCGTTCTTTGAGCTTGCCGAATACTGCGCCGCCAATAACCTGACCTACGACGGCGTGTTCGATACGAACATGAACGTGTGGGATGCGTGCAACTACATCGGGCGCTGTGGGCACGCGCAGCTCGTGCCTGTGGGCACGCGCTATTCGCTGGTGATCGAGCGCCCGTCGGACCCGGTGATGCTCTTCGGCATGGGCAACATCGTCGAGGGTTCGTTCAAACAGAGCTGGATGGCGCGCACCGACCGCGCCACCGAAATCGACGTTACGTTCGCGGACAAGACCGACGACTACAAGAGTAAGACCGTCAAGGTGGCTGATGCGTCGGCCGCGCTCGAGGGCCGCCCGCAGAACGCCGCGCAGATCACCGCCTACGGTGTGGTCGATATCCAGCGCGCGTATCGGGAAGGCGCGCTCCAGCTCAACATCAACCGGTATCTCACGCAGACGTGCGAATGGCAGTCGCCGATCGAGTCGATCGCATGCACGGCGGGCGACGTCGTGCTCGTGCAGCACGATCAGCCGGCATGGGCCGAGTCGGGGCGTCTCGCGCCGGGTAGCACCCAGACGGTCATCAAGCTGGACAAGACCGTCACGATGGAGGCCGGCAAGACCTACAAGCTGCTGGTGCTCGCCAACAGCGCCGTGCGCGGCACGGGCCAGGTGACGAGCATCAATGACCAGTTCATCGGCGTAGCAGGCACACCGACGAACTATCGTGTGCGGCGCATTCGCAATGTGGCCGGCGCGGAAGCGGGCATCACGGCAGCTGTGTCCGATGGCGTCTATGTGGATTCCGCAGCCGGGTTTGCTGTTGGGCAGACGGTCACGTTCTACGACACGGACGTGATTGAGGACCACGACGTCGTGTTGCATGCAGGCGACACCGATACGGTGACGATCACCGCGCCGATGTCGTTCGTGCCGGACCCGTTCGTGAACTATATGTTCGGCGAAACGCAGAAGGTCAGGAAGCCCTTCCGCATCACCCAGATCACGCTCGGCTCGACCGATATGACGCGCGCCATCTCGGCGCTCGAATATCGCAGCGAGGTCTATGACCTGTCCAGCTACGGCGATGTCGCCTCGACGCTCACCCCGCCGATGCTCGACCCGTCGCAGGCCGCCATCGGCACGGTGCAGAACTTGACCGCCTACGAGGAAACCTACGTTCAGGGCGCGCAGATCCTCTCGCAAGTGCGCGCGGCGTGGGCACAGCCGGTCGCTGGCAACTACGCGGGCGCGGACGTCTTTCTGCAAAAGAATGGCGGCGCGTTCGCGAAGGTGGGCACGGTCAAGGCCGACACGAGCTTCGTCGTGCCGGGCGTCGCCAAGGGCGACCAGTTGACCATCAAGGTGCAGGCATACGACGTCTGGGGCAAGTTCAGCTCCTACGACCAGGCGCCGATGGTGAGCTACACGGTCGTCGGCAATGTGTCGAACATCTCCAGCGCGATCGTCTCGGGCGCCGACTACCTCTGGGCGGGACGCGACTGCAAGCTCTACTGGAACTACAACTCGGTCACGGCCAGCTTCGAATTCGGCAGCGAGCCTGACGGCGCCGACTCGGGCACGCGCGACCCGCACTTCCAGGACTACGAGATCCGCGTCTACGACACGGCGACTTACGGCACGAAGAACCAGAAGGTGCTGCGCACCGAGCACACGACCGACAACTCCTACATCTACACGTTCGAGAAGAACTTCGTCGACGGATTGCACCGCAAGGTCACGTTCGAAATCGCCGTGCGCGACGTTTTCGGCCATGTGGGCAAGCCCGCCGTGCTCGACGCGTATAACCCGCCGCCTACAGTCACGAGCGCAGCCACGAATGCCAACTTCGAGGCGATCACCGTCCAGTTCACGCACAGCGACGACCCCGACTACGCCGGCGCGCAGATCAAGCTGCGCTGGGCGGGCGACCTTGACAGCGCCGAAGTGCCGGTGGCCTACGACGGCCCCGACACGACCGTGCTGCTCTCGGGCCTGATGTTCAACTCGGACTACTACATCACGATCGTTCCGTATGACGCCTTCGGCCTCGACGAGACGATCCCGAGCAACGAGATCCACGTCCACACGCCGTTCCTCGACGTCGAGGCGATCGCCGAGGGCGTGCTCAAAGACAGCCAGCTGATCCCGGCGCTGAAAACGCGTATCGATCTGGTGGATGCGCCTGAGTCGATCATCGGCTCGGTGAATCAGCGCTTGGCCGACGCGAAGACGAAGCTCTCGGGCGACCTGACGGCCGCAATCGCCAACGAGCAGACGCTCCGACAGGGCGCGGACAACAGCATGGCCGCGCAGATCACGACGCTTGTGTCAGCGAGCAACGCGAACACGGCGGCGATCACCTCCGAGCAGACCGCGCGCACGACCGCTGATACGGCGCTCTCCACGCGCATCGACACGATTGCGGCCAACACGGGGAACAACACGGCCGCAGTGCAGGCGGAAGCTACCGCGCGCACGAACGCCGACACGGCGCTCGCCACGCAGATCAACACGGTGGCCGCGGCCTACGGCGTCGATGCGTCGAACCTGTGTGCAAACCCGGTGGCCGCCGGCGGCTCGAACGCGGGCTGGAGCAACAACACGGCAGTGGGCGGCACGACGCTCGACGTCCCGCTGCAGGCGCCCGCGGCCTACGTGTTCAAGCAGAACGTTCGGGACAACCGCTACACCACGCGCACGGTGCCGGTGACCGGCGGACAGACGCACTATCTGGAGATGCGCGCAGCGACGCCGGTCGCCGCCGTGCCGATCTATCTCGGGCTGCACCTCACCGGCCCGGGCAAGACTGACTTCTACGCCTGGGCGGGCTCGCTCACGGCAACGAGCGCATGGACGCGCGTGGCGGGCACGGTCACGATCCCCGACGGTTACACGACCGCCGAGCTCTACGTGCTGATCGATTTCGCCGCAGGCTCGGCCAACGACAAGAACCGCTGGTATTACACCGACGTCGAATGGCGCGCCGCCTCGCTCGTGCAGCCGGCAATGGCCGCCATCAGCACCGAGCAAACCGCGCGGGCCTCCGCCGACAGCGCGCTCTCGACCCGTATCGACAGCGTGAATGCGTCGCTTGGCACGACCAACGCGAACGTGCAGACCGAGATCAACGCCCGCGTGGCGGGGGACAGCGCGAACGCGAGCTCCATCACGCAGATCAACTCGACGCTCGGCAGCCATACGGCCTCGATCAGCACGCAGCAAAGCTCGATCAACGGACTGAACGCGCAATACACGGTCAAGATCGACAACAACGGCTGGGTGAGCGGCTTCGGTCTTGCGTCGTATCCGATCAACGGCGGCTTCGTGAGCGAGTTCGCGGTGCACGCGCAGAAGTTCTCGGTGTGGATTCCCGGCTACCCGGGCATTCAGCCGTTCACGATCGGCGTGGTCAACGGCCAGCCGCGCGTCATCATCAGCAGCGCGCTGATCGGCGACGCGTCGATCAACCGCGCGATGATCGGCTACGCGCAGGTCAACGAGGAACACGTCGGCTACGCGGCGATCAAGACCGCGCATATCGGCGAAGCGCAGATTGACACCCTGCGCATCGGCGCGAATGCAGTCACGACGATGGTGGCCTTCGCCGGCACTGGCAATTGGACGTATCAGTCAAGCGGCGGTCAAGTGGTGGTCATGATCTCGGCCATTTGCGGCACGACCGGCGCTGGGCAGACTCCGATTTCAGGCGCGGCTACCGTGACCGTGGGCGGCATTTCGGCAGGCGTGCAAGCGGTCTATACCACGCGCTGCGCTTCCTTCACTCAGGCTACGCTGGGTGCCGGCGCGTTCGGAGTGAGCGTCACCGCATCCGGCGCCAGCGCTGTCTTTGTAGTCATTCTTGAGGCAAAACGATGATTGAAAGCATCATGGCGGCAGCACCGACAGCGGGCTACGTCGATTTCGTGACGGTCGATGCAACGGGCCGCATCCTGAATTCGGCGCACATGCCGGAATCAATGTTCAAGATCCAGGTGCCGCCGGATGGCTGCTCGCTGGTGCTCGGTCTGGGCGACCCCGAAACACACTACGTGGCGGGCGGCGCGGTCGCCCCGCGCCCGGCCTGTCCTGCCGTGCTCGACGGCATGACGCTCAAGAACCTGCCCGCGCCGTGCACGATCACCCTCGAAGGAGTCGATTACGCGTGCACGGACGACACCTGTGAGCTTTCGTTCAGCCACGCGGGCACCTTTTCGGTCAAGGTCACGCCGGCCTGGCCGATGCTCGACGCCACTTTTGAGGTCACGCAAGCATGAAGATCCACCACAAGATCGACGTCGCGCCGCGCCGCGCGGCCGACTACATGCCGATCGGCGAGCAGCTGGACGCGCTCATGAAGGGGCTCGCGGCGCTGAAGGAGCAGGGCGTCGCGCTGCCGCCCGAGACGGTCGCGTGGATCGAGCACTGCCAGAGCGTGAAAGCTGCACACCCGAAAGCCTGATTAGTTTGCCTAGTAAGTAACCCGTGACTTACAATCGAGGAGATAACAGTCTCCTCGACAAGGGTTCCTGCATGGCTCAGCTCAAGCAAGTTTGCACCGTCACCAACGGCTCGCAGACGGTAACGGTGATTGGCGTGAATGTGGCTTACCGCATTCGCGCCAACAATATCTTCATGACGTCGCCGGACCTCGTGCCCTACACGGTCGCGCAGGATGCTGTGTTCGACGGCACGAACACCGTGGTCACGCTCGCGGCGAACTATCAGGGCAACTCCGGCGCGATGGCGCAGGGCGTCTTCGTCACCGACTTCACCTACCCGGACAATATCCCGCTCATCAGCCAGGGCGACGTCGGCACGGCCGCGATCTGGACCAAGGCGATGTATCAGCTCCAGTCGATGATCGGCAGCGTGACGCCGGCGGGGCTGAACGCCTTCATCGCGCAGATCAACGCGACCGAGCAGGCGGCCGCCGACGCGCGCGACGCCGCGCTTGCATCGCAGACCGCCGCGAAGACCAGCGAGACGAACAGCAAGACCTCCGAGACGAACGCTGCGGCCAGCAAGACGGCGGCGAAGACCAGCGAAACGAATTCGAAGACCTCGGAGACGAACAGCAAGACCAGCGAGACAAACGCCGCGGGCAGCGCGAAGGCGAGTGCTGATAGCGCGACCGCATCGGCCAACAGCGCGAGCGCATCGGCAGGCTCGGCCACGGCCGCCGGCACCAGCGAGCGCAATGCCTCGAGCTCGGCCGCAGCAGCCTTGGCTTCGCAGGGCGCGGCGAAGACCAGCGAGACGAATAGCAAGACGAGCGAGACGAATGCCTCGGGATCGGCCGCGGCCGCGCTTGCCTCGCAGGGTGCAGCGAAGACCTCCGAGACGAACGCGAAAACTTCCGAGACAAACGCCAAGACCTCGGAAACGAATAGCAAGACCAGCGAAACCAACGCGAAGACGTCCGAGACGAATGCCGCGGCATCCGCCGGTGCGGCCGCTGCCGACCGCGCGACGGTGCAGGGCATCCTCAAGACGATGAACGCGCTGTATCTCGGCAAGAAGGCTGCGGACCCGACGACCGACAACAACGGCGATCCGCTGCAAGTCGGCGCGGAATACTGGAACGTCACCAAGGCGTTGATGCGCGTCTACACCGCCTCGGGCTGGCGTGATGAAGATGCGGACGCCCAGACGCAGGCAGCAAACGCGACGGCAAGCGCGTCGGCGGCGGCGGGCTCCGCCGCAGCGGCCTCGACCAGCGCCGCCAATGCCTCGACCAGCGAGCAGAACGCGAAGACCTCCGAGACGAATTCGAAGACCTCGGAAACGAATGCGAAGAGCTCCGAGCAAGCCGCCGCCGCAAGTAAGCAGGCGGCCGCAACCTCGGAAGGCAACGCGAAGACCAGCGAGACGAACGCCAAGACCAGCGAGCAGAATGCCGCGGCCAGCGCCGCACATGCGGATCAGGTGGCGGCCACGATCGGCAACCCGGTGTCGAAGAATGGCGACACGATGACGGGCGACCTGCAGCTGGACAACGCCAAGGTGCAGAGCACGCGCTATGGCACGGGCGGCGCGGCAGTGCTGCGCGCGGCAAGCGGCACACAGTCGGCACCGACTGCGCTCGCGGCGGGAAGCCAGTCGGGCATCGTGGCATTCCGCGGCTATGACGGCACGAATTATCAGGACTTGGCCTCGATCGACGCATGGGCGGACGCTGACGTCTCCAGCACGGCCTCTGCTGGGCAGCTTCGCTTTTCTACGACGCCGGCGGGCTCTGTCAGCAAGACCGAGCGGATGCGCATCACGAGCACTGGACGGGTGCTCATCGGCACCGTGACCGATGACGGCTCGAACATGCTGCAAGTGGCGGGCGGCGTCGCCGTTGCTGGCAATCAGACGTTCACGAACACGGCCAACAACACGGTCGCCTCGATCTTTTCTGGCGCCTACGCAGGCGGCCTGTCGATCGAAGCCTACAACGTCGGCAATACGGCCAAGAAGAACCTGGCGCTATCGCCGTGGGGCGGCCGCGTGCTCATCGGCACGATGGCAGACGATGCGACCAGCTTGCTTCAGGTAAACGGCGCGGCCAAGTTCGCCGGCCAGCTCGTTACGGCGTATGCGAGCCCGATCAACTACCTGAACGACACGAGCGGCAGCGGCGCGGCCGATGTGCGCTTCCAGTCCAACGCCGTGACGCGCTGGAGCATCCAGAAGAGCTCGGCGAACAATCTCAACTTCGGGCGCTTCGATGCGACCGGCGCGTTCCTCGACAACCCGCTCTCGTTTGCTACGGCGACCGGTATCGGCACCTTCACGCAGACGCCGGTTCATCCGACGCCGGCGGCCTACGACAACGGCACGAACAGCGCGACGACCGCCTTCGTCTACGCAAACGCAATGGGGTTGCGCACACCGCTCGGCGCATCGGTCGATCTGAACACGGTCACCACGCCCGGCATGTATCACCAGCCGACCAACGCTAACGCAACGACCGCGCTGAACTATCCGGTGACATCGGCCGGCATGCTGGAGGTCTACGCGGCCAACAGCAGCATCTATCAAACCTATACCGTCTACAACACGGCAACGAAATACACGCGCGCCAACTACAACGGCACCTGGTATGCGTGGAAGCAGATGATCGACGCTGCCGGCGGCACGCTCACGGGCAACCTCGGCTTCACGAACGCGACGAACGACACGGGCGGCTCTATCTCGACGTCTGCTTACACGGGCGGCCTGTCGATTGAAGCAATGAATGCGGCCAACACGAGCAAGAAAAACGTCGCGATCTCGCCGTGGGGCGGCCGCATCCTCATGGGTTCGACCGCAGATGATGGCGCGACGCTTCTGCAGGTGGCTGGGGCCGCGAAGTTTTCCGGCTCCGTTGCAACGGCGGCCGGCATCAATGCGAGCGGCACCGGTCTGCAGGCCGGTGTCATCATGCAGAACACGACTGCCACGAACGGGCGCAAGTGGAGCGTCTACTCGAACGATAGTGGCAGCTTCATCCTGGGCGATGAGACGGCCGGCATTGCGCGCCTGGCGGTCAACGCCAATGGCCTGTTCGGCATGACCGGCGACGTTCAGCACAATGCCGCGGGCACTACCGGTTATAGCTTTCGCCTGTTGTTTGCCGCCGGCAGCTACGCGCCGTTCCTTCGCAGCGACAATAGCGGCACTATTCAGGCGGTCAACAGCGCGAACACTGCTGTCAACCTGTCAATCTCCGACAACGGCAACCTGACGGCACGTGGGATTGTCGTCAGTCAGATCGGGCAAAACACCTCTTCGGGCGCATTCCGCACGACCTCCGAAATCGGCGGTGCCTTCGTCGACTGGAACAACAACCGCACGTATGCCGTTCAGGTGGACGCGCCCAGCGTTGGCTCGGCTTATGGCGGCATGCGCTGGACGCGCTGGGGCGGCCGTCACTTGGCTGCGATCGACGCCTATGAAGGCGGCTCGACCACCTCGCTGCCGACAATCGTGTTCCACGTCGGTGCTCAAGGCAACGCGTGGACGTTCAGCAACACCGACATTACGCGCGGCGCGGGCGGCTACGTTTGGGGCAACTGGAACCTTACGCCTTCCAACTATGTCTGGAAGGCTGGCGACATCATGACTGGCGAGCTGGGTGTCCAGCAGAGCGGCGATCAAGGCTACTACGGTCGTTTCGGGGCTGGCTATATCAAGCTCGCGCGCTACGACTATGGTGCCTACATCGACCTGATGCGCGCGATGAATCAGGACTTCGTATGGCGGATGCACTACAACATCAACAACGACTATCTGGAGTTCATCCGAAACGGTAACCAGACCGTTTCCTTCAGCCCGGACGGCAACATCTACTCGCCGGCGGCGGGATGGATGTCAAACAAGGTCAACCGCACTGGCGACACGTTCAGCGGCACCGTGTGGTTCAACGGCGCGACGACGGTCGGTTATACGCAGTTCGGCTACATCAACTCGGGCGCGGCATCGACCTACACTGGCGCCACCAACAACGGCACGTTCTCGATCATCGCGGCGAACATGATCGTCGGCTCGCAGGTTTGGGCGGTGTCCGATCGACGCCTCAAGGCTGAGATTGAAGACGTGTCCGAAGACGATGCCGTGCGCTTTGTCAACGAGGTCGCACCGAAGCGCTACGTGAAAGACGGCGTGCGGGAGTGGGGCCATCTTGCGCAAGACGTAGCGAAGTCGATGGGCGGCAAGGGCATCGAGCTTGTCACGCCCACCGAGCGCGAAGGATTGGAAGAAGAGATCGACGAAGACGGCTTCGTCTCGCCGGCCGGCCACGCGCTCAACGTCAGCCATAACCAGATCATTCCGATTCACGGCGCGGTGCTGCGCAAGCTCCTGCGTGAAGCGGATGAACGCGACGCGCTCATGCAGAAAATGATGGCGCGCATCGAGTCGCTTGAAGCGGCACTCTCAAAGGCAGCATGACCATGCAGAACTTCCTCCTCTACGACCCGGCAACGGGCGCAGTCAACGGCGCGATCGCACTCCCCGAGGGGAGTGTTGCGCCGATGTCGAACATGATCGCGTGCACCGCCGAGCAGTCGGGCGAGGTCGACAGGTGGCGCGTCGATCTGTCGGGCGAGACGCCGGTGCTTGCCGAGATCGACGCCGCGACGCGCCTGAACACGCTCAAGGTGCAGCTCTCGGCATCCATCGACGCCCAGGTCGCCACCGTCTACTCGAGCTGGATGCGCTTTCAGGCCGAATACGAGTCGCGCGAGGCGGCCGCCCAAGCCTACAAGGACGCTGGTTACACGGGCGACGTCTCGCGGTGGATCTCGGGTTTCTCAGACGCCGCGAACAAGACGCCGCAGGAGGCCGCCGATCTGATTCTCGAACAGTCGGTGAGTCTGCGTGGCGCACTCGAGGCGCTCGGCGCGCTACGCATGCGCAAATACGAAGTGCTGATGGCCGCCGACTGCGATGCGGCCGCCGCCACGCACGCCTCGATTACCGCGGCGATCAACGCCGTTGCAGCAACCATTCACTGACAGGAGCAGCGATGAAGGTAGCGTTTTTCAAGGGCCGTCACCCGGGCGTGAAAGGGTGGCTGGGCGTGATGACGAAGTGGTGGACCGAGGGTCCGTATAGCCATGCGGAGCTCGTCGTGGGCAAGACCGCCGACGGCAAGGCGATCTGCTGGAGCTCGACCTTCCTTGACGGCGGCGTGCGCCGCGCGGAGCTCGAGCTGGACCCGGCCGACTGGGACGTGTTCGATCTCCGCACGACGCCCGCGCAAGAGGCCGCGGCGCTCGCGTGGTTCGAAGAGCACAAAGGCTTGCCGTATGACGTGCGCGGCCTCTTCGGCTTCGTGTGGCGCCGGGAAGAGGGCGAGAAGGAGAAGTGGTTCTGCTCGGAAGCGGTTGCGGCCGCACTCGGCTGGCCCGAAGCCTGGCGGTTCGACCCGAACACGCTCGCCGCGGTCATCAAGCCGATGGAGATCGACCCGAACCTCGTGGGGGTGCTCGCATGATCTACGTCCTACTCACGCTGCTCAACCTCGTGTTCACGGGATTCGCCTATGTGCTGGCGCCGGTGGTCGCGCTTTTCTGCCGCGCCGACGGGTGGCTGCCCAACTGGCTCGCGTGGTTCCAGACGTTCGACGCCTCGCTCGACGCGGGCTGGCGCGACGGCTACTTCCCGGTGACAGGCACACCGACCGGGCGAGCACGCTGGTGGCTGCGCACGAAGTGGCTGTGGCGCAACCCGGCATACGGCTTCTGCTACTGGGCGATCGGCATCAACTTCGTGCCGGCAGACTGGGAGATCGTCAGCTTTGTGCGGCACGACGACGGCACCTGCGACTTCCACGCGCGCACGAAGGACGGCCGCTACTTCAACGTGATGACCGCGACCGGCACGAAGCTCGGCTGGAAGGCATGGAACTACTTCGACGGGCTCGATGAGGCCGGCCAACCCAAGTGGAAGACATCGCCTTGGGGTCCGGCCTGGCGCACGCCGATCTGCTTCACCCCGGGCAAGGGCTTCTTCGGCGCACTTTCGCGCCCGCGTGGATAAGTAACGACTGACTCACTATAATGGGTGGCGTGGCATCACAACACGTCACCCCCTTTCACCTATCAAGGAGCATCACATGGCTATCTCGAAAGAAATCGTTCAGGAAGCAACCGGCGTCACGCTCGCTCATCACGTCGTCATCAGCGTGACCGCCGACAAGGCCGGTCAGACGGTCACGGGTCAAGTCGCAAGCTACGTCTCGGCAGACGCAAAGGCGGCGGGCAAGCAGCCGGTGGGCGCACCGGCGTTCATCACGGTGTCGGGCCTGCCGGGCGCCAAGGAAAACGTGTTCTCGTTCTTCGAGAACCAGATCGTCGCGGCGCAACCGGCCGACGCCGCAAGCCAGCCTTCGGCAGCCTATGCCTTCGGCGGCGCGACGCGCTACACGTTCGCGGGCGGCAGCGTCGTCGCGGATGCGTGACAGATAAGTAAGCGGTAGCTTTACATGGGCGGTGCTCGGCTGTTAACATCGCCCTTGTTTACACCATTCCGCGAGAGAGCGACGGCATGAGTTTCACTGACCCAAAAGACCAGGAGAACCTGATGACCATCGCCCGGGAAGTTGCCAAGGCGACCGTTGATGAGATGGGTGCTCGCCTGGACGAGCGCGACAAGAAGCTGCGCGAGAGCATCGTCGATGACGTGAGGAAGGAGTTGAAGTCCTACTTCGGCGAGCAGAAGCCCTCGGACCACCTGATCGAACACAACCGCATCGCCAAGTTCCTCACGTGGGTTGACGGCCTCGGCAAGAGCTTCTGGAGCTCGATCATCAGCAACGTGCTTCGCTCGGCCATTACCGGCGCTTTCGCGGTTTTCGTCTACACGAAATGGAAGGGCTGACCCCCATGCGATTTCTGAACACCCTCAAGACCCTGCTGGACGATCGGCTCGTCATCATGCTGATCCCGGCGCTGTGCATTCTCGCGACCGACACGCCGGTGCTCTTCAGCCTCGGCTACGCGGTGGCGATCGTGGTTGCCATCGTGGCCGTCGCGCACTCGCTGCGCCTGCTCATCCTGCCGCACGTGCAGATGGGCGACCTCGTGCGCATGGCCGCATGCGACCCGCTGCCGGCCGCACTCGTGTTTGCCACCGTGCTCGGCTTCATGGGCCTCATCGTTCACGCGATGGTCGCCTGGATTCAGGCCGCCGCCGGCCATGTTGCCTAAGCTCGCATCCCTCTATATCCCCGTGCTCGCAGCGCAGATCACCGCGCTGTGGCCCGCGATGCCCGCGCCCTCAACGCTCGCCGCACAGGTCGAGCAAGAGACTTGTGTCTCGCTCACGTCTACCCGCTGCTGGAACCCCAAGACCGAGCTCAAGACGAGCCGGGAATACGGGTTCGGCCTCGGCCAGCTGACCGTCACCCCGAAGTTCAACAACTTCGAGGCGGCGAAGGGCTGGGACAAGAGCCTCAAGGGCTGGAAGTGGGATGACCGATTCGATCCGGCCATGCAGCTCAAGGCGCTCGTCGCCTACGACCGCAACCTCTTCAACTCGATCAAGTTCGGCGCCACGCCCGAGGATCGCCTGCAGTTCACCTTCTCGGCCTACAACGGCGGGCTCGGCGGCGTCATCAACGACCGGCATGTGTGCATGGCGACCAAGGGCTGCAACCCCGACAAGTGGTTCGGCAACGTCGAGAAGACGAGCCTCAAGGCCCGCACGAAGGTGAAGGGCTACGGCCAGAGCTTCTTCGACATCAACCGCGGCTACGTGCGCTCGATCTGGTTCGACCGCCGCCAGCGCTACCTCTTCATGGACACGAAATGAGAAACGCAGCACTGATCCTTCTGGCGGCCATCGCGGTGTTCTTCGCGGGCTTCGCCGCAGGCATCTCGCACTCGGGCACCGCGGCGCTCAAGAGCGAAGTGAAGGCGGCGGCCGTCGTGCAGAAGACCGACGCCGTGCACGTCGCCCAGGCGCAGGCGAAGTCCACTGCGATCGAGACGAAGGTCGAGCACACCGCTGCGGCCATCGACACCAACAAGGCAGCCATCAAGCAGCGCGTCACCGCCTCGGTGAAGCGCCAGGCGGCCGCCATCAACCCCGTTCCCACGGAGACACCTCACGATGAAACGATTTCTGCTGGCCTTGGCTGTGGCTTTTATCTCGACGTTGGCACTGTGCGCCTGCTCAACGCCAGTCGTGCGGGAACCGCTCTTGATTCCGCCGGCAGCGGCGATGAAGCGCGCGACGCCGCTCCAGCCCTTTGCTTTACCGATTTCGTCGACGCCGACCAAGACCTGACACGCCTCTACCTGGATCTGTCCGAGCGCCATGACGCGCTGGTCGATTCGGTTGAGCAGTTCCAGTCCGAGCAACGCTCCCGGCTCGGCATCAAGGAACCCGCATCGAACGATTGAGCACCACTGGCCCGGCAACACGCTGGGCCTTTTCACTTCCGAGGAGCACTACTGATGGCAAAGCAACCTACTCGACGCGCCGAAGCGCGCAACACCAAGCGCACCGGCGGCGCCCCGATGAACGACTTCGAGCGCGAGCCGCAGGGCAAGGTCGTGAAGCCGTGCTATGAGCCGATCCGTGCGCGCACCGACGCGCAAGAGCGCTATATCGGGTCCATCAAGAGCAAGACCATCACCTTCGCAACCGGCCCCGCTGGCACGGGCAAGACGTGGGTCTGCGCAAGCCTTGCCGCAGAAGCGCTGCGCGACAAGCGCATCGAAAAGATCATCGTCACGCGGCCCGCGGTCGAAGCAGGCGAGTCCCTCGGCTTCCTGCCCGGCGAAATGGAAGAGAAGTTTGCCCACTACCTGATCCCGTTCGAGGAAACCCTCATCGAGCGGCTTGGCACCGGCGCCTATGAGTATCACAAGCGCATGGGCAACATCGAAGGCGCACCGCTCGCCTACATGCGCGGCCGCACCTTCAAGAACGCCATCATCATCCTCGACGAAGCGCAGAACACCACGCCCGAGCAGATGAAGATGTTCCTCACGCGCATCGGCGAGGGCAGCCGGATGATCGTCAACGGCGACGTTAGCCAGTGTGACATTCGCGGCAAGAGCGGACTGCAGGATGCGATCGAGCGCGTCACCTGGATTCCCACCGTGGGCCATGTGCGCTTCGAGCGCGGTGACGTGGTGCGGCACGGCGTGATTCAGGAAATTCTCGAAAGCTACGAAAAAGAGGCCGCGTGATGGGAGGCGATGCCAGCTGAAGGAAGGGAGGCGGGTTAAACCCCGTCTCCCGCGTGTTTCTGAGGAACGAGGAATCACTTGGGGCTTGGAACGTGTTCCCTCTATATATAACCCTTCTTTAACTTCTTTCTATACTGTAACTAGAGACTTACTTTAAATATCAATTAGTGAGGAACGCAGGACCGTGAACTTACCTCAATGCTTCGGCGACGCGCTCACCCCCGCTGACTGTGAAATGCTGGCCCTGACACGCGTCGATCCCTCGCTGCGGGCGGCCGAATCGCTGCTCTACAGCCGCAAGTGGTTCGATTTCAGGGCGCTCCACCCCGTGCAAGCCACGTATCGGTTCGCCCACGAATACGCGGAGAGCGTCAAGCGCGCATATGCCCGCCAGAAAGACATTCGCACGCTCGCGGGCGTGCAGGGTTTCGATGTCGAGAAGCTCTTCGAGAGCCGTGAACTCAGCGCGATGTGGCGGGCCCGACAGGCGTTCGACGCGATCGGCGTGCGCTATGACTTCGGCCTCGACTTCATCATGAAGCGATTCTGTGAACGCGGCTGGCGCGTCTTCCCGCGTCCGAACCAGCTGTATGCCGAAGAGGTGATCCTCGATGTGCGCGACGCGTGGCACCGGGAGTGCAAGGCCAAGACGCAACTCGCCCGGCACGAGCGGTTCGATGCGCGCAACTACACCGGCCACCCCGACGAGAAAGCCTATCAGGCGTGGCAGGTCGATCAGGTCAAGGCCCGCGGCGGCAACCGCGCAATGCTGCTCGGACGGCTGCTGCAGGAGAACGTGCTCACCGAAGCGGTGGTGCACGCCGCCTTTGGCGAGGCAATGCTTGCCCAAGCGCGCAAATTCGTAGTTGCTGCCGATAAGTAATTCGTTACTATACTGACTGACAGACGACCTAACGTCTCATTCAATTTCACCCCGGAGCATCACATGAGCCTCACCCCCGAACAAGCCCGTGCAGAACAACTCGCCTATGGTCGCTCGACCCTGCGCGCCAATCCCGATTACCCGCGTCGTATCCAGCAGCCCGAGCGCGCAGGCTACAGCCAGCGCCCGGTTGCCCCGCGCAAGCCGAACACCGCAGGCCACGACGTCATTCTGAAGGCCATGCAAGAGGGCGGTCAGCGCGCGACGATCGTCACGCAGGGCGACGGCGTTGCGTTCGAAGGCGTCATCACGGGTCGCGACAAATACACGATCACGCTCAAGACGGCGCATCCCGACGCTGAGCGCGCAGCAGCCGGCGAAACGGTTCGCCGCGTGTTCTACAAGTCGGCGATCGAGCAGTTCTGGGGCGAAGAAGTCCGTCGCAACATTCACGACACCGAGCGCGACGAAGAGGGCTTCCGCTCGCTGGCTGAAATGACCAAGGCGGTGAACTGATGACCGCAGCCGCACCGACACTTTCTGTGGTGCCGGCGGCGAGCACGGTCGAGGAACCGCCCAAGTTCAACTTTGACGCGGAGTTCCAGGCCCGCATCGCCGCGCTGACACTGCGCGATTCGACCTTCAACTCGATGGTGGATGGGCTCGTGAAGGCCGACTACTTCGAGTCGGAGATCGAAGCCTATCTGGTGGGAGCAGCGCTGCGCTACTTCCAGAAATACAAGAAGGCACCCGCGGGTCTGCCGATTTACGCGATGCTGATCCGCGACGATATCGACTCGAAGGTGCTGCCGAAGAACCTGGCGGCCGCCGCCATCGGTCGACTCAAGGAGCTCTTCGCCGAAGACATCTCGGATCGCGAGTTCGTGGTCGATCAGGTTGCGACCTTTGCCCGCCACCAAGCGGTGCAAGAAGCGATGTTCAAGGCGATCCCGATGCTCGACAAGGGCAATTTCGATGCGATCTCCACGCTCATGCGTGGCGCGCTCGACGTGGGCGCAACGAGCGGCGACGACGAATACGACTACGGTGCGGAGATCGACACCCGCACGGCCACGCGCTTGCAGCGCGCCGCCGGCAAGGCACCGCCCACGGGAATCACGACCGGCTACAAGGTGATCGACGAGCTCCTGTTTCACAAGGGCTGGGGTCGCAAGGAGCTGCAGGTCATTCTCGGCGGCCCGAAAGCGGGCAAGACGACAAGCCTGATCGACTTTGGTCTGAACGCATGGGCCGCAGGCTTCAACGTGCTCTACGCCTCGTGTGAAGTCGGCAAGGACGTCATCAGCGCCCGGATGGACGCGAACGTCTCGCAGACGCTCTTCAAGGAGCTCGACAGCCACACGCACGAAGTCCGGCAGAAGGTCGCCGAGCACGTGCAGAAGTGCTTGCGCTCGGACGGCACGCGCTCGGTGTTCAAGGTCCACGAATACCCGACGGGCGGGCTGAAGCCTTCGGAGCTGCGCCGGCTGCTGGAGCGCTACAAGACCAAAGGCGTCGTGTTCGATCTGGTGATCGTCGACTACGCGGACATCATGTGCCCGGAGCGTCACACCGACAGCGCCATTGAAAACAGCAAGTCGATCTACGTGGATCTGCGCGGGATCGCCATTCGCGAGAACTGCGCGGTGCTGACGGCCACGCAAGCGAACCGGCTGGGCTCAAACGCAAACGTCATCAAGGCCGAACACGTCGCAGAAGACTTTAACAAGGTCCGTATTGCTGACCTGATGATCTCGATTAACCGCACCGACGAAGAGCGTGCAGCGGGCCGTGCCCGGTTGTTCTTTGCGGCATCGCGAAATCAGGAAGGCGAGTTCACACTCGAAATCGAGCAGGCGCTCGACCGCATGAAATTCATCACCCGAGTCCTCGGGTTCGTTTAAGGAGCTGGTTGTGAAAGAACGTCCGCTGGTCCTCATCTATTCAAACTGGAACGAGTGTCAGAAATTCCGGCGCGAGCACGGGCTCGGCCTTCGTCCGGCCGAAATGAAGGCCGAGAACATGAGGCTCGGGCTCATGGGCCACCGTGACTTCGACTTCATGTTGGTCGACACGGCTCTCGCGCCGGAGTTGGAAGCGGAGCTCGAGCGCCGCGGGTGCACGCATGTGGTGCCGGTCACGCGCTGGCGCTACCGCATCGCCGACGCCATTGCGAACGCCGTCGAATGGGTTTTCGATCGAATGATGGCCTTCCTAGATGTGCCGCGCACCAAGCGCGTGCGGGTGATGAAGTGAACGACGACCTCGGCGAGCTCCTCGAGCGCGTAGACATGGCTGCATACCTCGACCGCGAGGGCATCTCCTATCGGGAGACGCACGGACGGTCGGGGGCACAGCTCAACATTCGGGAGTGCCCGCTGTGCGGCAATAGCGACTGGAAGGTCTACGTCAATGCCGAGTCGGGCGTCGGGAACTGCTTTGCAGGCTCGCACCCCGCAGAGGAGCGGTTCTTCACCAAATACAAGTTCATCCGCGCACACCTCGGCTCGCCGGTCGGCGGCAAGGTGGTCGATCACATTCGTGTGTTCGCGCGTGAAATGGGCTGGCGGCCCGCGCGTCGCGTCTCAGCCAAGGTCGAGAACGCACCGGGCGCATGGGAGCTTCCCGCGCACGTCACGCTGCCGCACAACGGGCAGAACATGCCGTATCTGGAGAATCGCGGGATCGACGCGGAGCTCGCCGCATATTTTCACCTCGGCTACTGTCCGAACGGGGCGAGCTTCCGATTCTTGTCTGAGCGCGGCTGGGCCACGCAGGACTGGTCGCGTCGCATCCTGATCCCGGTCTACGACCTCGATGGCAAGATCGCGACCTTCCAAGGGCGCGACGTCACGGGTCGGGCCGAAAAGAAATACCTGTTCCCGCCGGGCATCGACGGCTCGGGCGTGCACCTCTTCAATGGGCTCAACGTCCGTGACACGAAGCGTATCGTGGTGGGTGAGGGCGCATTCGACGTGGCTGCGACCAAGATCGCGCTCGATGGCGACGCCGAGCTGCGCGACGTGGTGCCGGTGGGCACGTTCGGCAAACATCTGTCCTCGGGCAGCGAGAACAGCCAGCTCGCGAAGTTCCAGACGCTCAAGGAGCGCGGTGTCGAAGAGGTGACCTTCCTCTGGGACGGCGAAGTCCAAGCGACCGACGACGCGATCAAGGCGGGCCTGATGCTCAAGTCAGTCGGCTTTCGCGTGCGCGTCGCGATGTTGCCGCCGGGCAAGGATCCAAACGAAGTGTCTGCTGACGTGGTGCGCGCCGCCTTCTATCAGGCGAAGCTGCTCGACCGGAAGTCGGCGCTGGAGATCATGACACTTCGTCGCAAGCTGAACGGATAAGTCACCCGTTACTATACTGTTAGATAATCGTTCAATCAGGGAGGGCGAAATGTCCGGCTTTCAGATTCGCCGTCGATTCTCGCACCACACGGGCGGCACCAAGGCATACCAGATATGGGAAGTGCAGCACGACGCCGCTGTGGTGACGGTCTTCCAGTGGGGCTCGTTCTCGACCGGCACCGACCCGCTGCGCATGGGTGGCACCTGCACCGTGAATAACGCGATGTCGCAATCGGACTCGGAGCGCCAAGCCGAGAATCAGCAGCGTGAGAAGAAAAGGCGTGGCTACAAGGAGTGGGACGTCGATACATGCCCCTGTGCCAATGAGGACGAGTTCAAGACCATCGTCAAGACGGTTTTCGGGAAGCGCGCCTTCGAGGTCTTCTCGCAGTTGAAGCTCTACAACGCATCCAATCCCCTGCCAGAAGTTGATCCCGAAAATGATGATGAGGGCGACACGAAAGCGCCCGTAATCGAAATCGAACAATCCTCGCCCGAATGGGGCAGTTGGTAGGAGAGAGCAATGACCACCGAAGTAGCGAACCCGATTTTGCCGCCGTCCGTGTCTGCCGATGCGAAGCGCAACGCCTTCTACACGAAGTGCCCGGAGCAGCAGTCGACCAAGCCGTATGCGATGTGCCAATACATCGCGGCCAATCAGGGTGACGCCTCGCTCAAGACGCTCTACGCCGATTGCATGGCGGCGATTCACCGCGGCCGCTGCGTCGCGGTCGATATGAAGGCGGAGGAGCAGCTGAAGGGCCAAGCGATCTACTTCATCGAGCGCGTGAAGGGCGCCGCAGTGGTTGCTGCGCAAACCGCCTGGACGTCGCCGCTCACGCTGAAGGCCAACCGTGCGCGTCGCGAGTATGCGGCACCGGTCGCGGCCCCGGCGCCCGCACCCAAGAAGCCCGTATTCGAGTTCGACGGCAACATCTACGCCGCCGCGCTCAACGCCGCTGTGAAGAAGGAATCGAGTGCAACTAACGATCCTCCTCCGCAGCCCAAGGTGACGCCCGTCGCTATCGCACCGACCCCGGCCATCAAGCCGGCAGCCGCACCGACCATTCAAGTAAACCTCACGCGCCGCGCAGGAGAGTCGCCGCTCGACTTCGCCCGGCGGCTGCGCGCATCACAGGGAGCACAGGCATGACCAAGACCTACAAGCCGTTCAAGCTGCTGGAGACAGGCGAGAAGTTCATCGACCTCGACACCGGCGTGCTCTGCATGAAGATCGGCGGCATCGACAACCAAGGCAACGCGATGCACCTGTCGGCCGGCTACGACATCTTCCATCGCACGAAGATCGGTGCAGTCGCACTGCAGCCGTTCAAGGCACACGGCCGCGATTATCCGGTCGGCGCGGTGCTCGCATTCGATGAAAAAGAAGCCGTTGAAATCCCGCCTTTCCTGGATTTCAAGGCGGTCGAACAACTTCAAACACAAGGGTAAGTAACACATGACTTCCGCCGTAATGACCAGCTGCCAGGCGTTCAACGTGATCGAGAAAATCGCCGCGACCTCCAGCAAGAACGACAAGCAGGCGATGGTGAAGCAGTTCCTCGCCTTCGACACCTTCAAGCGCGTGCTCGTCGCCGCACTCGACCCGCTCGTGACCTACGGCATGCAGCAAGTGCCCGGGCGCCTGGACAACGCAGCGCCGGGCGCCAACACGTTCGAGAACGCGCCGATCTGGGAAACGCTCGACCAGCTGGCGCAGCGCAAGCTCACCGGCAACGCGGCGCGCGACGAGGTGCAGCGCTTGATGACCTTCCTCACGCCCGAGTCGGCCGAGCTCTTCAAGCGGATCTTGCGCAAGGATCTGCGCGCGGGCTTCTCCGAATCGACCGTCAACAAGGCGTGGAAGGGGCTGATCCGCGAGTTCCCTTACATGCGCTGCGCGCTCCTGAAGGACGCGAAGCTCGACACGTGGACGTGGACCGAGGGCGTAATCTCGCAGGAGAAGGCCGACGGCATGTTCATGAACATCGACCACGAGGAGGGCGGGGTAGTCCGCATGACCAGCCGCCAAGGGTCGCCGTTCGATGTCGAGACGTTCGGCATCTTCGCGGACCATGTTCGCGCGATGTTCCCGGCCGGCACGCAGACGCATGGCGAAATGGTCGTGTTCGTCGACGGCAAGCTCGCGCCGCGCGAGATCGGCAACGGCATCATGAACCGCGTGGCATCGGGCGGCGCGTTCGCCCCGAACGAAGCTCCCCACTTCTACGCATGGGATCAAATCCCGCTGGCTGCAGTCGCGCCAAAGGGCAAGTATGACGTCGGGTATCGCGAGCGTCTGAAGGCGCTGCTGCTGGGGCTGGCCGCGGGTCAACGCGCGCTGCAAGGCTACGACCTGATGATCGAGCATATCCCGACACGCATCGTCCATTCGCTCGAGGAAGCGATGACGCACTATCGCGAGCTCCTGGCTCTCGGCAAGGAAGGCACCATCATCAAGAACGGCACCGCGACGTGGAAGGACGGCACGAGCAAGGAGCAGATCAAGCTCAAGCTCGAAGTGGACGTCGATCTGAAGGTGATCGCCATCGCGCCGGGCCGTGTGGGCACGAAGAACGAAGGCCGCGCCGGCGCGTTCACCTGCGAGACGTCCGAGGGCAGGCTGCGCGTCGATGTGACGGTCAAGAACGAGGCGCTGCGCGATGAAGTTGACGCCAACCCCGAGAAGTTCATCGGCGGGATCATCGCGGTGCGCGCGAACGCGGTGATGAAGCCGAGCGAGAGCAACGACCGGCACAGCCTGTTTTTGCCGCGCATGGTCGAAGCAGGGCTACGCCTCGACAAGAGCGAGCCGGATACGCTCACGCAAGTCATCGCGCAGTTCGACGCGGCAGTGAAGGGGGCGTAAGTGGAGCAGCTGACTCTTCCTGCGATCCTCGCCGCGTCGCCGGCGCCCTGGCGCTCGCAGGTCAACTTCGACGGCATGGGCGGCTGCCGCATGCTCGATGCGAACAATGCCGAAGTGCCGCTGCTGTCGATCATCGCGTTCGCGGGCATTCTCACCGCAACGATCGCCATGCAAAAAGCATCGAAGGCGTCGCAACCGACCGAAGCGCAGCCCAGCGCATAACGCGCGCAGTGCGTTGCCTCACCGAGCCCGGCCAAAGCGCCGGGCTTTTGTCGTTGCGCTCGGGTTTACCGGGGCCGTATCATATGCGGATCACCGGAGAGGGCAATGGCCTACAAGAATTTCACGCTCGGCGACCTGCGCACGCTGCTCGCGCCGCTATCGAATACGCGCAAGCAAGCAGTGCTCTACACGCTCGACACTCACGGCACGCTCGACCACACGATGATCCTCGGGTGGAAAGAAGCGCTGCGCACGCCCGCGAGCGAGTTCGCAAAGGACATCGTTCGCGCACAGCCGCGCCACCTGCGACTGGATTACGTCTTCTGGGAGTATCACGAAAGCGGGCAAGCTGCACCCTTGTTCGGGCTAGAGGACAGCGTGCGGGAGCTGGCAATGGGGCGCGGTTTTGACGAGCTGCAGGCACTCTACGATCGCATGATCTGGATCGACAGCAGGGTGGAGGCCGAGCATTTCGTTACAACCATCCTGAAGGAACTGGCGTGAGGGATTGCTAAAATCGCCAGTTCCCGCAATCGAAGGAACTGGAATGGCACCGAATTCACCGCAGTCACTTGAGGAGATGCGCGAACAGCTGGCGCGCTTGCAGGAAGCAATCAAAGAGGCCGAGGTCCACCAGCGCGAACAGGCGATGGGTCAGATTCAGGAGTTGATGTATAAGAACAGCATCACGCTCGAAGACCTCCAGCAAGCGATGACGCCGGCCACCAAGAAGAAAGGCACACGCGCCAAGCCGAAGGCGAAATACCGCGACCCGGAGTCGGGCCAGGAATGGAGCGGGATGGGCAAGCCGCCCATGTGGATCAGAGATAAGGACCGCGACCAGTTCTTGATCGCGGCTTAGATCAGGGGTATTGCTGGCGAGTATGCACGACGTTCACCACGTCGATGCGATCTGGCAGGGCCCGGAACACCAGAATGTAGTTTCGCGTGACGACGAGCTCCTGCGTGCCCGGCAGCCGACCCTCTTTGAATCTGACGCTCGCCTGTGCGACGTAGAGCGCCGCATCGTCGATCTGTTTTCGCAGGCTGACGGCGGCGCGGTAGTCATAGATAGAGACGTGGCGAACAATTGCTTTGACATCAGCCCGCGCTGCGCGGCTCCAGTGAACGGATCGAGTCATCGGCTGTGACGTTTCTCCGCTTCACGAAGGATCTCGTCGAGCTCATCCATTACGACCGAGTGCGGGACCGTTTCGCCGCGCTCGATCTCATCTAGTCCTTCCTGCACCTTCTTGCGGAACCACGCATCGTAGGCGTCAGCTTCTTCCTGCGTGTCATGGTCGTAGATTAGGGGGTCGAGCTTGGTGGTCATAAAGCCTCCGAATTCATCCCTTCATCATAGCGCGCGAGCCCTTGGCGCGTCACCGCGCATAACGATTGACATAATAAGCATTAACACCCGTTTTAGGCCCAGACAGCCTGACGCGATTTGATCTTCCCCGGAAACGGCGATTAAACGCTTCACTGCTAATACGGATTAGCAGACAAGGGTTTCGCCGCTAGGTGTCGCTCATGATCTTGGCAAGGCCCGGGTAATAGACGTCGCAGCGCTCGCTCCAGGCGGGCGACGCGCGCCGTGGACAGTCTGCCAGCTCACCGGCAAGGTCGGTCATGGCGAAGTCGGCACCGAGGCGCGCGACGAGCTTTGCCAGCTGATAGCGCCCGCGCCGCTCGCACCGGGTGCAGGCGAGCTCGATGTGGCTCACGCGTGCGGCGACCTCACCGAGCGGGACAGCGCCGTCTCTTTTCATCGCCGCACCTCAGTAGTTGCTGTCCAGCCAGGCTCTTGCCCAAGAGATCGCGCGGTCGTTCGCCGCGGCCTCGGTGTCGTAATAGCCAATGTCGAAGAAGTGGAAAATTTCGCCCTCGTCTTCGTCTTCCCACGGGCCGCGCTCGACCTCAACCCACGCGTGCCAGAGGAAGTTACGACACTCGGGAAACGACCGAATCGTCCACTCGCGATGTTCCACCTTCATTGACGGCTGTTTCAACGTTTCCCTCCACAGGCTTATCCACGGGTGCTGTGGATAAGCAAGGTGCGTGCGTGACAGACCGGTAGTTGCATTTTGCCAATCCCGCGCGAATAAACAGGGGCACTAGAACGATTTGGTCACACGCGGCACGCTTGTCAGGCTCGGCGACAGGAGCAGTCCCGATTGCGTCGCCTCGACCCTAGCGTGCGGATAGACCTCAAGCACCTGCCCGAGAGAGCGCTTGAGCACCTCGCGGAATTTGCGATGCCGCTCGGCCTCGCTGCCGAACTGCAGGCGCAACACCTCCCACGGCACGGTCGTCGGCCGACGCAGCGCGAACATGCGATAGGTCAGCCAGCAATACAGGTCGATCGACATAGGCGACTGCCGCAGCGCGCGCAAGGCCCGCAGATCGACCGGCACCGGATGCTGCGTGACCTCATTGAAGAACCGGGATGAGAGCGTGACCGTGCTTTGCCATAGGCCCGCTTGATCGGGCCGCTGCTTTGACCACCACAGGTTCATCTCGTCGGCGACCGTGAACTTGCCGCTGCCGAAGTCCTGCCCTGCTCCGCTCGTGATGATCGCCATGTCGGCCGCGAAAAGACGCTTCATCATCTCGCGCAGCCGCGTGATCGAGCCGTTCTTGCCACCGGAGTGCGAGGTGACGCCGATGGAGTTCATGAACTCGGAGAGCGTGTCGCCCAGCACGATGCGAGGCTCCTTCGTGCGAACGGCCTCCGTCGACAACCACGCCAGCAGCAGGCGCGGGATCGTCCCATAGGGATAGCCCATGCTGCGCGCCTTGGTAGGATCGTGCGGGTGTTCGGGGTCCGCTTCGTAGCCCGGCTTGATGATGAGCATAGCCTCGCCCATCCCGCGGCCCCAGAACGGTAGTGCCCGGTCGGGCTCGCGATATGGCAGCGTCGCCTGCACCAACGCCCGGCCGAGAAAGCCAGCCATGCCAGCGGCGACCGCATCTTCCTGGTCAATCGCCTGAGCCTCTTCGAGCAGGCGCGCGGTGACGTTGCCATGCGGCACACCGCCCTTGCGCTTATTCTTCTCCCGCTCGACCAGATCACCCACGACGCCCTCCACGAATTCGGCGCATTAGACCGTAAACTTTGCGCCGCGTCGCGCATAGATGGGGGCGCTTGTAACAATCCACAAAGTCCTGTGGATTAGGGCGGTTATCAACAAATAAATGGGGGCGCGCCAGCGAATAGATGGGGGCGCTCGAACGAATAGCTGGGGGCGGCTGGCGAATAAATGGGGGCGCGTGACGAATAAACAGGGGCGTTTTTGCTTCCAACCCATTGAAACGAAAAGCGAAAACATCGCCTCTAGTATTGCTTTTAGTGTTTACGTTTACTCATAGTTGCTAGTAGAGCAGCCCGCTTCTGTGGACAACTGCGTTGCCCACCATACGCGAGCCGCCCACGAGCGACGGAGAGATATTGCCGAGTCAAAACCGACCGCCCCTATTTATTCGCTACGGGGTGCGCCCCCGTTTATTCGTTCAGTCCATCCCGAGGCGCTTCTTCTCACGTGCGACCGCAACGCGCAGCGCTTCGGCGATGAAGTCGTTCTTGGTCTGCCCAGTGGCAAAGCAGATCAGGTTCAAATCCTCTTTGAGCGCGGGCGGGATACGCACTGGCTGCTGCACGGGTGCCTCTTTTTTCGGGCGCATCGCGCGCAGGGCTGACAGGTCAAGCTTGGTGCCGTGCGCCCTACTCTCCTCGGCGGCCGGCGCTGGCGCCTGTGCTTCTGGCGGCGCGATCGGTCGCACATTGTCAGCGGGCGGTGCCGTGGTCACCGCAGCCACCTCGCTCTTCAGTGCGCCCAGAATGGCGCTACGGCCCTTCGGCGCGCTCATCACGTCGTCTTTGCTCATGATCCGAATGCTCCCAGATAGGTGTCTTTCATCTCGTTCGCGGCAGCGGCATCCCACCACTCGCCGGTCAGCTCGGTGACGCCCTTGCCTTGCGCCAAGGCGAACTTGTAGCTCTCGCGCGAGGCGATCAGATGCTTCATGAGGGGTAGCCGATCCTTGAACGCCTCCATCTGCTTGAGCATGGATTTGGTCATGCGCTTGCGCTTGTCGGCCTGATTGAGCACGACCCGCACGTCAATCTTCTTGGTGTATGTGCCGAGAAGCTCGTGGAGATCAGGCACGGTGTCGAGATCCGCCGGCGACGGGATGAGCGGCGCGATGACCTTCTCTGCCACTGCCAGCCCGTAGCGAAACCCGTCCGAGTCCTTGCCGCCGACGTCGATGAACACGTCGTCATACTCGTCGACCAGGCGGCCAAGAATGTCAGCGAACTCCTCTTCCGTCAGGCGCTTCTCTCGCGGCCAACGCTCAACGTGGACCTGGGACAACTCGGGATGCTCCGCGCGGCGCAAGGCCCACTTTGTCGTGGTGCCCTGCCCGTCCAGATCGAATACCGCGACACGTCGGTCGAGAGATGCGCGGATAACGACCAAGTTTTGCGTAATGGTTGATTTGCCGACACCACCCTTCTCTGTTCCCACCATAAATACGTCCTTGATTACGGACATCGCAGCCTCGCTGGCTATTGTGATTGCCGCGTAGCGTAATCCAAAGAGGACAGTTCCTCAAGTAACTTCTCAAGTGTGGGATGACGTGGCGTAGGTTGCTATCTTGATACCAATCTTGATACCAACATACCAACGGCGTGAGTTGCGTCGCAACGAACCTAGCGACCTAGCGAACGAGCCAGCAAGCGAGGCAGGGAGGGGCAGGAGAAGGTAGTTCGGTCGATGCCAAGAAAAAGCCCACGCTAGAACGTGGGCTTCAGATGGAGCGAGATTGCTTCAACGGAGTCTCCCGGGCATTACACCTTGTCAGTGCGCTTGCCATATTCCTTCAACACACCGCGGATAGCTGTGTTGAACTTCGGGTCGTCAAAGTCGAGGTCGGCGGTGCCGGCTTCTTCCAATGCTAGGCGCTCGAACTCTCGTTGCGTGCGGGTGACGAAACGGTCGCCCAGGATCTCTTCGATCACCTTCCATGCATCCGGCATGTATTCGGTCATCACCATGCGCAAGAGGTTCGCCGGGTCCAGACCTAGCACGATTGCCATTGCGCGGACCTTGTTGACCGGCAGCTTCGTCTTGCCTTGCCGGAAGAGGGTGACGATGTTTCGGTTGCTGTAGCCGAGCGCCTCGCAGATTTCTGTCTGCGTCTTGCCGCTCAGGTCGATCACTTGACCGAGGTATTCGGCCACGCTCAGTTGCTTGGCAGGGTGTCGCTTTGCTTTCACTTCCGGTGCTGCTGCCTTTGCATTCATGGTTGCGCCCTCTCTATTGTTAGTAAACAGTAACTCACATATTTGGCGGGAAGATTGGTAACCGCTAACTTCCCTCGATGCATTCGATTATAGACGTAAAAATTGCATGCCAAACAGAGATCGAAGCCGAGCGTGGTGGCGATATGCGCTGGCGAAGACGTATCGCGTGCGGTTGCGCACACTACAATATAAGTCACAGCTTACGTAACAGAACGAAAACGTTCAAACCAAACCGAGGAGTAGGAACATGCTGCAGAACATGACCATCGTGCCCGTCAGCCAAGATCAGGCGATCGTTATTCTGGCCGAGACGACCGAGACGGGAAGCACGCTGGACGGGGGTTCTGTGCAGACGACCGTCTGCCGACACCCGCTGATTGGCGAGTTGGTCCTCATTCAGAACGCGATCGACGCCTCCGCCGTGGTGCTCGATCGCGCGCAGGTTCCCGCGCTAAGTGATTGGTTACGTCCAAGCGCTGCTCATTGACGCCAAGAAGCGGTCGGTAGACTTAGGTCAGTCGAATACAACCGTTGTTTTTTCTCAATAGGGGAACCGCCAATGAAAGTTAACAACCGCGTCCTGGTCATGCGTGAGGCAATCACGAAGATCGTGCCGATGTTAACTCAACGCTCGGTGAAGGTAACGCAGCAAGGCACGCAAGCGTTCGTCGAGTATCACGGGACGACGCTGGAAGTTAAGCGCGTGAACCTGCCGTATATCCCCGAAGACGCCAGCGACCAGCTGCTCGACGCGACGCAGGGCTTCCTCGACCACGAGGTCGGCCACGTTCTGTTCACGGAGCAGAAGTTCGTCAAGAAGGCCGCGAAGCTCCAGGTGCACTCGCTGCACAACATGATCGAGGACACCTTCGTCGAGCGGAAGATGGGCGAGAAATTCCCCGGTTGCGGATCGAACCTGACCCGCATGCACGGTTTCTTCCTGACCGAGTGGATCGACACGCAGCTCAAGGAGAAGCCCGAGCATGCCGCCGCGATTCTGATGGTCTGCGCGATTCGTGCATGGGCGGGCCAGCCCGCCTTCGTCGACTACATGAAAGACAAGTGGTCGATGATGGAAGACGTCGTGAACCGGCTCGGTGCCGACTTCCCGAAGATGATCCGGGGCGTCAACAGCAGCGAAGCGGGCCTGAAGGTCGCGATCGAAGCGAAGAAGCGTCTCACGCCGAAGCCGCAACCGAAAGCACCGACGCCGCCGACGCCTCCGCAGCCGGCACCGCCCGAGCCGCCGAAAGCTGAAGAGCCGCAGCCGTCCGACGACGAGAACGCGAAGAACGGCGCGGAGCAAAGCAGCGGCGAGTCGCACGATGACGCCGACGACAAAGAGCCGCAGCAACCGAACGATATGCCCAACCTCACCGACGAGGAGCCCGAGCAGAGCGTATCCAGCGCCCCGCAGTCGGAGGGTGACGACGAAGATGACGACGAGGACGAGCTCGACGACGCTGAAGGTGAGGAAGATCGGGAGCCGGAAGGTGAGCCCGAACAGGAGCAGCCCGCGCCGGGCGACGAAGAGGACGACGACGAAGAGGACACCGAGAGCCCGCTGGACGTCAACGAGCCGGACGACGACCTCGACGACGAGGACACCAGCACCGAGCAGGACGACGAGGGCGACAACGAGGGCGGTGGCATGTCGGGCGAAGAGGCCGACAACGACCACGACGTCGGCGACGAAGAGGGCGCACCGAGCGGTGGCGGCGACGGTCTGCCCGGTGGCGAAGAGTCGGGCGACACCGCCGAGAGCGATGCGGGCGACGCGGGCGGCCAGGACGAGAACGGAGCGGGCCAGCAAGACGCGGGCGACGAAGAGGGGCACGGCACGCCCGAAGCAGGCGAGGGCGATCAGCCGATCGAGCGCGATCCGAACGACGATCGCGACTTCTTCAAGGAGTTCGAAGACGCTGACGTGAAGGAGTTCGACGAGGCGGCCGCCGAAGCACTCTCGAAACAAGCGGTCGAGGCTGCGCGCGGTGCGGACTACATCGTGTTCACCCGCGACGAGGACGTCCTCGAAGTGCTGGACGTGCCCGATGCGTTCGGGCAGGAGGAAGTCACCCGAATGCAGAGCAAGGTGGACCACATGATCGGGCCGCTGCAGAAAGATTTGCAGCGCGCTATCGCGGCGCGTTCTGCAGCAATCTGGACGGGCGGGCACCGGCGCGGCCAGCTGCACGGCGCATCACTCGCCCGCGTGCTCACCGGCCGCGACGACGTGTTCAGGCAGAAGCAGGTGTCCCGCACGAAGGACGTCGCGGTGTCGCTCCTCGTCGATGCGTCCGGCTCGATGTGGGAGCACGACAAGATTCGCGTCGCCACTTATGCCGCGTATGCGCTCTCGGCGGTGCTCGACAACATCGGCATCACCAACGAGGTGCTCGCCTTCAGCACGAAGGAGCTGAGCTTCCCGGCAATGTCGGCGATGCACAAAGAGGCAAGCGAGCACGGCCTCAAATACTCGCGGGGCGCCGCGCTCGATATGCGCATCCTGAAGTCCTACGCCGAGCGCATGACGCCGCTCGTGCGCCGACGCTTCGCGTTGCTCGCGGGTGCTAACGCAATGCTGCAAGAGAACGTCGATGGCGAGAGCGTGCAGATCGCGAATCACCGTCTCCAGCAGCAGCGCGCGACGCGCAAGGTGATGATGGTGCTCTCGGATGGGATGCCTGCGTGCGATGGGCGTCGCAGCCCGGTCCTCGCGTCGCACCTGAAAGAGGTAGTGCGACAGATCGAAAAGCGCGGCACCGACGTCGTAGCGCTCGGCATTCTCGACCCTTCGGTGAAACAGTTCTACGACCGCGCGCTGGTCCTCAATTCGGTGGCAGAGCTGCCCGGCGTCGTGATGAAGGAGCTGCACCGACTCCTCGTGCAGTGAGGCGTTTACGCCACGCGGGCAAATCTGCCTGCATAGGATAGTAAGCGGTGACTTGACGCGTCCGTGAGTAACCGCTTACTATTTCACCTGTAGCGAATGCAAACCAATTTCAATTTTTCTCTGCATCGGAGGATTCAATGAGCGATACCGGCGACAAGATCACTTGCCAGGAGTGCGGCGCGCTAACCCACGCGATTCAGCTCCACCTGCCGGATGCCCACCCGGGCATGACTCTCGCCGACTATCAGGCGAAATACCCCGAAGCACCGATCCTCTCCAAGCGCGCTCAAGCTGAACTCGAACGCCAGCGCGCAGCAAAAGCTGCCGCAGCTGCACCCGTGACCGCCGCGATGGCGGGCGGTGCTGTGCCCGCTAATGTGATCGCGCTGAACCCCGAAGGCAAGACGACCGCCACGCTGCACGACACGTTCGGCTTGCTCGACGGTCACGGTAAGCCGGTGCCCGCAGCGCTCAATTCGCGCAAGGGTCCGATCGAAATCACCGTGTTCGCCTCGCCGCGTGACGCCGATATGGTGCCGGCGATCGACCCCGGCTTCATCTTCGATATCGAAAACCTGCGCAACGCGATCATGGCGCTCGAACTCCGCAAGAACCTCTACGTGTGGGGTCACGCCGGAACGGGCAAGACGACGCTCATCGAACAGATCATGGCGCGCACCGGGCGGCCGGTGATTCGCGTGCAGCACTCGATCGGCACCGAAGAGTCGCACGTCCTCGGTCAGTGGGTGGTGCGCGGCGGTCAGACCGAGTTTCAACCGGGCCTGCTCCCGCTCGCGATGCGCAACGGCTGGACCTACCTCGCCGACGAATACGACTTCGGTAACCCCGCAGTCCTCGCCGTGTATCAACCGATCCTCGAACCGGGCAAGAGCCTCGTCATCAAGGACGCACCCGACGAGTGGCGTGTGGTGAAACCGCACGAGAACTTCCGCTTCGTCGCAACGGGCAACACGAACGGTTCCGGTGACGACACGGGCCTCTATCAAGGCACGCAGATTCAGAACGCCGCGAACTATGACCGTTTCGGCATGGTGCTCGAGGCGACCTACATGCAGCCGGAGCTCGAGTCGGCGATTCTGGTGCAGCGCAGCCGGATTCAGAAGAAGAACGCCGATCAGCTGGTGGACTTCGCGAACCGCGTGCGCGAAGCCTATAAGAACAAGGAGATCGCGAGCACCATCTCGCCGCGATGCCTGATCGACGCGGCCGACATCGGTCTGCGACGCGCGAACTGGCGCTTGGGCGTGACGCTCTCCTTCATCAACAAGCTCTCTGCGGTGGACCGCGCTGTCGTTGACGGCGTTGCATCGCGAATTCTCGACAAGTAACCTAGTAAGTAACGGATTACCAATCATGCTGCAATCGGCCCAATCGACTATCAATACCCGCACCTCGACCCGCTACGAGGACCACACCGGCATGCTGCACAAACTCGCAAAGCGCGGCTGGGGCCGATTGCAGGAGGCAGGGCTCGACGTGACCTACGAGGACGTCTACCAGCATATGTGCGAGAGCTTCGTGAAGTGCCAGTCCACCTACAAGGTCGACACCGGCTTCTCGTTCTCGGCGTATTACGGTCGCTCGATCTGGAACAACTTCAACCACTGGGCCGAGCGCCAGATCGAGGAGAAGCATACGCTTGGCCTCGTCTCGGTCGAGAGCCTGTGCGGCAGCGACGACGAAGGCGAAACCGACGTGTTCGAATTCATCGAGCAAGAGGACGACGAAGAGACGCCTGAAGACCGGCTCGCCGCGCGTCAGGAGTCGCACCGGCTTGCCCGCATGCTCTCGGACGATGCCAAGCGCATGGTCGCGCTGCTCGCGCACCAGACCCCGGCGCTCGAACAGTGGATGGACGAGCGCAACGCGCGCATGTTGAAAAAGACCTACCAAATCAACCTGTGGCTCATTGGCGAGTTCCTGGGTTTCGAGCGCAAGAAGGTGAGTCGCCTGCGCCTGGAGCTGGAGCGCGTCTACGGCGTGGAGCTGTGATGAGCCACCCGAGCTGCTTCGGGCTGCCGTCGGTGTTCACCGCGAGCACGCAGACCTGCACGGCGTGCGCCTCGCGCAGCGAATGCGTGAGCGCCTGCTATTCGATGCTCGTCTCGCTCTCGGACAAGATCGACGTGACGGCCCCGCTCGCGCAGCTAGAGCGCACGGCCCGCGTCGTGACCGCGCAGTCGATACCCGCGCACGCGGTCGCAACGACGATCGCGGCGCCCGCGCCCGCCGCAGTGCAGGTGAACCTGGCGCACGGTGAGCGCGAGCATGACCTTCTTACGAGCCTGCCTGTGCGGGTGCAAAAGGTGATGCGCCCGCTTCTCAAGCGCGGCGGGGATGCCCGCGCACGCCTTGCGCTCGCGAAAGGGCAGAACCCCTTCGACGGGCGCGGCCCGCAGTGGTTGCGCCTTGCCGGTGAAAAGCTCCTCGCCGGCAGCTTCACCAAGGGCGAGCTGCGGCACGCCTACATCAACGAATACGGCTGGTCGGAGTCGACCGCCTTCTCGCGCGTGTCCATCGTCGTGTCGGTGATTCCGGCGTTGCGTCTGGGCCGCGTCAGGGGCGACACGGTGCTTCGTGCGCCGACGCTCGCCCGGGATCATTGAAGCATCAACCCATTCACCGCAGGAGCTCAAGTTGAATATCAAGCACCTCCTGTCCGCGCGCAGCGATTTCTCGCTCGGGGAGTCCACCTTGCAGGTCGGCACCCTGATCGACACCGCGAAGGCGCAGGGCTATGAGACGGTCGCCCTCGTGGACAACATGACCATCTCCAACATGGTCGCGTTCACCGACAAGGCGAAGAAAGCGGGGATCAAGCCGATCGTGGGCTGCACGATTCGCATGGTCGACGATCCGACCTACCGCAAGCCGCCGAAGGCGTCGGGTGAGGTCGAGCGTCCGAACCCGCTCGTCATGCTCAAGGTCTACGCCAAGACCGACGCGGGCCTGCGCAGCCTCATGAAGCTGCTCTCCAAGGGAAACAGCCCGGAATACTTCTACTACCACTCGCGCGTGGGCCTCGAGGACGTGCTGCAGCTGGAGGAGTGCGCGGTGAGCACGGGCGACTTCTATGGCCTGTTCCATCACAAGCGCTGGGAGGAGATCGCATACCGGCTAAGCGAAAAGTTCGGCCGCGACTTCTGCGTCGAATTCGTGCCCGGCGGCACGCCGCTGCACAAGACGCTCAACAAGCTCGCGCTCCTTTGCCACGACCGCTTCATTTCGACGCCGATCGGCACCTGGCCCGCGCTCTATGCGACCGACGATCAAGCCGACAGCCTCGACGTGCTGCGCGCGATTCTCGGCAACAACAAGATGACCGACAGGTGGCTCAACAAGCCCTACCTGCGCAACTTCTCGATCCGCGCGCCGGGCGATCTGGTGCGCGCGCTCGTCGCGGAAGGCTTGCCCGCGAAGGAGATCATCAACGGCAACCAGGCGCTTGTCGATTCGTGCACGTTCGAATTCAAGAAGCTCGAGCCGTGTCTGCCGAAGATGGCCGACGACGAGTTTCTGGCGCTGGTCGAGCAGGTCAAGAAAGGCTGGGCGCAGCGCTTCGCCGCGCCCGTGCTCGGGCATCAGCCCGCGCCCGAAGAGCTGCCGCAATACAAAGCGCGCCTCGCTTACGAACTGGACGTGCTGCGCAAGATGGGCTTCTCGGGCTACTTCCTGCTGGTGCAGCACATCGTGCAGTGGAGCAAGCAAAACGGCATTCTGGTCGGCCCCGGCCGCGGTTCGGTAGGTGGGAGCCTCGTCGCCTATCTGATGGGAATCACTGACGTCGATCCGATCCGCTTCAACCTGCTGTTCGAGCGTTTCATCAATCCTGAGCGTCTTGACTTGCCCGACGCCGACCTCGACTTTATGTCCAAGCGCCGGCATGAGGTGATCGACTACATCGCCGAGCACTTCGGGCGCGAGAACGTCGCGGGCGTGTCCAACTACAACACGATGGGCGCCGCGGGCGTGATGCGCGATACCTCGCGCGTGCACGAACTCAACCCGTTCGACTACGCCTGCTCGAAGCAGATGGAAAAGCAGCACGGGGTTTCCCTCTCGCTGGAAGAGTCCGCTGCGATCGTGCCGGAGATCGACAAGTTCAAGGGCCAGTTTGCCGGCATCTGGAAGCATATGGTCAACCTCGAAGGCGCGGCGCGCGGGCTCGGGCAGCACGCCGCCGGTGTGATCGTCGCGGGTGAGCCGATCATCAACCGCGCCGTGGTCGAGACACGCACCGGCGGGCCGGTGTGCAATTGGGACAAGCGCACGGTCGAGGACTTCGGGCTCATCAAGATGGACATCTTGGGCCTGACCAACCTCGACGTGATGAAGCTCGCGGCCGACTACATCAAGGAGCGACACGGCAAGTCGATCGACTTCCTGCGTCTGCCGCTCGATGACAAGAAGGTGATGGAGGCATTCGGGCGGGGCGACACCACGGGCGTGTTCCAGTTCGAGTCGCCCGGCATGCGTCGGTTGCTGCGCGAGATGGCGCTCGCGGGTCCGGTGACCTTCGACGACCTCGTGGCGGTGGTCGCGCTCTATCGTCCGGGTCCGCTCGACGCGGGTCTGTGCGACGACTACGTGGCGATCAAGCAAGGGTCCAAGCAACCCTACTACGAGCACCCGAACATGGCGCCCGCGCTGAAGGACACCTACGGGGTGATCGTGTATCAGGAGCAGGTGATGCAGATCGCGCGGGACTTGGCGGGCTTCACGATGGCCGGCGCCGACCACCTGCGTAAAGCGATGGGCAAGAAGGACAAGGAGAAGATGGCCGAGATGCGCCAGAAGTGGGTCGATGGCTGTATGACGCACTCAGGCATGTCCGAAGGCACGGCGCACGCGCTCTTTGACAAGATCGAAGTGTTCGCCGGCTACGCCTTCAACAAGTCGCACTCGGTGGAATATGCGGTGATTTCATTCTGGACGATGTGGCTCAAGTGCTACTACCCGGCCGAATACTTCGCCGCCTCGCTCACCGAAATCGACAAAGAAGAGAAGCGCGAACCGCTCGTGCAGGACGCGCGGCGCATGGGCATGCAGGTCTTGCCACCCGACATCAACCATTCGAGCGCACGGGTAGAGATCGTGGGCGAGGACAAGCTCTACGCCCCGTTCCAGGCGCTCAAGGGTCTGTCCGAGAAGGCTGCGGGCTACATCGTCGATGCGCGCAACAAGTGGGGCAAGCCCTTTGCCAACCGCACCGACCTCGACGCGGCACTGAAGGCGGCGGAATACTCGGGCCGGCACATCAACCAGAGCGTGAAGGACAAGCTGGTGCTCATTGGTGCCTTCGCCGAGTGCGAGGGCGACAAGGTGCCCGCCATGCACCCCGATCGGCTGAAAAACCGCATCGAGCTTCTGCCAGGTTTCACGGTCGATACTGTGAAAGCTGATCGAACGCTCAACGCTGAGCACCTTGCCTTGCTGCAACTGGTGCGCATCGGTGAGGAGACGCGCTCATGCGAGAAGTGTTCGCTCAAGGGCGGCTGTCACCCGATGCCGCGCATCGGTAAGACGCCGAAGTTCATGGTGGTGTCCGACAACCCGAACTGGCAGGAGGAGAAGGCGGGCAAGCTGCTCGAAGGCGACAACGCGAAGCTCGTCATCAACGCACTGAAGGAAGCGGGGCTCTCGGCGCAGGACGGCTATTTCACCACGCTGGTGAAGTCGGGCAAGCCGAAGGAGCAGAAGACGCTCACCAACGAGCAGATAAATGCGTGTAGCCAATATCTGCAGCGTGAGCTTGAAGTCCTCAAGCCACCAGTCATCGTAACGCTCGGCTCAAATGCCGCCCGTTTCTTCGCGCCGACTGTAAAGGGTGGATCAATGGAGTTGGCTGGGAAAGTTATCTTCGATCCAAAGCGCGATGCGTCGATTGTGTTCGGGATCAATCCGGGTCAAATCTTCCACGATCCGGGCAAGTATGCGGTCCTTCAGACGGTGGCAGCAAAAGTAGCTGATTTGGTCAGTTGAGCCTCACTATACTCGGTAGCGTCTAGTAAGTAACAGGTGACATATGGAACAGTGGAAAGACGTCGTTGGCTACGAAGGGCGCTATCAGGTATCGGATCTCGGCAATGTGCGCAGCTTGCCGAATGCAACACGCTCGGGGGTCCGGCTTTTGGCGCTCAACACATTTCGCAACGGCTACAAATACGTGAACCTCTATCGAGGCACGTCAAAGAAGGAGAAGTGGCTCGTGCACATGCTGGTCGCGCAGGCATTTATTGGCTCTGCACCGGTCGGGCAAGAAGTTCGGCACCGCGACGGCGTGCGCGGGAACTGCGCGCTTACCAACCTATGTTACGGAACGCGAGTAGAGAACCAAGCAGATCGGATCGAGCATGGGACGTCTAATCAAGGCGTTAGGCATCCCCGCGCCAGGCTCGTAGAGACGCAAGTATTGGAGATTAGAAACTCCAATGAGATCGCTTCAACATTAGCAGCAAAGTATTCAGTTTCAGAGTCGCTGATCCACCAGATCAAGCGATGCCAAGTATGGCGACACATTTAACACTCAAGGAACGAACATGACAACTGACACCTTCTCCGTCGAGGAAATCGGCGCAATCGTCGGCGATATCGAGAACCCGCCCGTCGGCGGCACGAACGCAGCTGCCACCGCGCCCACTGTCGCCGCCTCCGCCAACGCACCGGCCGCGCAGCCTGCGGCAACCGTCTCGGGCCTGAAGGTCTTCGTGGATGCCGACCAGCTGAAGAAGGATCTGGCGGTCAACCCGAACGATCTGGACGACGCGGTGACCAGCCAAGCGCCGATGTTCGTGCACTACGCGCAGCAAGCCGCGTATGCGCGCCGCCAGTATGAGAAGAGCAAGCTCGCCGCTGAGATCATGGAAAGCCAGCTCGATAGCGCCTGGCGCAAGAAGCTCGCGGAAGACGGCGGCAAGGTGACCGAGAAGATGGTCGAGAACGCCGTGAAGGCCGATCCGCGCTATGCGAAGGCACACAATCAGGTGATCGAGGCCCGGGCGCTCTTTGACATCGCGAACGACGCGCGTGAAGCCTATATGCAGCGCAAGGACATGATCGTGCAGGTGTCGGTCGATCGCCGTCGCGAGCGCGAAGGGCAGATGCGCATTCTCGCGGCGAAGGAAGGCGAGAACGCAACGCAGTCGGGCCGTGAAGCCGCGCTCGCCGCAGAAGCCGCGCGCCGCCAAGCCGCCTGACAGGATCTTTTAACTTTTGCGTGGTCCGGTGAGTCACCCGTTACTATACTTAAGAGGGCAGGGTGAGACGGTGAAGCGAGAGCACACCGGATCGTCCGCAAAACCTGTGACTTACGACCTAAAAACTTCTGACTAAGGAAAACGAAACTATGTCTACTGCTCAACTGATGGAACTGCTTGCGAAGCGCAAGGCTGCAACGGGCGGCGCAAAAACGATCAAGCCGAAGGCTGGTCGCAACCGCTACCGCATCCTCCCGGGCTGGCGCACCAACGGCGACCCGACGTTCTTCCACGACTTCGGTCAGCACTTCATCAAGGACGCAGCGGGTCAGGTGAAGGCAGTCTACATCTGTGCGGACAAGACCTTCGGTCGTCCGTGCGAGGTGTGCGACGCGGTGGCACAAGGCATCGCCGCATCGACCGATGACGTGACGAAAAAGCGCATCGAGGAAGCGAAGTCGAGCGGCCGCGTGTTGCTCAACGTCCTCGAGCTCGACGGCACGCAGCCGACGGTGCCGCAGATCCTCGAAGTCGCGCCCTCGGTGTTCAACGGCAAGAAGGGCGTCGGCGGCATCATCGCGCTGTTCGACGAATGGCCCAACATGCTCGATCCGAACACCGGCCACGACATCATCGTCGAGAAGTCGGGCTCGGGCCTCGACACCGCCTACAGCGTGCAGATCGCGGGCTCCTCGAAGCCGGTCCCAGCCGAAGCGCTCACGAAGCTGGTTGACCTCGACGCCTACGTGATGCAGGAAAACGCGCAAGCGCAGCAGCGTGCACTCGCCTCGGTTCGCGCCGTCGCAGGTCTGCCTGCTCCGACGCAGACCTACGCACCGGCAGCCCTGCCGCCGGGCGCAGCGAACGCCTACACCGCGCAAGAGCCGGCACCGTGGGAAGCCGACGACACGCTCGACATCGGCTCGTTGTCGAACCCGGTAGCGGCCGCAGCAGTGGCCCAGCCGGTCGCAGCACCGGCACCGGCACCGGCGGCGCCCGCAGCAACCGTGGAAGTCGCAGCAGCGGTCGCAGCGGTTGCTACGCAGCCGGTCGCAGCAGCCGCTCCCGCAGCGGTGGCCCAGCCCGTAGCCGCAGCCGCCCCGGCAGCAGCAGGCACGGGTGACCCGGAGCTCGACGCTCTGCTCGCGGGCCTGTAATCGAAGCCTGATGTAACGACCAGCGGCGAGGCTCACCCCTCGCCGCTTTTCAATGAGAGGTTTCGATAGTGGCAAAGAACACCATCCTCGTCGACGGCAACAGCATCGGGCGAGCCTCGCACAAGGGCACCGTGCTGACCGTGGGTAGCTTCCAGACGCAAGCCATCTTCGGCTTCGTGCGCTCAATGGGCGCGCTCTACCGCGACTACCCCGCCTTCAACGCGTCGTTTGTCCTGTGGGACGGCAGGGCCGATCATCGCTATGCGATCTACCCCGACTACAAGTTGAAGCGCGCAGAGGCGATGAGCGACCCGGAAGTGAAAGCCGACAAAGAGGCATACAACGCGCAGCTGCCGTTCATCAAGAAGGCGCTCGACATGCTCGGCGTGCCGCAGATGGTCAATTCGGCGCTCGAAGCTGACGACCTCGCGGGCTACTTCGTGCCGCGTCTGACGAAGACGGGCAAGGTGCTACTCGTCACGGGCGACTCAGACTGGTGGCAGCTCGTCGGCCCTGACTGCGATTGGTTTGATCCTCGCAAAGCGGGAATGTATGTGTCGATCGCCGACTTCTTCCAGAAGACGGGCTACTTCACCCCGGACGAATACATCGAGGGCAAGGCGCTGATCGGGGATTCGACCGACGACATTCCGCCGGCCGGTGGCATCGGCAAGAAGGGCGCACCCGAATTCATGGCGCAGTTCCGCTCGATGGAGAAGTTCCGCGCGCTCTGTGACTCGGGCGAGTTCCAGCCAAAGCTCAAGAAGCACGTCGAGCTGTGGAAGGGCGAGAGCCGCCGCAACTGGGACAGGAACATGCAGCTGATGGACCTGCGCAACGCGCCCGCACCGGACCCGGCCAAGACGACGATCATCCCGGGCACGCTCAACGAGGATGGGTTTCGCGCGCTGTGTGAGCGCCTTGCATTTCGGTCGATTCTTGCGCAATGGGATCACTTCATGAACCCATTTCGCCAACGCTACGAGGCGCGTCTCGCACGCGCCGCCTGAAGGACACAGAACATGGACGACATTGTGATTGAAAAGAACGTCCCGCCGCCGAAGGCAGGACACGGTTCATGGGGCAGCGTGCTTGCCCGCATGGAGATCAACGACTCGTTCGTCGCCGACGACGAGAAGGCAGCACGCGGGGCGATTCGCGTCGCGGCCGCGCGCCAGAACATTCACCTGACGATCCGCAAAGAAGTGGACGCAGCCGGCAAACCCGTTGAAGGAAAGATGCGCGTGTGGCGCATCGCAAAGGAGCAAGCAGAATGAGCGCAGCAGACGATCTGGCAAAAGCAATCCTGGGCGCGGTGGGCGCCAACGACGACGAGCTGGAGGTGCCCGGCTACATCGACACTGGCTATGAGCCGCTGAACGAGATCTTGACCGGCGACCCGAAGAACGGCGGCATCCCGATTGGGCGCATCGTCGAAATCTTCGGCCCGTCGAGCTCCGGTAAGACGTGGCTCGCGACGCAGATCATGGTCGCCGCACAGAAGGCGGGCGGGGTGTCGATGTTCATGGACCACGAACTGACGTTCCAGCAGCCGTTTGCGGAGCGCAGCGGCCTGAACCCGCAGTTCCCGTTCTTCATTTACAAGCGCCCGCCGACGTGGGAAGAGTCCAACACGCTCGCGCTGCAAGCCGCTGAAGCGATCCGCAAGAGCAAGAAGCTCGACCCGCTGGCGCCCATCGTGTGCGTGTTCGATTCGGTCGCCGCGATGATCCCGAAGTCCGTCTGGGAGAAGGGCATCGGCGAATACTCGATGAACGACACGACGGCGCTCGCGCGGGTGTCCTCGACGACGATCAAGGCGGTCAACCAGAAGGCGGCAGAGTTCAACCTGACCATCGTCTACCTGAACCAGATCCGCACGAAACCCGGCGTGGTCTACGGTGACCCGACCACGACGCCGGGCGGCTCGTCCTTCGAGTTCTACGCGACGATGCGCCTCGCGCTCGGCAAGAAGTTCATCCGTGCGAAGGTCAACGGCAAGGACGAGATCGTCGGACAGCTGATGGGCATCGAGACGAAGAAGAACAAGCTCTCGCGGCCGCGTCAGGAAGTCGACCTGCGCCTGCAGTTCGAGGACGACGGCATGACGAAGGTGAACCTCACGCTCTCGCTGCTGGACTACGCGGTCGCCACGGGCAAGCTGAAGAAGCTCTCCACGGGCCGCATCGAGTGGGTCAATGGTTCGAGCTACCCGCCGGGCCAGCTCGCCGACATGATCGACAAGGGCGGCCTGAAGCCGGTCTTGCTGAACATTCTCTACCCGGCGCACTACCCGGCAGTCACGCCCGCTGCCGCAGCCTAAGAAATCGCCGTCCCTATACTCGAAAGCAAGTCAAACGAGTATGGGGACAAGCGATGGAACAACACGTGATCGAATTTGCGCCGCCGGCCGAAGGGCTCGACGGCGTTTTGCCATTCAACACCTTTCGCCTCGGGCGCGTGTGGCATGAGCGTCTGAAAACGGGCGACGAGGTGTTCCTCATGTGGGCGAAGAAGATGCAGGTGTTCGCCCGCGCCCGCGTCGGTGCCGTCTACAAGGGGAAGCTACGCGAGCTCGCCAATGAGCATGCGCGCTTCAACCACAACCAGCTTGCGCTGGACGTCTCAGGTGCCCCGGATCGTCTGATGGTGAACATGACGAAGCGCTACGGGCCGCACCTCATTCACGACAATAAGCTCGCAACGTGCATTTATTTACAGAGGATCGAATGATCGACATTCCAATCGAACTACCCCCACTTTGGAAAGCCTCGCGCTATGACAACGACTGTGTGCTGATCGAAGCGCCGCACGGCGCAGTCACCATCAACGTGAAGGAACGCTCCTACGTGTATGGGACCATGCGCCCGCGCCGCACGGTGCTCGGCGTGGACGTCTATCGTGGGCGCGACTGGCGCAAATACCTGTTCGAAGATGCTGTCGAATGTCTCTGGCGATATTCGGAGCTGTCGCATGGCTAAGAACGCATCGCCGGAAGAAGTTGCGCGCCACAACGACGTCACGCGCCAGGTCATCATCGGCACGCTCTGCGAGGCGGGGCTCACCTCCACCGTGTCCGTCAGACTCGCGCGGGAAATCATGGACGTTATCGCGCGTCGCGGCTACGAGCCGCAGATTCTCGGGCTGAACCAACTCAAGAACGGGAAGAGGATCTGATGGCTGAGCTGAAGGTCAAGGAGTGGAAACCGTCACCCTGCGGCAAGTATCAGTCGGCGCAGGTCAAGAAGGGCCACAACCTCTACGGCGAGATCCGCAAATACACGAACGGCATGAGCATCTACTGGGCCTTCAGGAAGCCCGACGAGGTGTTCGTGGAGCTTGACGCCTGGGCGATCGACACCGAGACGATCTCCGTGATGAAGAGCCGGCGCGTCACCCACATCGGCATCCTCGTCTCGAACGGCGACCAATACCTGACGCGCATCGAGACGATGACCGACAAGGACAAAGGTGCGGTCGTCCTCAACTACACCACCCATCGCGGCGCACGCGGCAAGTTCGGCGCCCGGCAGTGGTATCTGCCGCGCAGCCAGTTCGTGCAGCAACTCGCGCCGCCCGAGTCCACCATCGAGCAGATGAAGATCAAAGGACGAAGATAAGTAAGCCGTTACGTGTTTGCTACAATCGGTCATTCTGAAATGAGGGAACCAACACGATGATTCTAGCCACAGCGCTTTTATGCCTGACCATGAATGTTTACTTCGAGGCCCGCGACCAACCGATTGCCGGGCAATACGCAGTCGCCGCCGTCACCATGAACCGCGCGGCCGACGATCCGAAACAGGTCTGCGATGTGGTGATGCAGCCGCATCAATTCAGCTGGACCGATAAGCTCCTCCAGCGCGACGAAGTGGGCTGGAAGCTGCGCAAGGCCGGCGTGCCCAAGGACGACTTCGCATGGGCTATGGCAAGCCGAGTCGCCTTCAACACGCTCAATGGCCACAAGATCGACGCCACGCACGGCGCGACCTACTATCACACGAAGGAAGTGCGCCCCGCGTGGCGCAAGCAATTCATCCACGCAGTGACGATCGGCGACCACGTTTTTTATCGCGTAACGTAAGCAACGCGTTACTATACTATCACCTGTAGCGAACAAGTTTCACCCTATCAACCACTCAGGAGTCACCTCGCATGTCCATCTCGTCGTTCTTCTCCAAGCTGTTCACACACGTATTCACGTGGGGCTTCCTGCTCTACGGTCTGCTCGCCCCGGCGCATGGCTACGAAAACCTCGCTGTGTTCTCGGTCGGCATGATCTCGCTGATGTCGCTCATCGGCACGCTCGTGAGTGGCGGCATCGCCTCGGTCGACGTTCCGGGCAGTCGCTTCGGGAAGATCGCCTTCAAGCTGTTCCAGTGGTCATCCATGTTCCTGGTCATTGCGCTGGCTGAGCATGGGCACTTCATATCGGCAGCGCTGCTGACGCTCAACTTCTTCGTCCATGACGCCGCATACCGCGCCTTCCGTGCACGAGAGAAAGCCATCAAGCAGATGCTCAGGGAGTTCGCCGACGAGATGAAAGCCTACGACCAGCAGGTTGCGGCCGACGTCCAGCGTGCCAACGACGAGTATCGCGACGAGAAGCCGACAACGGTGAAGGCAGATCCGAAAGCCCCGCGTGACCCCGCCTTCGGTTACCCGTTCACCCCGCACGACATCGCCGCGACCAGCGCGTAACGCATCACCAGCAGTAGAAACAGGGGCCGCGTGCCCCTGTTCAGCTTCCAGACATCGGTCAGCACAATGACCGTATCAAATTGAAAACGAGGGAAACCATGCAGCCATATGGGCTTCTGAGCGACACACACCTGCACGAATGGAGCGCGTTTGCGCAGACCGGCGACGATCTGGTCAACACCCGCCTCAAGACCATCCAAGACGAGTTCTACCGCTGCGCCGACGAGACGAAGAAGGCGGGCGGCGACACCGTGTATCACGGCGGTGATCTGTTTCATGTGCGCGGGTCGGTTACGCCGCCCGTGCTGAATACGACGCTCGCAATGTTCGCGCGTATCTACCGCGAGCTTGGCGTGAAGTTTCGCCTGCTCCCGGGCAATCACGACCTGACACACAAGCACAGCAACGCAGTTGGCAATGCGGTCGAAGCGATGCGCAGCGATTGGGTGGAGGTCGGCCACGACGTGCAGATCCACGAGGACCACAACGTTGTGATGGTGCCCTGGATCGAGCGTGTCGAAGACCTGAAGGCAAAGCTCGTCGAAATCCGCGACGACATCGGCAGCATCTCCCCTGGCTCGCTCAGCAACTCCGACCTCATCATCCATGCGCCGATCGACGGCGTGATCGCAGGTCTGCCCGACCACGGCCTGACCGGGGCGTGGCTCGCGGAGCTCGGCTTCAAGCGTGTCTTCTCGGGCCACTACCACGCGCACAAGGAAATCGTGCCCGGCAAGGTGTGGTCGATCGGTGCCTCGACACATCAAACATGGGGCGATACGGGCACGAAGGCGGGCTTCCTCATCGTCGGCGAGAACGATGTCAAGTGGCACTGCTCGCGGGCGCCGCACTTTGTGGACATCGAAGCGGGCATGGACCCGAGCGAGGTGGCGCTGCGCTGCGACGGAAATTACGTCCGCGTCAAAGTCAGCAACGCCAAGCCGAGCGAGGTCACTGCGATCCGTGACGCGCTCACGAAGCACGGCGCGCTCGGGGTGAGCGTCAATGTCGTGAAGACGCCGACCACGGGCCGCGCATCGACGAGCACAGTGAAAGCGGGCGCATCGCTTGAGGTGCAGGTGACGGATTACGTGAAGGCCGGCAGCTTCGAGCATGCCGATTTGGTTGCGCAGGGCGCAATCGCAGTTCTCGCGGAGGCAGTGTAAATGGAGATTCTTAAACTACGAGCGGTCAACTTCCTGACGCTCGGTGACTCGGGCGACCTGCTGCTCAAGGACCGCGGTTTGGTCCTGATTCAAGGCGTCAACAACGACGACCCGTCCGCGATCTCGAACGGTGCGGGCAAGAGCTCCATCGCCGACGCGCTGTGCTGGGCGCTTTACGGCACCACCGCACGCGAAGAGTCGGGCGATTCCGTCATCAACAAGAAGGCGAAGAAGGGCACCTACGTGTCGGTGATCCTGCAAGACGGCGAGACGGTTTACGACATTCGCCGCCACCGCAAGGACAAGCAGTTCAAGAACGCGACCACGATCACGCGCTGGAACCCGGCCGCCGAGTATGAGAACGGTGCGCAGGGCGAGCGCATCGAGAAGGGCACCGAGAAGGAGATCCAGCTGCAGATCAATGAGATCGTCGGCTGCAACTACGACGTGTTCAAGTCGGCCATCTACGCCGGCCAGGAGGATATGCCCGACCTGCCGAAGATGACCGACAAGCCGCTCAAGATGCTCATCGAGAAGGCGTCGGGCATCGAACGACTGGAGTCGGCCTACACGATTGCGAACCGTAAGCACGACGAGGCAAAGGCGGCGGTCGAATCGGTCAACACGAAGATCGCGCTGCTGGAGAACCAGATCGTCAACTGGAAAGTGTCGCTCGCGAACGCCGAGGTCAAGCACAAGGAGTTCGAGGACAACCGCCCGGTCACGCAGCAATACTTCCTGAAGGAAGCTGAGACGATCGCCGCGTGTCTGAAAGACAACTTCGCGAAGTTCCAGGCGGTCGGCGAGGCTGCACTGATCGAGGAGCGCGACAAGCTGCAAGCGATCCTCGCAGATCACAGCAAGTTCACGACCGAAGCACGCGCGCTGCATGGCGTCGCGGTGCAGGCCGAATCAAGCCTCGCTGCGTGGAACCGCAGCTATGAAATGCAGCGGGCCGACATGATGCGCGCGGTGGAAGCCGTGAAGAATGCCCCCGCAGCGATGGCGAAGCCCTGCACCGAATGTGGCAAGCCGCATACCGCCGAAGAGCTGGACGAGTTCGTCGCACACCAGACCAAGCGCGCGAAGGAGTTGGCAGCGCAGGTAGCGACGGTTCAGGCGACGGTGACCGAGCATCAGAACGACCACGCCGCGAAGCTGCGCGCGTATGAGGATTTCCTGAAGACGATTCCCGACGTGTCGGCTACGAGCACGCGGCTCGCCGAGGTCAACAAGAGCCTCGCCTACGCGGCCGCCCTGCGCAGCGCCGTGCAGCGCGACAAGCAGAACTACGACCGCATGAAGGAAGAGGCGGCGAAGGCGCTCACGACCGTCAACCCGCACCAGTCCGCGATCGACTTGGGCCGGGAGAACGTGGGCAAGTGCGAGCAGGCGATCGACAAGCTCAAGGCTGACGCGGCCGAGCTCATCAAGGCGGTCGAAGTCGCGGCGAGCGTCGCGAAGGTGTTCAGCCCCGGTGGCGTGCGTGCGCAGATCCTCGATACGGTCACGCCGTTCCTGAACGATCGCACCAGCGACTACCTGTCGGCGCTCTCCGACGGGAACATCAGCGCCGTGTGGTCGACACTGAGCACGACCGCGAAGGGCGAGCTCCGCGAGAAATTCAACATCGAGGTCGAGAACGCCACCGGTGCTGAGTCGTTCGGTGGTCTGTCGGGCGGGGAAAAGCGCAAGGTCAGGCTCGCGACGATGCTCGCGCTGCAAGACTTGGTGGCCTCCCGCGCGACCAAGCCGATCAACCTGTGGCTCGGCGACGAGATTGACGATGCGCTCGACGCAGCGGGCCTCGAACGGCTCATGACCGTGCTGGAGCAGAAGGCGCGCGAGAAGGGAACCGTGCTGATTATCAGCCACGAAAGCCTCGCCGATTGGGTGGATCAGGTCTGCACCGTCACGAAGGAAGGCGGGCAATCGACCGTGACCGGAGCGCTCTGCGCATGAGCGCGCGAAACAAGAAGTCCAGCGTGCTCGACGACCTTGTGGCGAGCGCCACCCAGTTCACACGATATGAGGAGAATCGAAGCATGACACTCGATGCCAAGCAGAAGGCAGCAGACGAGATAGCCGCACGCATTAACAGCGGGCTGCGCGGACACGGACGCACGTCGTTCAAGCTCACCGGCCCGGCGCAACTGACCATCAAGACGCGCCAGTCGCAATACAAGAAGAAGGCATTCTTGGGCGACGAGGAGATGGCGCTCACCAGCGCATACGCGGGCAAGCGCGGCGACGTGATCGCGGTGTTCAAGAACAACGTGCCGACCGAATACGCCTACATCGAAATTCCGCTGATGGAAGCGCGCGAGCGACTGAGTGGCTTTTCAGATTTCATTGCGGCGCTCAACATCGAGGACTTCGACAAGATCGTCGATGGCATCGAGCAGGGTATCGCGCAGGCAGCCGCCGTCGAGCGCGAAGAGGCAATGGCAGAATCCCCCGAGTTTGGTAGCTGGTAAAAGGAAAGGAACATGAAACTCAAGTTGGTCGGCTTGGACCCGAGCCTCACAAATACGGGCATCGCGATCATGGAATACGACACCGACACGTGCGCGCTGTCGGTTGCGAAGCTCCATCTGGTCGAGACGGAAAACCAGAAGGGCAAGCAGGTGCGCCAGAACTCTGACGACCTGCGTCGCTGTCGCGAGATCGTCGCGGGCATGCGCGCCGCGTGCGACGGCGCGCTCTTCGCCATCTCTGAAGTGCCCACGGGCGCGCAGAGCGCCCGGGCAGCGCTCGCATTCGGTATGGTCATCGGCATGCTCGCGACGCTGCCTGTGCCGCTCATTCAGGTCACGCCGACCGAGGTGAAGCTCGCCGCAGTCGGGCACCGCCAGGCCGCGAAGGAGGAAATGATCGAGTGGGCGATGGGCCGGCACCCGAACGCGGGCTGGCTCACGAAGAAGGTCAAGGGCGTGGTTTCCCCGGTCGCCAAGAACGAACACTTGGCCGATGCGGTCGCGGTCGTCGAGGCTGGAATTCTGACCGACCAGTTCAAGCAAGCCGTCGCCATGCTGTCGTTCGCGAAGGCAGCTTGAGCGCGCAAGCGCTCTGCCTACCTATACTGAAAAGGGAAGAGGTCGCAAGGGCGACTTATTTTTTGGCTTTGCTGTAGAGTAACCGCTGACTTACAATCTCTTCCCCCTCTCCGAACGAACCCGAGAAACACTGATGAACGTGATTAAGCGTGACGGCTCAAGCGAGCCGCTGGACATTGCCAAGATTCAAAAATGCGTCGAATGGGCCTGTGCGGGCCTGAACGTGTCGCAGTCCGAGCTCGAGACGAGCGTCGGCGACATGCTCTTCGACGGCATGAGCACCCAAGACATTCACCGCGCGACGATTCTCGCCGCCGCGGGCCTGATCTCCCTCGCTGCACCGGACTACACGTTCGTCGCTGCGCGCCTCTTGAAGCAGCAGATCTTCAAGGAATCGGTCGGCTCGATCAACTACCCGCACCTGTCTGAATACGTGGGCGCAGCGGTCGCTGCCGAGAAGCTGACGCCTGAGCTGACGGATGGCCGCTTCGACCTGGAAAAGCTCAACGACGCCATCGTGCCGGACCGCGACTACCAGTTCGACTATCTGGGCCTGCAAACGCTCGCCGATCGCTACTTCATCCGTGAGACGCCCGACGGCCGCATCATGGAGATGCCGCAGCACTTCTTCATGCGCTGCGCGATGGGCCTGGCCCTGCGCGAAGACAACCCGACCGCCCGGGCCATCGAGTTCTACACGGTCCTGTCGAGCTTCGAATTCATCAACTCTACCCCGACGCTGTTCAACTCGGCGACGCTGCACCAGCAAATGTCGTCCTGCTACGGCAACCGCGTGGGCGACTCCATCGTGTCGGACCCGGGCGCGCACCCCTACGACTCGATCTACGGCGCGATCACCGAATGCGCGCTGCTGTCGAAGTATGCCGGTGGCATCGGCACCGACTGGACGCCTGTGCGCGGCAAGAACAGCCACATCAAGGGCACCAACGGGAAGTCCTCGGGCGTCGTGCCTTACCTGAAGGTCTACAACGACACCGCGGTCGCCGTGAACCAAGGCGGCAAGCGCAAGGGCTCGTTCGCGCCGTATCTGGAGACGTGGCACCCGGACCTGCCGGCCTTCCTGCAACTGCGTAAGAACACGGGCGACGAGCACGCCCGCGCGCACGACATTTTCCCGGCGAACTGGATTCCCGACCTCTTCATGGAGCGCGTCGAGCAGAAGGGCAAGTGGCACTTCTTCGATCCGCACCAGCACCCGGACCTGCACGAGCTGCACGGCGACGCCTTCAAGGCCCGCTACGAGGAGCTGGAAGCACAGGGCGCATACGTGGGCGAGGTCGAAGCGCTCTCGCTCTGGAAGGATATGCTGACCGCCTTGTTCGAGACGGGCAACCCGTGGATGACGTGGAAGGACGAGATGAATCGTCGCAACCCGCAAAGCCACGTCGGGGTGATCCACAACTCGAACCTGTGCACGGAGATCGCACTGAACAACTCGGACACCGAGACGTTCGTGTGCAACCTCGGCAGCGTGAACGTCGCCAAGGTCAACCCGTTCGACCATCCCGAGCGCTTCGCCGAAGTCGTCGCGACCGCGATGCGGATGCTCGACAACGTGATCGACATCAACTTCTACCCGAGCGACCGCGCCGCCGAGTCGAACCTGAAGCACCGTCCGGTGGGCCTGGGCCTCATGGGCATGACCGACCTCATGGCGCAAAAGGGCATCGACTGGGAGTCGGAAGCGTGTCTCCAGTTCAACGACGAGCTGCTGGAAGGGCTCTCGTATTGGGCGATTCACGCCTCGGTGGGCCTCGCGATTCAGCGCGGCGCATACAGCACGTTCGCCGGCTCGAAGTGGTCGCAGGGCATCCTGCCGATCGACACGGCACGTGACCAGACGACCAGCGGCAAATACAACTGGGACTACCTGCGCTTCGCCGTGAAGGCTTACGGCATGCGCAACTGCAACACGATGGCGATTGCGCCGACCGCGACCATCAGCAACATCATCGGCGTGACGCCGTGCATCGAGCCGAACTTCGAACTGTTCTTCTCCAAGAAGAACATGGGCGGCAAGTTCCTCGTGCTGGCACCGTCGCTGCGCTACGCGGCACCGGGCTACACGGTCAAGACCTGCTTCGATATCGACCCGGACTGGATCGTCAAGGCCGCCGCGCGACGCCAGAAGTGGATCGACCAAGCCCAGAGCACGAACATCTGGATCAAGGCGGGCACGAAGGGCAAGCGCCTGTCGGAGATCTACATCATGGCGTGGAAGCTTGGCCTGAAGACGACCTACTACCTGCGCAGCCAGTCGGCAGAGGAAGCACAGAAGCCGGCCGATCACGCCGTCGATGCGCTCGCGCCCGCAGTCGATGTGATGGAGCAAGACGTCTCGGCGGGCCTGTGCTCGATCGAGAACCCCGATTGCACGTCCTGCCAATAACCTGAAGGAAGGGCCGGGCAACCGGCCCTTGTCACCTATGAGCAATGTCATCGACCTCGGCGCCCGACGCGCCGCCAAGCAAGCGCCCGCACCTGTTGTCGAAGAAGCGCCGCTGCCGGCCGCCATGCAACAGGCGATCGAGCAGAACTTCGCGCAGATCGGATTTGCGCACTCGCTCGTCGGCCAGGCGCTTCACTTCTACGCCAATCAGGGCTTCGATCATGGTCAGCACGCACGCGTTGCGCTCGCGGCGATGAACGGCGCTCTCGAACTCGTTCCCGGAGAAACACAAGCATGAAAACCGCCGCACAGATTATCAACGAACGCCGGCTGGCCTTCGGCCCGAAGTCGGAGCTGATGGCGATCTCGCCCGCCAAGCACAAGTGGGCGCGCGACATCTGGCGTCAGATGAAAGCGAACAACTGGGACTTGCACGAGACGGATCTGACCGAGGACGGCCCGTGCTGGCGCAGCGGCCGCATGACCGAAGGGGAGAAGTTCGCCTACGAGAGCGCGCTCGCATTCGCCTCGAACCTCGATGGGTTCCAGCTGCACTCGCTCGCCAACGTCGAGGCGTGCATCACCTCGCCCGAGGTGGAGATGTGCATCAAGCGCCAGATGTATGAAGAGGCGCTGCACGTCGACGCCTACAGCGAGATGGTCGAGACGATCAGCTCCGATCCGATGAGCGTCTACATGCGTTTCGAGCGCGACGGCATGCTCGCAGCGAAGAACGAGCACATCCTCGAGCAAAACCATATTCTGAAAGCAGAGCAGACGCCCGCACAGTTCGCCCGCGCCATCGTCGCGAACATTGCGCTGGAGGGCATCTACTTCTATAGCGCGTTCCTGGTGTTCTACGCGCTCGCACGCAACGGGAAGATGACCGGCTCGGCCGACAGCGTGAAGCTGATCCACCGCGACGAGCGCACGCACCTCGGCCTCTTCAAGAAGATGCACGAGACGTTCATGGCCGAGAACCCGGAGGTCTACGACGCGCAGTTCTGGGCCGACGCAGAGGCGATCCTGAAGGGCGCGGTGGATCTCGAAGCAGCATGGGGCGGCTACATCGTCAGCAAGGGCATGCTGGGCCTCACGCCGAAGATCATCACCGAGTTCCTGCAGACGACGGCGAACGAACACGCGGTCGATATCGGCCTGGCGCCCCTGTTTCCCGGCGTCAAAGACCCGGTGCCGTGGTTCGGCCCGTTCTCGCGCGGCGAAGAGTCCAACTTCTTCGAGGCCAAGGTCGGGGACTATGCCGTGGGCACGCTCGACTGGGATTAATTCGCCGTAACGTATAAGTCACGCGTTACTATACTGTCACCTAACGCCCGGGCAACCGGGCATTACCTGAAGGAAGAGCATGAGAAAGAAACTGATGTGCCTGTTGAGTGTCGCCGCGCTGTTCGTTGTCACCGCGCTTGCGTTGACCAGCTGCGGCCACCGCGACGACTACGCCTATCCGCAAGCACCGGCGGTCGCCCAAGCGCCTGTCATCCAGCAAGCGCCCGCGTATGTCGCGCCGCCGGTCACGGTCGTGCAAGCCGCGCCTGCCCATGACGGTTTCCTCACCGGGATGCTGATGGGCCACCTGATGTCGGGCGGCGGCACACAGAACCACTATTACCACCCGCCTGCGCCCGCGTATCACCCGGCGCCCGTGGTGCGCAACACAACGATCGTCCAGCGCAACACGACTATCGTGCGACCGGCGGTTGCGGCACCACGCGCCGGGGCATACGTGTATCGCCCATCCCGCCCGAGCAGCTTCGGCTCGTTCAAACGTCGATAGTCGCGCCAGAAGTCTGATTTGAGAATGTCGGTCGGGCGCAATGCCCGACCCAATCGAGAGGTTCCATTGACGTCGCACACCGGACCGGTGGCGAGCTCAATGCAGTCTTTCAACGAGGAGTAACCACACATGATCGAAGTCAATGGCAAGAACTGCCGCGTGCGCGTCATTGCGCACAGCGTCCCGGATTTTCGCGACAACGCGAAGGAAATCTTTACGCTGGAGTTGCGTTACTGGCGGGCGGTGCATTCCGAGCTTATGACGCACCGCGACTTCAGCCGCAACGCCGGCTCGTCGCGAGCGATCCCGGTCGCCAAGATGATCGAGCAGGTCCGCAACGACCCGGCCGGCCCGCTGCATTGGGGCAAGAACCAGCCCGGCATGAAAGCGCAAGAAGAACTCACGCTTGACCAGCAGGAGCACGCGAAGATCATTTGGCGCGACGCGGCGAACGCAGCGGCCGACTACGCTCAGCAGATGATGGATCTCGGGCTGCACAAGCAAGTCGCCAACCGGGCTCTTGAGCCGTATCAGTGGATCAACGTGCTCGTCACCTCGACGGAATGGGACAACTGGTTCAATCTGCGCGCGCACGCCGACGCCCAGCCCGAGATTCAAGACCTCGCCTACACCATGCGCGACGCGATGGAGCAGAGCACGCCGGTCAAGCGCGGCATCAAGCGCGACAGCGAAAACGGGTGGCACCTGCCGTATGTGCTTGACAGCGAGCGCGAATTCATTCGCCTCGACGTGCTCAAGAAGCTCTCGACGGCCCGCTGCGCGCGCCTGTCCTATGAGCCCTTTGACGGCAACGCGGCGATCGAGAAGGAGATCGAGCGCTACAACCTACTGGTCGGCAGCGAGCCGCTGCACGCATCGCCCACTGAGCACCAAGCCTGCCCGCTGCCGGCCGGCTCGGATCAAAGCCGCAACTTCCGGGGTTGGCACCAGTATCGCGTGAACGTCGAGGCAGACGCTTATCTGGCGAAGCGCGCAGCGTAATGCAACGGTAACGGGTTGCCTCACTATACTGATAAGTAACCCGTTACACACGGTTAAAACGAAACCTCTACAGGAGCAACACCTCATGACCGAAGCCGCAAACATGAACACGATGGACAACACGACCTACCACGCTGAAGTCCTGTCGACCGAATCGAAGCCCGACGCGATCAACTTCGGCCCGGCGACGCTGATGATGGCGCTGAACCTCGCCGTGCAAGCGGGCAACCTGCTCGACCAGATCAAGCGCGCCGTGTTCTACGGCAAGGACATCGACCCGCAGATCGCCGGCCAGGCGCTGCAAGCGATTCCTGCGATGGCGAACGACATCAAGTTCCCGCTCGCGACGGATCGCTACCGCGACCCGCGCGACGCCGATTTCTACAACAGCATCGACCCGAAGGCGAAGGAAATCCTGTCGCTGCATGGCGTGGACGTGCGCCTGCTGCACGCGGCCCTCGGTCGCTTTACCGAGTCCACCGAGTTCATCGAGGCGCTGGTCCCGACGTTCTTCGGTCAGGTGTTCGACAAGGTGAACGGTCTGGAAGAAATCGGCGACGGCCGCTGGTATGACGAGATTGCGCTCGACGCACTCGGCTACACCGCGGAGCAGTGCAACTTCACGAACATCAAGAAGCTGAAGGACAAGAAGGCGGGCCGCTACCAGAAGGGCGCGTTCGATCCGAACGCTGCAGTGGATCGTGACACGACCGCCGAGCGCGCACTGCTCGAAGCGGGCGCGGCCACCGAAGCACAGGCGGCGTAAGTGATTGGGCTTGCAGGTTCGCAAAGAACGGGCAAGTCCACGCTCGCGAAGGCGTATGCGGAGGAGTCGGGGGTGAAGTTCATCGCCACCGGCGCTTCGGCCACCTTCGCGCGTCTTGGACTGGATCCAAAGAAGGACTACGACTTCGCGACGCGCCTGCGCACACAGCGTGAAATTCTCGCCGACTGCGACCGGCTCTATGACAGCGCAGGGGTGCGCTTCATCACCGACCGCACGCCGATCGACTTTCTCGGTTACACGCTCGCCGATGTCACACGCGAGAACGTGCGCGGGAAGCTCGAAGTGGAGCTGCAGCGCTACGTTGACGATTGCTACGCCTGTGCGAATAAGCACTTCACCGTGCTCATCCTCGTGCAGCCGGGCATCGCGCTCGTCGAGGCAGAAGGCAAGGCGCCGGCAAGTCCGTCGTATATGGCGCACGTGAACGCGCTGATGCTGGGCCTGATGGCTGACGAAGCACTGCAAGCCGACCACTACAAGATTCCGCGCCGGGCCATCGAGCTCGAGATTCGGATCAGCGCGGTCGAGGAAGCAGTGCGGAAGTCAGCGCAGCGCCACGTCGCGAAGATGGAGCGATTGCACGAAGACGGGCTGGTGCTGCACTAGCCAAAAGAGGGAACCGACAATATCAATCAGTCGGTTCCCTTTCAAAACAACGAATTAGAGGACATTCCATGACCACTCAGAACGTCAAGCTGACGAATCACGCCCGCGACCAGATCATCCAGAACGCCCTGCACGGCGCGTTTGAAAAGGAGCGCAAGGCGAACAAGGCTCGTCTGACCAAGCTCGCCGACAAGTGCTATCGCTCGACGGTCAGCGTTGCGACCGAGAAGGCTGCCCGCCAGGCGCCCGACGACTTCCTGTATCTGTGCAACGTGATCTCGCGCATCTACTTCCGCGATGCGGAGCTGCGTCGGAACATGGACACGGCCTACGATGTGGAGCTCTCGCGTGCCGTCCCGTTCCCGGGCCGTCATACCACGCTGACCATCGAGTCCAAAGAGCTGCATGCCGAGTATGTGGAGATCATGCGAGTGGAGCGCGAGCTGGACCAGAAGCACAACGACCTCGCGGAAAGCCTCAAGCGCACGGTCTACAGCACGTCCTCGCTCAAGAAGCTGATAGAGATGTGGCCGGAGGTCGAGAACTTCCTGCCCGCCTCCGTCACCGCACCGAAGCCCATGCTTCCGGCGCTGCCCGTCGGCGATCTGAACAATGCGCTGCGCGCCGCCGGGGTCAAGGTCGGTGTCATCGTCACGCCGAAAGCAACCGGCGGCCTTGTAGCGGTGGCAGCATGAGCGACCACCCGACGATCCGCGAGGAACTGGAGCGCAAGGTCACGGAAGAGGTCGAGCGCGTGTTCCTCGCCGTGCGCAGCGGCAAGATGAGCACCTACGGCTACCACCAGGCGCTCGAAGGGCTCTGGGGCGGTGTGGCGGGGCTCGTCTCGAAGGAGTCGATGGAACTCATCACGCAGGCCCGCCGCGAGCATACGGCCGCGCCGAACATGACGCTGCGCACGGTCATCGTGATCGGTGAGGCGGTCGCCAGCGTGAAGTGGATGGTCGGCAGCGACACGGTTGCGACCATGATTAAGAAGCCCGGCGCGCAGCCGCAGGTGGTCACGCGCACGGTCGAGGACAACAGCCCGTTGTCGGCGTTGAAATACTACGCGGCAGCGGCCAAGAAGTTCCGGGACATGCCCGGAGCGGTGGAGTTTTGACCATGACGAACGAACGGAAGAAAGAGATCGAGGCGATCGGCGACCAGGAATGGCGACAGATGATGAACGAGGTGGACGTCGCCGATGGGTTGAGGCCCGAGCGGCGGATTTTCACCATCATGCCGAGCGTGAAGCAGAACATTTCGTTCTTCGGCGCAGCGCACGAGACGATCCTCTACGTCACGGAGGAGGGCGAGTTCAACTGGTGCGCGAACCCGGAGGAGGCGATCCTCGCGATGGAGGCGGCCGGCACGAACAAGCCGATTGCCGCGCTGCTGCGTCGTTTGCGCGATTACGAGAATCAAGTTTGAGCTCCAATCGCTCACGCTTACTATACTGGTAAGTAACACGTTACCAACCAACTATTACAGAGGGAACATGACCACCACGATTTCGGCGATGCGACTCGACGTCGCCAACCTCGTCAAGCGCGCAGACGAACTGCCGTTCAAGCGCGACGAGGACTTGCTCTTCACGATCCTGGGCGAGCTCCAGAACCGCAGCGACGCGCAGAAGCAGGAAGTCTTCGCGCAGTCGCGCAAAGGCGGCGGGGTGTTTCTCTTCGAGAGCAAGAACTTCCCGGGCCACATCGCCGAATACATTCCCGGCATCGTCGAGACGGACAGCATTTCATGCCTGTTCACGCCGCACCCGATGCTCGCCGAAGCGCGTCTGGTGCTCAAGTTCCGCGAGGAGCTGATCGAAGCCATCGAGCGCGTGCAGCAAGCCGCGCCGGGCTCGCTCAAGAAGGCCGACCCGGGCCGCAGCCGCGCGGTGTTCCTCAACGAGATGTCCACGCTGCAGCTCGCCGACACCCTGCGCGAACTGGGCCGCGTGAAGCTGTAAAGCCAAGAACCCGAAAATCCCCGCCGAGCGGGGAGCGATTTTCCACCACCTATAAGGATCACCCGATCATGGCAAACCTCATCAAGCGCGTCGTCAAGGCTCAATACGAAACCACGGACGGCCAAGTGTTCGAAGACAAAGCGGAAGCGGTCAAGCATCAGGCCGATCTGGACCGTGTGCGCAAGGTCGCCGAGCTCGTCGACACGAAGGCGGGGCTCTACGCGGCGACCGTCACCCGCAACGGCGATTCGGTCATCGAGCACTGGGGCACCTTCGACTTCGGCAGCATCGCCCGCTTCATCATCGACAACGCCGACGCGCTGCGCGAGATCCTGCCGAAGCGCGCCAAGAGCATCCAAGTCGTGCCGGCCGAGCCTATTCCCGCGAGCGAACTGATCGACCCCGCCACGCCGCAGACCGCGGAAGAGGCGCTGCTGCCCTACAACCCGGTCCTGAACGCCGCGCCGCCGGTCGCGATGCTGAACGTCTAAGCGACCCACCGCAGCAGCACCAATCCGAACGGGCGCCATCGAGCGCCCGTTATCTTGATAGGTATCTTGATACCAAAATACCAGTGACGAGGACACTATGAGCAACGAGCCGAACTTCGAACTGTTGAAGGACGCATACGAGATTGTCGACGGCATTCCGGCCGAGAATTTCAACCTGAACCAGTGGCGCAAGAAAGACCGCGGTATGAGCTGCGGCACGATCGCCTGCGCGGCCGGCTGGCTCTCGCTGCACCCGAAGTTTCAGGCACTCGGGCTTGGCTACCGGGACTTCGGCATCGAGGGCTATCAAGTCACGTTTGGCGACGAATATCACTTCGCAGCGCTCGCCGAGCTCTTCAACATCGGCAACACGCAGGCACACGTTCTGTTCGGATCGGCGCATGAGTTCGAACCCGAGGGCCACAAGGCTGAGTTCCTCAAGCGCGTGCGTGTCTTCCTGCAAAAGCACGGGCAACTGAAGGAGCAGATCGCGCGGCGCGAGCGCCACCGCTCGGTCATTCAACGCTCTCTCAGCCGATGACGAATATCGCGTGGGCCAATGCTCGCTCACTATAATGAGTAACAGGTTAGTTACTGATTCGAGGTAGAAATGACAATCATCGTGGGCCTCGACTTAGAGACGACGGGCCTCTCGCAATCTGAGGGGCACCGCATCATCGAAGTCGCGGCGACCCTGCACGAGCTGGAGACGGAGAAGTTTCTCGGCAAATACGTGCAGCGCATCAACCCGCAACGTCCGATCGACCCCGACGCGCAGCGCGTGCACGGCATCACCTTCAACGAGCTGGCGCATGAGCCGGTCTGGGAGAAGGTCGCGCCGAACGTCCACCGCATCCTGTCGGCGGCGCAATACATGGCCGGGCACAACGTCATCGGCTTCGACTGGCCGTTCCTCTCTGAGGAGTTCAAGCGCATCGGCATGAGCGTCCCGGAAGTGGAGCTGATCGACACGATGCTTGAGGCGCGATGGGCGACGCCGCTCGGGAAGTATCCGAACCTCGGGGAGCTTTGCTTCGCAACGGGCATCGCCTATGACCCGGAACAAGCACACAGCGCCTTCTACGACATCGACGTGAACATGAAGGCGTATTTCGCCGCGCGCCGCATGGGCTTCTTCGGCCCACAGATCGTTCAACCCGTTCCCGCAATCCTGGAGGAAGCAACAGCATGAGCCGCATCAAGATCACCGTGAAGGGCCAGGCCGGCACCGGACATCATCGAGTCGCAGAGGCGATCCTCGCCATGCTCGACAGCAAGGGTGCAAATATTCGCGTGGATAGCCTTATCCCGCTGCGCGCCGGTAACGTCAGCGCCTTCAACGGCATGGGCCTGCGCGTGAAGCTGAAGGTCGTGCATGAGCCGCCCATAGAGCCCGTTGCGGAACCGACCGCAGAGCTGGACGACGAGGATCTCATCAACTGCCGCATCAGCATCGAGGAAGTGCGGCATCTGAAGGTCCGTCGAGGGCAGAAACGGACAGGCTACAACGTCCACCAGGACAAGGAAGGGCGCTTCTACTACTGGTCGTGGGGTCGGCAGCCGGCGGGCGCACTGCTCGATCAGATTGCCGACAAAGACCCGAGCCATGCGTGCGGGAAGTTCCTCGCGATCTACCTTCCGTGCGACTTGAAGAACTGGGGCAGCTGCATCCAGCCCAAGCGCAGGGACGGTCAGCCGATCGTGGGCGAGACATGCTAGTCAGCGTCTTCGCCGACGCATCCTTCGACCCACACACGCGTGCCGGCGGCTTCGGCTGCTGGATGAAGTCTCAGCGCGGCGGCCACTCAGCGGGCGGGCCGTTCAAGTCCCGGGCGCGCAATAGCGGCATCGCCGAAATGATGGCGTGTCTGAATGCGGCGCACCTTGCCTTCGTGCATCAGGTCGCCTTCCCGGGCGACGAGCTCCTCATCCAGACCGATTGCCAGGCCGCGATCCTTGCATTCGAGGGCAAGCGGCCTCTGCAAGAGGACGAGAAGATCATCGCGGACGGCATGGCGACCATCGCGCAGATGAAGCAAGCGCACATTCGTTTTCGCCACGTCAAGGGGCATACGAAGGGCGATCAGCCTCGCTTGTGGGTGAATAATCATTGCGACGCACTCGCAAGAAAGGGCAGACACGAAGCGCTTGCCATGCACAAAACGCAGCCCTTGCCGAACCTGATCGAGGTGCCAGCGCGCCGCGTCAAGAGCGAGGACGAGCGTTCGCAAAAGCGCGCTGCGCGAAAGCACGCTAGGATGGCGGATCAAAATAACCGCCGTGCATTCGCTTTCGGCTTTAATAACAAGGAGAATCATTCGCATGTGGGCACCGGCGTTTCACCAATACCGCTTCGGCAAGAACAAGAGCTGGCTCAACAGCCTGTGGCTGGGCACGATCTGGGCGTTTCTCACGCTGCCTGAGATCCTGCTGTTCAACCTGCTGGTCCCCGCAATTGCTCACCCGAAGGTGGCGCATTTACGGCTGCTCTCGACGCTTGCGCTCCTCATCAAGCTGCCCGTCTTAGGTATGCTGGGTCGGGTGACCTCGGAAGACGTGAGCATTGAGGAATTAACCAAGCGTCTGAAATCGGTCCAATGACCAGTCTGTAGAGTCTGAATTTGCAATTGGTTGCACAGGGAAAGCGCAGAGGCGCTTTTATTTTCCCTGTGTGTGTAAGTAATGCCTTACTCATACTATACTGAGTGGAGAGGCTAATGAGAACGCCGCGAAAGAGCTACCGCATCTATGGCCGCGCCCCGCGCCACGGTAGTTTCAAGGCAATGGATATGCATAATATGATTCAAGCGTCTCGGATAAGTAAAGCAACAACTTACTGGGACCGCACCGAAGCTGAGGCAAAGAAGCTGAAGGCTTGGGTGGATGAGTTGAATGCTGAGAAAACTGGCTGGTTGTATGAATTGAGGGAGGTAAAGGACAAATGAAGTGTCCTCACTGTGGTTCCGAGGGTCGAATTCACGTCCAAGTGTCTTTGAGTGCACCCGGAAGCATGTATCGACAGTTCTCCAAGCAGAATTTGCGGAGCAAAGAGGTCCACCTCCAAGGTGTTCTTTGGGAAACGACGGACTTTATCTGCGAGAGCAAGGACTGCGGTCGCGTCACCAACGGATACGGCAACTACGTCTCGAAGCTCAAGGAGCGGGTCGACGAGCTGGAAGCGCAGCTGGCCGCGCTCGCCGCCTACGCCACCGCCGCCAACCCGATGACCGAGGAGGGCGACCGGGTGGCAAACGGCCGCTCACGACTGCGCGAAGCGTATTGCAAGCAGCAGCCGCTTCCGGTGCCCGACCAGATGGCGCTGGTGTTCCGCGCGGACCTTATGCGCGTCGAGAACCAGAACATGCAATACGCCACGCATCGTCGATTCCTGATGGAGCGCGAGGATGCGATCAAGCACGCGATCGGCGACTACTACATGGCGCTCGACCTGCGCGCGCACGGCAGCGTCGCGGCCGGCGACGCCCTCGCCAAGATCCAGAACGTGCTCGGCATGCGCTGGAAGCAGAACGAAGAACTCACGCGCCGCCTCGGTGAAGCCGCGCAGACTGCCGCAGTGCCGCCCATGCTCGAAGGCACGTGGCTCATCACGCAGGGCAACGGCCGCCAATACACGGTGCACAGCAGCGCCAAAGCGAACATCGCGCGTGACTGCGGTTACACGGTCGAAGAGATCCGTCGCGACGCCGAGAGCGCACCGGGACAATCGAATCAATGCATCACCACGGGGAACCAAGCATGAAAACGCAGCAGCAAAGCGCCTTCGACGCGCTCAAGAAGCAGCTCCACGACGACGAGGATATGGCGTGGGCCTGGCACTGCAACATCGCGATGGCCGTCTACGACACTACGCAGCCGGCGGTCGATCACCACAACAAGCACCGCTTCGCCAACGAGGGGGCCGCGCGCACGCTGAGCCGTCTGTTCGACGTGGATATGACGAAGCATCCGCATTGGGAGGATATGAAGGCGGGCTGGGCGATCCTCGACCAGCAGCGCGCCGCCCTTCGCGCGCCGGAAGAGGGCGAGGTGTGGCTGCACCGCAAGGGTGACCGCTACACGGTGATCGGCACGACCGACGCGCCCGATGCCGGGAAGGCCGACAAGTTCCCGCGCGTGGTGTTCTACCGCGGCCCGGACGGTCGGAAGTGGTCGCGCCCGCTCTTGAGCTTCCTCGAGTCCTTCACGCTGGTGCCGGTGGAAACGCAACCCGGCTCGCCCAACTTCGACGGCGCAGAAGCCTACGAAGCGCATCTGCGCGCCACCGCGGGAGCGCAGGCATGAAGCTCACCCCGTGGTTCCCGCCGGACACGAAGCCTGTCCGTCCCGGCATTTACATGGTGGAGGCGACTAACCTCTGGTGGCGCTATTGGGACGGCGAACGCTGGCACTTTGGGGTGAGTGTTTCGGAAGAAGTGCCCGCTCCGACACGCGCCTCGAAATGGAATATCGCGCCGAATCAGAACGTCGCGTGGCGCGGCTGCGCAGAGGAGCAACCATGCCTGAGCTCCTGACCGACGAAGAGATCGAGGCGATCACCCGCGCCGCCTACACGGGCGGTAAGGGCGATCCCGAGCGCGACGTGCGCCGCCTGCTCATGCACACGGAAGTGCAGGGCGGGGCGCTCAAGGCTGTGGACGAGTTCTTCGCCATGCGTGAGAAGGAACTCGGCAGCCTGTCCAAAGAAGCCGCAAGCGTGCACAAGCTGGTGCGCGCAGCACGGGGGATCAAGGAATGACCGACGAGCAGAAAACGCAGCTGGAAGCGATCGTCGCGTGCCGGCCCGACTTCCTGCTGCATCACATCGAGCACGACACCAACTACGACGCCAAGCTGCTGAAGAAGGTGTTCGAGCTGGCGAAGGAGCGCGCGAACGCGCTGCTGGAGAGGGACGCGCTCTACACGATGGGTCAGATGCGCGACTACGCGCTTGGGTTCCACGAGTTGCGGGTCGGGGAACTGCGAGTCGATGCCGAGCGGTATCGACTCGTGCGGCAGGGCAAGGCGTTGACTGTGCGCGTGCCCGTGAAAGACAAGCAGATCATCTACTACCTCGCGGACAAGCCTGAGCCGGGCTTTCCCGAAGCCTATGACGCCGCGGTGGACGCGGCGCGAGGGGTATCGCGATGAGGATCACGATCACCACCGCGCCGGCCCGCCGTAAGCCGCAGGTGGGCGACCGCAAGCTCATCAACGGCGTGGTCCACGTTCGCAAGCTGAAGCATTGCCGGGACGCGTATGGGCGCGTCATCGGCGTCGACAAAACAGGCGGGCGCTATCACTACGAGTGGGCGCCGGTCGTCACGCAGGAGAAGGCAGCATGATGACGTTGCAGCAGTTCTATCTGACGAAGATCGCGGAAGAGGCGGCGGAAGTCGCCAAGATCGCGTTGAAGGCGCAGCAATTCGGGTTGACCGAGGTTCAACCCGGGCGCGAAGCGAGCAATGCCGAGCGCATGTATGCGGAGCTCAATGACCTGAACGCGATGGTGCTGGAACTCAACCGCGTCGGCTTCGGGCAGTTCTACTACCAAGCCAATCACGCGGCGATGTCCGTGAAGATGCAGAAATGCGAGAAGTATCTCGGCTACTCACGCTCGCTGGGCCTGGTCGAGCAGCCGCAGCCGGTATCGCTCGAATACGTCGAAGGCATGATGGAGTCGATGAACATGGAGCTCGCGGTCGAGACGTCCCTGCGCGAAGAAGTGACGTTCAACGGCCACACCGCCGTCGTCGAGCAACGCTATGACAGCCAGGAGCGCCGCTACGGCCAGTGGATCATCGACGGGCTGGAGATGGACTACTACAAGGCGGTCGTCGCGCTGATGAAGCCGAAGGTGGTGCACACCGAGCAGGTGGCGGCGTGAGCGACGGCGAGGCATTGCGGCGCGAATTGAAGGCGGGCGATCAAATCATCGCGACGGATATCGCCTTTTTCAGACACGCGCCGGATAAGCAATCGCAGCACATTGGCGATCTGCTGATGGTCAACAACCCGCGTATCGGCGACGCTGTTGGCGGTGTGTCGCTGAACAACCGGCCGGGCGAGTCGAGCCGAATCGGGCTAGGCAGCTCGCTGGTGGTCGGCAAGTTTCGTCGAGCAACACCCGACGACCCCGGCTACTTGGCAACCCGCGAGCAGTGGTTCGCCATCAAGAACTTGGAGATCGAGAAGCTGCAAGCTCGGCTATGGGCGAAGGGAGTGGATTTTTGGGCCGTTCTCTCAGTCGCAGTTTTGCTGGCTGTTTGTCTGGTCACGAAAGGCGGTGTCCAATGAGACTCCTCATCTGCGGCGGCCGCGACTTCGACAACCTGCCGTGGGCATTCGAGAAGCTCGATGCGTTCCGGCGGGCCAATGCAGTCACGGTGGTGATCCACGGTGACGCGCGAGGTGCCGACACCATCGGGGGAAAATGGGCTGACACGCGCGGGATACCGGTCGAAAAGTATCCCGCCGACTGGGCCCGCCTCCGCAACGCAGCGGGGCCGGCTCGCAACGCGCAGATGCTCCGCGAGGGCAAGCCCGATCACGTGTTCGTGCTGCCGGGAGGACGGGGCACTGCGAACATGGTCATTCAGGCAAAGGAGGCGGGCGTGCCGATTACGTTCGCGAAGGGATTATGAGCCTCAAGCACGAGAACGATCCAGTGATGAACATCATCGCGCCGGAGGACATTCCGACCGAGTGCGTGCACAACGGATGCGGCGCGCGCACGACGCTCATCGAAACACACGCCAACTACACGCACGAGGAATGCGTCATGTGCGGGCAGCAGTATCACGTCTATCAGGACTGAACCATGAGCAAGGACAAGACCGCCTACGTGAGCCGCGAAGGGCATCGACTCCAGAGGGTCGAGTGGCAACGCCTGCGTGCCGACAACGCCTACCGCACGGTTCGGGCGTTCGAGAACGACACGATTGGCGTGACCGCCGAGTGGGTGGGTATCGGCCAGAATCCGCAGACCGTGCCGCCCCAGCACTGGAAGCTCTACCGCCTGACGGTCGAGAACATCGTGCGCGCCGACGCAGAAGGGAATCCGCTGCCGGTGCCGCGCCGCACGGTCGATCCAAGCCTCACGCGCGACTTTCGCACCGAGCAGGAAGCGATCGACGCCTACGAAGACGCACTGGTGCGTTTCGGTGGTTGTGAGTGGTTGCCCGCGCCCGACGGCGCGACTGACCCGCTCTTTGTCGAGCACGGCAACAAGTTGCAGGTGGGCGAAAGCAAGATCGACGTGCGCGAGCTGGCCGATGACGTCGCGGACCTCGCCGGGAGCTGGTGATGACGGAATGCGATGAAGTCGCCGAAGGGATGCGCGACGATTTTCTCGGCTGGATTCGCGCCGAAGAGCGCGAGTTGTCGCACTACGCGGCGCGCAGATTCGTGACCGCGCAGATGCCCGACGAGACACCGACGATCCGCGATGACGTGTCCTTGAGCCTCTTCGCCATCGCGCGGGTGCATGTGCACGACCACACGATGCGCCAGAAGATCGCTGAGATGGACAGTCCGATGGCCGGGAGTTGGTGATGGCACGGGATCGCAGCGGGGAAGCCCGGCGGTGGGTGCCGTCGTTCGCACAGTGGCTCGTCGAGAACAAGATGGAGCTCGATGGGTATGCCGCCTACATCTATGCGCGCAAGGTCGTCGTGCCGGATAGCGGCCGTCAATACCAGAAAGAGATCGGCGTGGCACTGCTCAAGCTGGCGCAGCAGGAATACGAAGTCGAGGCTCAGAAGCGAGAGCGCGACGAGGAGATGGCGAGCAACCCATTGGCCGGGAGTTGGTGATGGCAGAAGCCTCAAGAATCACTGCCGCGAACATGCTTCATGATTTCATGCGCTGGCTCGCGAAGGAAGGCTATGTGGTGGACGCCCTCGCGGCGCGCGAGTTCGTTGCCAAGCGACTACCGCACCAGTCCATCGACTATCGCATGAGCGTCGTCCACAAGCTGCTCGAACTGGCGGAACGGGAAGCGAAGAAGGCGCGCGAGCAGCACGAGGCATCGCCGCCTCAAGATGAAGATTCAGCCGGCAGCCCATTGGCGGGTAGCTGGTAACGGTTTGTCCATGAGTGGTTGGTTTTCAGGGGCGCCTTTGGGCGCCTCTTTTTTTGCCTCCAGCGCGCAGCCAAGCCTCGCGTGCTATTCGCGCGCCCGCACGCATTCCCTGTTAGCAAAAACGCATCCGAGATGCGAGTGCCGGGGCCAAAGACCCGTCTTTAAAGTCTCTCTTGTCGCGACGCACTAAGCGACGCGAGACAGGGAAGGGCAAAACGGTCCAGCACCATGCGATACGCGCCTTCTCCCGGTCGTGAAAATTGAAACCAGCGCGAACACAGCGCAAACCAATCTCACTCAGGAGAAATACGCCATGTCCAAGAAAGCCAACGCCTCGAAGAAGTCCCTCGTCGTCAACATGATCGGTGCCGCCGAAGCCGCACCGATGGACGCTGATCTCGCAGCGCTCCTGAACGTGCTCGAAGTGCCGGGCGCTGCCGACGCAAGCGCGCCGACCATCGAGGTGATCGAGCAAGCCAATGCGCCGGTCATCGAAGCCGGGGGCGACATCATCGAGTCCGCTGATGTCGAAACGCTCGACCTGTCCGAGTCGCTTGCTGCGCTCGAAGACAGCGCGCCGATCATTGCGCTGCCTGAGCTGCTGCCCGAGACGCCTGCGGTGATCGAAATCCCCGCCGAAGTCCTCGCGGGTGGTGAATCCGCTGAGCTCGACGCGGTGCTCGCCAGCATCGAGGTGCAAAACAGCTACGCCGCAGCGCCCACGGGTGACGTCGATCCGACGATCGAAGCCGCGACCGAACAAGAAGTCGCAGCCGCCACCGAAGAGCTGCCCGCGGTCGCCGCAGAGCCGGACGAAGAAGCGGGTGCCGCAGCGGGCGCTGCGCCTGCGAAGACCCGCACGCCGCGCGTGCACTACGCCAACAAGACCGATCGCATCAAAGCGCGCCTCGGTGCGAAGTTGGGCGACTACCTCGTCCTCGAACTCGCAGACGCCGAGCTCGACGGTGACGCCTTGAAAGCGAAGCAGGACGAGACGCTTGCGGTTATCGACGCGATGTCCGTGAAGGTGAAGAACCGCGCGAGCCTGCTGCTCGACTGGTTGTCGGGCAAGACCGCGCAGCCGAACGAGATCCTCAAGCGCGCGCTTACCGTTCTGCACGCCGACGGGAAGATCACGACCGGCGACAACGGGAACCTCCACAAGAACCTGATCGCGAAGCCGTATTCGACGAGCGCTGCCCGCGCGATGGGCCGCAACACAATCACGGTCATGGAGAAGTGCAAGATGATCGTCGCCAGCGGGACCAAGGGCGAATACGTGCCGAACGAGAACTCGCTCTTCCTCGGTTTCGCAAACGAGATGATGGGCTTCGCCGCAGCGCCCGAAGAAGCGTCGGCAGCGTAAGCGCGAGGGAAGCGGGCTTCGGCCCGCTTCGTCGGCCGGGCACCGCGCCTTGGAGATTGCGGGCCGGGCCCGGGATTTCGACCCATGCGCAGGTATTCCCGCGTCTATCGACGGGCAGGCAGACGCGCGGCACACGCGCAACATTTTGCGCACATACCGCAACAAATTTCTTACGAAGATGCAACGCATCCGTGGCGGGTGGCTATACTGGACAGTAACCGCTAACTTACTAAACGCCAATGATCGGTGCGCAGAATAAGCACATCGCAACCACAACGAGAAACGACCATGTTTCCGAGCAGCACGAACGACGTCCCGTATGCCTACGCCTTCGCACGCGAGTCCACGCCGGGCTACGCCTTCGTCGAGATCCAGCTGCGCCGCCTGGTGAAGAACTCCAGCGGCTACCAGCAAAACATCGACCTGATCGTCCGCACGTCCGTCAATCGCGAGTGGGACTACACCTACGCCACGAAGTTCGCGATGGCCGAGCAGCACGGCCCGGTGGAGATGCAGGAATTGAGCGACACGATGAAGGTGATGACGGCGATCGCCAAGAAGCTCAAGAAGATGGAGCTCGAGCTCGGCTACGTGAACGACTCCAACTTCCCCGAGTTCGCGCGCCGCGTGCTGGTCGCATCCGGCATCCGCACGGTGTTCGCCGAGCGCTCGTTCAATCAGGGCGCGCGGAACCGCGACGGTGATCTGCTCGCGGACGGGATTTTCGGCCTGCCGCAGCTCGATCCGAAGCAGGGCGCACGCTTCCTCGACGTGATCGGTGGTCTGGTGAAGGACACGCTTGAGAAGCGCGGCAAGCAGAAGGAGGTCGCATGACCACTGCCGCGACGCAGGTCCAAATGTATTACGCCGCAGAGCGCCGCTCTGCTGAAGTCAACCTGACCTTCCTCGATCTGGTGAAGGACGGGATGACGTGCGAGGAGCTCGCCCGCAACATCGAACGCCGCCCGAGCCTCTGGCAGCGCTTCGAGCACTGGGTTCCGCACCTGCCGTCGAAGGTGACGGCATGACCGTCAACGAGTGCATCCGAGTGATGCAAGCGCTCAAGGATCAGGGGCACGGCCGCAAGCAGATCGTGCTGACCGACTGGCAAGTCAATTCGTCCATCGACACGATCCAGCTGAGCGAAGGCAAGCGCCAGCGCGTGCTGGTGTCGTTCGACTACGGCGACCTCGATGGGGAGGACGCATGAAGCTCACCTGCAATCAGATGATCCTCCTGCTCGCGCTCTATCGCGGCTCGGTCATCGCGCACGTCGCCACGGGCACGAAGGAGGCCGACTTCAATCGCCTTCGTGAGCTCGGCTATGTCGATGGGCTGGACTGCATCACGCGCGCCGGTGATGAGCGCGTGGTCAAGGCGCTCGCAGGTGTCGGGGTGGCCGCATGAGCACCCTCACTGTTCGCCTCTATCAATCTGGCGCTGACCGCGAAGAGGCGGTGCGCGCCGGTGTCGCGGGTGAGTTCGACGCGCTCGTGCGGCGTTACAAAGACGCCTCGATTCCGGTCCACGTGCTCGTCGGGTTCAAGCCGACCGCGCCGTATTCGAGCGACTACCACACGGGCGGCCGACAGGGCGCGCTCCTGCGGGAAATGTGCCGTCACGCGAACGGGGTGGCCGCATGAGCATCGCTTTCTGCGACAAGCCGCTCGCCGCCGAAGGCTACACGAGCTATCGCTACAAGGGCCGCTTCGGCTGGATCATGATCGGCGCGCACGACACGGACGACGCGCTGCGTGAAGCTCGCCGCAGCACCGACGATCCGGTGACGGTCGCCGGGCTTCAAATCTGGAATGGCAACGAATACACGGAGGTAACAGCATGACCCGCCCCTACAACGTCATCAACATCAACGGCTACATCGTGCCCGCCACGTTTCACGACGCGCTCAAGAAGATCCTCGTCGCCATCAAGGAAGGGCGCGTCAAGGCCAAAGCAGCGCGCCGCTATGTCAAGCAGGTCAACCTCGCAGGCGACACCTGCATGTGCGCCATCGGCGCGCTGCTGACGCGGGAACAGTTGGCTGAAATCCTCGATGAGGGAATGAACGGCAAGGGGCTTTCCCGCCTTGCGACTTGGTTCGGCGCGCGCAACATCGAGGCGATGACGGCCATGACGTCGTGGGATTCCGGCTGGTTGCAGGCAAATTTTGACAGCTACGCCGAAGACGACGCGATGCCTGCCTTCGAGGTGCGCCTACTCCGCTACATGGATGAGAAGCCCAACTACCCGAACCCCGCCATCGAACACACCGGCGCGTGGCACTTCCCGGTGAGCCTGACGGCATAAGCACGCCCGACGAAATGTGGAAGTGTCAGGACGGTCGCCTCATCGCAGTCGGCGACATGACCGAGGCCCACGCCAAGAACGTGCTGCGCATGATCCTGCGCAATAACCGCCAGCGCCGCGCGTTGCAAGCCGATCTCGATCGCCTCGAAGTCTCGCTACGCGAGATGGTGGAAGAGCATCGCAAGTGGGGCAGCGATTGAATCCAGCCGGGCGCCACAGCCCGGTCGGGAGAATTCACACATCGACAACGCGCACAGGGAGCGCACAGCATGAAATGGTTGATCCTCAAAGAGCCCATCGCTGCCGAGCTGGGCACGCCGCCTGACTCCATCGGGCACGGGCGCGTGAAGCCTGCCCATCGTCCGGTGATCGACGCGATCAACGCCGAAGCGCGCGAGCAGTTCCTCGCCGAATACACGGTCCTGTGGCCGTATGAGTTCCAGCTCCTCGATGACGACGGTGCCGTCTACTTCGAGGGCAAGTGCGGCGACATCGCGCTCGCGCCGGCCGACGAAGCATTCGCGCCGCTCGACTGGGCCAAGAACGACTCGGGCTGCACGGAGCTGCGCTACCGCAAGGTGGGCGCCGACAAATGGGAGACGCTATGACCGTCCTCTACGAAGCGGTGCGCGAATTCCTCGAACGGGCCAAGGGCGACGATCTAGTCGATGCGCTCACAGACCTGCGCGACGCCTACGTGAACACGACCGTCGCCGACGGTGGGCTGATCGAAGCCGCACGCGACCGTTACGCGCTCGGGAGCAGCGACAACATCGAAATCGACGACGGCGCGCTGACGTCCATCGGCGACGAGGGCACATGGGTGCAGGCGTGGGTCTGGATGGAACACGAGGACGACGAAGACGACTGCGGCTGCCCGCTCGGTTTGCTGAAAGGTGAGACGTGTGGCGTTTGCGGGAAGACCACCTGATGCGCCTCATCTTCTTCCCGAAGTCGTTGCCTAATCCGTTCACCATCGCGCTGTCAGGCATGACCGTCGATGATTTCGGCAATCAGATCCACCTGGAGGGCAACGCGCAGTGGTTCGCCGCCGCGAACTTCAGCGACGAAAACTACTTCGACGCATCGACCGGCTTCGGCCCGCTCGGTTGGCGCGAAGCCATGAATAAGTAAGGGGTTACTCATGCACCTGACAGCAAGAGAGCGTCGCCTCATGAAAGCGGCACCCACCCTGAGCACGACGCAGCGCGTGTCCATCGCCCGTCATTGGCCCAAGTCGCGCGGGCAAGCGGCGACGGTCCTGTCTGCTGAGCATGTGGCGCGCGATGCGAACTACCCGGACATCGACCAGACCGGCAAGGGCCAGTTCAAGGGCAAGTGCAATCGCACGGCGTGCGAAGAGCGGGGCGAGGACATCGCATGGTGGAACCGCCCGATGCGGGCCTTCTACTGCTCGGACTGCCGCCGCGAGATCAGCCGCTTCGACGACTACCGCGGCACGCCGCAGCAGATCTTCGAAAACGCTCCGCGCGTCGATGCTGATACGCCAGCACCGCATCCCGAAAATGAATCTGTCGCAACCAACCACGCAACCGCACCATGAGCCTGAACATAGAACGCCTCGAACTGCTCGCCGCCGCGCTTGAGCAGCAGAAATTCGCCGCGCCCGCCGAATTCGATCTGTCCTACTGGATCAGGAACAACGGCGATCACCTCGCTCTCCGCAACCGCGAGAACGCCACTGTCGTCGCCGACAAAGAGTTCGGCAGCGCCGAGTGCGTGGTCGTCGATCCAGCCCGCGTCGATTGCAGCGCTGCCGCATGTGCGTGCGGGCATGCCGCACTCATGCCTGAATTCCACGCGCTCGGGTTCAAGCTGGTCGTGCCTGTCTCGGGTGTTTTCGCCGGCTCTGCGCAGCCATTCTTCGACGGGCATCTCGGATGGGACGCCGTGCGCCTGTTCTTCGGGCTCCAGAGTGAGTGGGCCGACTACTTGTTCGATATCGACTCCTACGTCGACGAAGACGACGATGAGCCGCCGACGGCCGCAGACGTTGCCTTGCGCATTCGCAATCTGGCCCACGACGAGCGCCTGTCGCACCAGATGGGCCTGTCGGGCGCGCAGTAATCCGATCGTCATCCGTCATGCGACCGGGAAACTGGTCGTATCGCAACCACACACGGGGAAGCCCCATGCCGAAGCACCAAATGACCGAGAGCGTCATCATCCGTCCCGCCAGCACGCGCTACGGTGGGCAAGACGCCGACTTCTCGATGTTCGACTATATCCAGAACGAATTCGAGAGCGACAAGATCCACGCGGTTCTCACGCACGTTCCGTATGACATCAGCGCGAAGATGCAGCGCCTCGAAAACGACCGCGCCGCGCTGCTCGACACTGCCGCGCTGGTGATCGCCTCGTGGGAGGAGGGCGACTTGGCCGGCGCCGTTCGCGCGCTCGAACGTGCCGTCAAAGAGGTCCAGTCATGAGCGGCCGCCACCTTGTCGCCGCCGCGCTCGACGACGCCAACGACGAGAAGCACCACGGGGAAGCCTACACAGTGCACCTGTGGCTGCGCTCGGGTCGCGAGGTGCGCGGAGCGGTCGAGCGCGGAATGATGCGCCCGTTCAACGGCGGGCTGCTGCTGGAGCTGGAGGTGTGGAGGCAGCCGCTCCACAACGGCTACCCGCGCGGCGGTGAGCCGCCCATCCCGACAGGTCATCGCGTCCTCATCGACCCCGACGAGGTGGAGCAGATCGAGATCGTCTGGTGATCCGCGACCCGTTCAAGGGCTGCTCGCCGCGCTACGCCGCCTACTGCATCGCGCATGGGCTCACGCCGGCGGGCACGCAGCCCACGTCGCGGCATATCCGCCCGTTCGTCTACTGGATCGGGCATCACCTGGACATCTGGTGCAAGGCGCACGGCAAGCGCCGCCATACCCTCGGGTTCGTCGAGCACAGAGCGTTTGACGAATGGATCGCGCAGAAATACCCGCGACCCATCCGCAAGGGCTCCACACCCTGACCGGGAAACTAACACCTGTCGCAACCAACCACACACGACAACGCATCATGCCCATCCGATACGAAGAAATCATCGCCACCGTCGACACGTCCGAACACAAGCTCGATCCGGGCAGCCTCGCAGTCGAAGCGCCTGCGACCCTCGACAACCTGTATCTCGACGCCTATGGGCTCGTGATCGACGCTTTCCACCAGCACGTCGTCTGCGCTGAGTCCGTCTCGATGGTCTACGCCGCCGCGAAGGTCATGTTCGCGCGCCACGGTGACACCAACCCGGTCCTGACGTTCGACCTTGCGACCGCCGCTGCAATGGGCTCGCCGTGGGAACACCAGTGCAAGAGCGCCGAAGAGTGGGCCGTGTGCTTCGCGCGTCGTCACGTCGAAACCGACGAGGGCACGGTCGATGACGATGCCGTCGATGCCGATTGTGTCAGCCGTGCTTTCTACGCGCTGAGCGTGCTCATCGGTGCCGGTGTGCCCCGCACCGATGCGGCGCTCGCGCAGCTGTGCCACGACAACGAGACACTGATCGCCTCGCTCAACGCGACGCCCGCCTAACACATGCCCGGGCCGCGCGCCCGGGCGCAACTTGGAGAAGAACATGACCAGCAACGTTCGAACCTTCCAGGTGGATCTCGTGCCCGTGATTTCGACCTGCCACGTCAGCAAAGATACCGCCGCGCGCCTCGATCTGGGCGACCGCGAAAACGACTGGACGATCACCGCCGCGTATGAGCACGGCTGGCTCCTCTACGTGCAGCCGGAAGAATTGATCGCCGACCTCGGGATGCCTGAAGACCTCGCGACGGTGATGGCATGGGGCCGCCGGCACAAGGTTCAGTGGATTCGCATGGACTGCGACGCGGGTGCCGTGCACGACCTGCCGCAATACGACTGGTGACGCATCCTCGGGCGGGCCACAACCCGCTCGGGAGAATAGAACCATCGAAACCAACGCGAGACACGCGATGAAGACCCCGACCACCCTGCCGATCAAGAACCTGTCCGACTTCTACGCCAACACGCGCAACAAGCCGTGCGTGTTTGACGATCAGTGCTTCCTGTTTCTCGCGTCCGGTTTCGCGAACTACGCCGTCGTGCACGACGCCAAGACCGAGCAGTTCGTCGCGCTTGAACAGCGCACGTTCGGTTCCGCAGACGTCGAGACGGTCTGGGAGATTGCCCGTTCTGAGCCGCGCGGGAACATCGACCCGTGCAACGCCGCGTGCATGCGCGGTCTGTATTTCGACTGCAACAACCACCTCGACGCCGAGACGCACGTCGCGCCGAAGTTCATCGCCGATTAAGAGATCCACCATGAATATCGCCAACATCGCCCATGCGCGCCACACGCTCGAAGTGATCCGCGTCAAAGCGCTTGCCAACGAGTTCTCGGGCGCGGGCCGCTACCACGACAAGAACACGGGCTGCCTGTGCGTGATCGGGTCCATCATGCCGCCGAGCATGCTCGAAGTCGCCGCACGCGAGCACAACGGTTGTCCGATCGACGGGTTCTACGTCCGCAGACACGGTGCTGAGGGGCTGGAGCTCGCCTCCGACGCGCTCGCACGCGAAACCGGGATTCCTTCGGGCATGCTCGCGTCGCTCCAGATCGAGCACGACGAGGTATCGCACCAGTTCGGCCCGGGTCCGGGCACCCGCGCGGTCGCCAACAAACGTATCGCCAAATGGGCGACGACGACACTCTCCACGCTCTTCTGAACGCCATGAACATCGAACAACTCCGACTCGCCCGCCGCACGCTCGAACAGATCCGGGTGCGGGCACTCCACAACGAATTCTCGGGCAAGCCGCGCTACCGAGACTTGAACGGCTGCCTGTGTGCGGTCGGCGCACTGATGCCCGACTTCGTGCTCGACAAGATCGCGGACAGCAAGAACAACGAGTCGAGCATCGGCGGGCTCGTATTCACGCCGCCGGGCGATTCGCCGTATCGCCGGGTCCGTGTGATCCAGGTGATCGTGGAAGAGACGGGGCTGGGCCGCTGGGACATCAAGGATCTCCAGCAGACGCACGATAACGTGCCGCACTCTCAGTTCCGCGAGAGCGAAACATGGACCGCAGACGAACGTCGCGCACGGGCCAACGAGCGTGTCCGCAAGTGGGCCGAGAGCCGGCTGGAACATCTGTTTTAACGGGGGCAGTGCGAAGGACCAAAACGGGTGCCGATAGCGGGCAAAAGACCCGCGTCGAATCCGTTTTAACAGCCCGAATCCTGGCGGGCCAAACACCGGGCAACGAACCATAGGAGGCACGCCATGAAGGGACGCTAATCAACCACCAAACCACACATCTACACGCCAATAAGGCCCGGGTTACGCACTGTAATACCGGGCCTTATTTCATGGTCCGACAGCCTGTTACGCCGAGGAACACTAAGTCATTGATAGTAAACAAGAATGTTGTATTTCCGTAACTTGCTCGTTTACGCAGTCAATTCGCTGCCAATGCAGACCGCCCTGAAGAGGCTCGACCCGCAATTGAGACACGGCAGAAGCGTGCCGAACCACCAGCAATACCGAGACAACCTGCAACGCAAACGAAGCGAATGCCGAGCGATCTGACACGCCCGAGACGATCATCCAGACCAGCAGCGATCCCGCAATCGCCCGACCGGTAAGCGAATAGGATAAGAATCGTGCTTTTGACCGCAACGACGAATCCGAGGAGATCAACACTCACACACCGGATCGCGGAGACTCAATCACCCGTATGGACCCATTCATATAGCACTCATCCATACATAGAGAGAACACACTCCACACGCCTTTACGTATAAGAAACCCATACGGCTGGGCCTGATCGTTCTCTTTCAATCGTCGCTCTCCAGCAATTTCTTATACCGCGCCGCCAATCCCGATCCGCACTCCCACATGCCAATTGCCGCCAATGCCAAGCCCTGTAAGGGATTGCGGGCTTTGAGATCCGTGGACTCGGTGCCGTGGAATGGGGATGGCGAGAGGCCCGTATAGGCGCGTTCCTATAAGATTCGACGCCCGCCGTATAAGTTCTTCCTATAAGAGTCTCCTATAAGGTTCGCCACGGCCCTATAAGTTTGGCCCCGCCTACCTATAAGTTTGGCCCCGCCTACCTATAAGTTTGGCATGCCGTGGCAGGTGCGTGTGTGGAAAGACGATCTCTTCCTATAAGGTTCCAAGCCTTCGTCTCGATACTGAAAGCTCTTCACCACACAGCGCAGGGAGCGCAGATCATGTCCATCTTCTTCGAAGCCAAAGTCAGCATCGCCGGTCGTGCCACGCGCCGAGACTTCGACACCGCCGATGCTGCTGCCAAGTTCGTCGAGGAGAACGGCGCGGGCCGTGTCGTTTGCTTCACCCGCACGCCCAATCCGAACTTCACCGAAGGGTGCGCTGAGATTTGGCGTTACGAAGATCGTTCATGCGGAATGTGGACGCTCGCCGAGCGGGAAGGGAAGCTGAGCTGGATGGTTCACGGGATCTTCGACGGATCAGGTGCACCGCTTGCCGAAGAGCGCCCCCACTGATGGGATGACGGGCCAAGCGCCCGTCTCTCTTCATAGTGTCAACGCCTTGGATCGCCGTGGCGTCGGGAGAGTGAGAGGTCCGAGCCTCATCCGTGACCCGGGCGTCACAATGAAAGCTCACCAACAGCGAGGTTCACCATGAGCACGATCAACGTCACCCCGGAACGCAAAGCAGAACTCTCGGCAAAGGGCTTCTACATCGAGGATATGAAAGCGGTGTGGGGCGAGGGCTGGTGGGACGGTTCGTTTCGCTGGATGAAGAAGGGCTCGGATGAGTTTCAGGACGGCGACGTGAGCAGCTCGGAGGAAAACGCATGGAAGGTGTGCGACGCATACGATCGCGAGACGAGCGTTGCCAAGCCCGGGCACTACCTCGTCTCGCGCGAGGTGGTCGGTTCGGAAGCCCGGGACAAGATGGTCGCTGGTCTGCGCGATGAGGAGTTCGACTTCACGATCACCGAGACGCAACCGGGGCACTTCACGGTCACGGTGCAGTCGCCCGAGGGCGTGTGTTGGGGCTGATAGTCGTTGACGGGCCAAGCGCCCGTTGTTCGAACACACCGCCGTGGATTGCCAGGGCAGGGCGCATCAGATCCGCACGCACCGGTTCGGGCGCCGCATGTCGATCGTCAAAATAGAGTCTCACCCACTCAGAGATTCACCGAAAACATGGTCACAGCCACCATCACGAAGTTCACCCCCGAAACCAACGTCGCCGTCGAGGGCAACCCGGGCGGGTATGCCGCGTTCGAATACAGCCTGTTCAACGACGACGACGTGAGCATCGTCGCCTCGATCACGGTCCCGATGTGCTACTTCCTCGATGAGCACACCAACCTCGCGACGACCGCCTTCGCGTCGATGGTGACCGAGATCGTCAACACCGAGCCTGAAGACTACGCGAAGCTCGTGGGCCGCACCTTCGACTAAGCAGCAGACGGGCCTTCGCGCCCGTTGTCTCACCTCTCACCGCCGTGGCGGGCCAGGGCAGGGCATAGCAGGGCACCACGCATCCTCGTGTCATCCAAAGCCTCGTCGGGAAACTGAAATCTCACCAAACAAGAGGTTTCCCGAAATGCTCGAACAGTTGCAGTGGTTTCTCGCCGTCTTGCTCGTGATCGCAGCCGCGGTCGGTATCGGTGCGGTGTTCTGGTTCGCGGTCGATGTCGCAACGGGCGGCATTCGTCGCGCACGGGAGCGCCGACGCTGTGCGATGCCCAATCGCATCGCAACCCTTATGCGCGGGCGTTGAGCGACCTACCGGGACACTCCGTGTCCCGAGTTGCAAAAACGACACTCATGTAAGAGGGTGCCTACAAATAATTCGGTTGATATAGGCATACCAATGGCCGAGGAGCCGCACCGGACAAGGAATCGGAATTTGTTACTCGAAGTTACACCCTATTACACCTCTTTCATCCGCCAATCGTTTGGCGCACAATTTCTACATGCACTGACCGGTGAACAAAACCTCTGTGCAGCCAAAAACCAGTAAATAATTCCTTCCCGAAGAGCACTACGGCAATGAGCAAGATCGCATTCGAATGCATGGACGCATCCAACAACACGTTCACGGTCAAGATGGAGTCGGACTCCGCGGAGATTGTGCAGGTGGTCGCCGCCACCGTGCAAGCCTACAAGCGCGAGGGCATCGAAGTGTTCTCGGCAACCCGCATCGAGGAGATGGTGGTCGACGTCGATATGTATGCGCCGGCCGAGCGCCGGGCCGCAGTGCCGACGGCTACGCTTGAGCGCCTGGCGGGCCGTAGCGGCTCATGGCTGCAGCGCGGGGCGGCGCTCGGTGCGCTAGTCCTCGCGATCCTTGGCTTCGATGCTGATCTGTCGTTGGTGGCGCGCGTCGCCCATATGGGCGGGGCCGTTATGACCGTCGTCCACGCGGCTGTCTGAATCCGCGGAAGCGAAATCCGTAGAGGGCGCTCTAAAGTGATGAGTCTCGTTGCTCGCACAGGTGCCCTCTCCAATGTTGTCATGGTTCAGTGAAGGAATGTGGATGATCCCCCTCTATGGGGTGGTGTTCATCCTGTTTGTGCTGGTGTTGTGCGTAGTGTCCGCGTTCTGCGATATGCGCGCACGGCACCGGTATGAAGCGAGCGTGCGCCGCTACTACGCACGCCGCCGTCTGTTCTAGTCGTGCCTGACCTGCGGTGCCCATGCGCACCGTCTTGGCCGGGCCGCGGCGGGGCAGGTGACGCGTCCAAGCGCGTGCCGTGAGGTAGTCGAGAGAATGACGTCTCTTGCAGCGAATGAGTCGCTGCACCACCTCTCAAGGAGACTGTCATGCTCGCCCGCCTCATCCACGTCGAAACGCTGCTTGCCGATAACGATCTCGATCGCGAGCTGGATGAGCTGGAACGAATGCAGGAGCAGGAAGAGCAGCGCGCCGCCCGGGCCACCCGCAGTGTGCGTCGCCGCTCGTATGCGCAGGACTGGGCGCGGATCGACTAGAATTGCCGTAACAACGATTTACCTGAGTGGTCTTCGCCGTTAGACGCAAGATCTTTGACGGCACCCGTTTGGGTGCCGTTTTTTTTCGTGTGGCCGATTTTTCCATGGCTCAAGGCCCGTATAGGCGGCTAGGCTGAAAAGCGCTCACCGGCGTGCAGCGGGTTTGGTGCCAAGCCGCCCAGTGCCGCGGAATGGGGATGGCGACGGACCCGTATAGGCGGCTTGGACGAAAAGAGGGCGACGCCGGGCAGGGCGCCGGGCCAAGGGCCAGGGCCAAAACCGGGTGCCAAGACCCTTCGGGCCGCAGAAGATCAGCTCCACAGAGCATCGGGCCATGACGATGTTAGAGATGCGTAACAATATCGTTAGAGATGCGATACATCGTTATCCCGATGAAGTCGTTCGAACAACGTAACAATGTTGTTAGAAATGCGATACATAGCACCGCGTAACACATTCGTTAGAACTCCCAGCTATCCCAGGGTGACGCATCGCGCGCCCGCCCCTCACATAAAACAGAACCGCGCACGCACGCGACTACCATACGCGCCCGGGCGTCGTCAAGCGTTTTCGCTTGAAACATTTCTCTAACTTTTTTTTAACAAGCTATTGCAGTAAGTAACGGGTTACTCTATGATTCATCCCTGTAGCACGCAGCAAACGAAGCGACGCAAAAAGCGACGCACGAAAAAATCAATCACTCAATAAGGTAAGAAAATGTCGAACGCAAAAGAGCAAGTTATCACCCTCGAAAACGTCAAGCTCGCAATTTCCCGCGCGAATGACCGTCACTCGAAAAAGACCGGTGAAACGGGCATGCAAGCTGACTTGCTGAAAGCAGTCAAATACTGGGACGACGGTCTGTGCGTGTTTGTCGCGGGCATGCTGAACCGGGCGCGCATCGATCAATTGACGTTTCTCGCAACCATCGCTGATAACATGCCCGTTAAAGCAGTGATGCGCGCGTCTGAGTTTTTCGCTTGTCTGCATGCGAAGAACTACAAACAGCTTGACGGTGTAACCGCGCTTTCGATTCTGAGCGCGATTCATGCGGGCGCGGTTTCCCGTAGCGCGATTTTCTTTGCGTCTACCGGGCGCGGGAATGAATCGACAAGCGATGTCGTTAGCGATGTTTCGCTTGTTCGCAAGCTGCAAAAAGCGCTTGGTAAGACCGTGGGCGCGACTACTGAAAGCACGCAGAATTCCCGATCGTTTGGTGTAAACGGGTTCTGTCGCTTTCTCAATATGGGCGAAATGGTAAAGGTGAAGGGCAAAGAAGCAGTGTTAGAAGTTAATGCTAAATCGCCCTTTGTTGCTGCTATCGCTAAGATGGTAGAGGTAGCAAGCGAAGATACCCTGTCGCTTGTTAAGGGCGCGAAGAAAGACTAAGTAACGCGTTACTTGCCCGGGCGCTAATCGCGCCCGGTTCTCTACTCTGCTAGGTATCCCGCTATGTCTTCGCAAGTCTTCGCCCTTGTCGTGCTCTGGTCTGTTCTCATGGTCGTCGCATCGTTCGCCCTTGTGCATATCGCTTTCCCTGCTCGCACTAGCACGCAGATTGACATCGAACGCGCCCGCGCCCGCATCGACGCTAACCGCAAGCGTCGCGCGATGAAAGCAAACGCGCCCGCTAAACGTCGCATTGCCCGCGCTATTCGCGCCCGCGTCTAACCGCACCATACGGGCGCTACGCGCGCCCGCTACACCTTGCCCACTGCTTACCCTTACCCGCATCATGAAAACCGCTCAGACAGTCTCTAATCGCTTCGTCGCATCGCACGCATACCATGCCCGCACGTGTCATGGGTTCAATGCAGAGAATGACGCATGCGACGCCCAGCGTTACACCACTGCGCACGGTGCGTGCTGGGTCGATTCGTTCGATACCATGCACGATGCACTAGACCATTTCAGTCTATCACTTGGTTGGGATCACGAACCATTCTAATACATAGCAAACCGAACTATTACGCGCCCGGGCACCTCGCACCGGGCGATGAATCGAAACGGTTGGGGCACCTTGGTGGTCTTAGAAGGAATCGCGTTACTGGTGGGGCCTCGTTGGAAATTTTTTCCAGATCCAGACCCGATCCTTATACAGCCAGGAGCCGCGAAATCCGAGATCCTTATAGGGCCAAGGCAGAGTGGGGAAGGGGGAAGTGGGGCTTTGGGAAGATGGAAAGCCGAGAGCCGAAAGGGTGGACGTGAGCAATCCACCCTGGCCGGCGGCGCTAGGGGCGCTGGCGCGCCCCGCAGCTGCCCGCCTGGGCCTTACTGGGGGAGTGCCCCGTCGCGCTGCGCCTGATGCACCATCGCGAGCCAGTTGTCCATGCAGTAGGAAAACGCCCAGCGCGCCGCCGAGTCCCGATCGTATGCCGTCGGATTCGCGTAGATCACGTCTTCGATGTGCTGCCGCATGGGCTCCGACCACGCTGGATCATGGCCCGTGGGCTTCTTGCCCTGCAGCGCCATGCGGTAGTAGAGGTCGCCCGTCTTGCCGTAGAGCTCGCACGAGCTTGCCCTTGCCTCGTAGTTCTCCCACCCACCCCCGTGGCACACCCCTGCGGCCGTCGCAAGTAGCGCGGCGATCATTGTCTTCTTCATTGTGACCCTCGTATTGGCCTGATTTTCATTTTTGAAACCGCGCCGATTCTACCAGCCGCCCCATCGGTCATCGAGCAGCGGCGCCGTCTCGAGTAGCCGGCCGACGATCGCGGTCATGGGTTCGTCCGACGATGCGAGCTCGTCCGCGGCCTGGCGGGACCGAATGGCGTCGCGCTCTTCTTCCCGCGCCCGCAGAATCCCCGCTTCACGTCCTTCCCGGGCCTCCCGCGCATCGGTGGTGACCCACTCGCCGCCGTCATACCCGTCGGACACCCACTTGAACTCCTTGCGCCAGTCGATCTGCGGCAGCCCCGCGGCCCGGCGCTCGAGTGCGGCCATCAGCGCGTCGATCATCGGCTCGTTCATATCGGCGGCCATCGCCCGGTATTGCCGCGCTGCCTCCTTCGGGTCGGTGATCGGGAACCGTCCGCTCCACTTCGCCATCGCATCCATCAGGTTGCGGGGATCGGGCACGTAGCTCATGCGGCGCATGATCTCGCCCAGTGCCGCGACCTCGGTGCCGCGAGCGCCGAGTTTGATGTCGGCGAACGCATCGGGCATCTCGTTGCGCGCGTAGTTGATGACGTTCAGTAGCATGGACACAGTGCAGACCTCGGAATTTGGCTTCTTACCATCGAGTATAGGGTTGCCCGGCGCTCCTGCCGCGGCAAAGAAAAACGGCGCCCGAAGGCGCCGTCGATGATGGGTTACTAGACCGGCCAGAGATCAGCCGAAGCAGCAGTCATATGAAGCCCATCGGGTTCCCGGAACCACCATCGGCATCCTCGAGCTCGCGCTCGATGTGTTGGATGCGCGCAACCTGCTCGGGGTCTTGCATCACGGGCGGCTCGGGCATGAAGAACAGACCCATGAGCGCCAGTGCGTTGCCGGTGAGCGCCAGCGTGAGTGCGACGATCGCAATCACCCCGACGATGTGCAACACGAACAGCAGCGGAACACGTGAAGGGAACACAGCTTTCTCCTTGAAAAGTAAGCTGGCGCTTACTCTACGCGCTTCGGCGCCCGAACACAAACCCTGCGGCGAACACGCACCACAGGATTTGCCCTGCCACGGCGCCGGCCGTCCAGTGCCCACCGTGTTCGAACGCGAACAGCAGGCCCGCGATGGTCGCGCCGATGAAGCTGCCCATCAGGACGAGAAAAGGTTTCATGCTGCCTTCCTGAAAACGGAGTAGTCGAAGTCCTGCACGATGTTCTCGGCAAAGCCCGGGGTGTTCGCGATGATCGACATACGCTCCTTCTGGTGGTCGCGCAGGGTCGAGTTGACCGCTTCCTGATAGTCCACCACGAACGCGATGTTCGGCCCGTTCTTCTTCTTGCGCAGCCCGCGCCCGATGCGCTGGCGGGTCTGCACCTCGGCCTTGCCCGCGCCCGCGAGCACGATCAGGCCCACGGCCGGCACATCGACGCCGACGTCCATGATCGAGGTGCCGATCACCGCATCGACCTTGCGGTCGCGCAGCGCGTTAAGTGCCGCCTTGCGCTCGTTCTGGTCGTTGGCGCCCTTGATGAACGCCACGCGCACGCCCGCTTGCGTGAGCATTTCCGACAGGATGCGCCCGTGCTCGGTGCGCGACACCAGAATCATGCCCGGCAGGCCGTGCTGCTTCGCGCGGCTCACCTCGTAGACGATCGAGCGGTTGCGCTCCTCGTTGTGCACGACGCCGATCTCGTAGCACTTGGGCCACGGGGTCGAGCGAAAGAGCCGGTGCGTGACCATCTTGCCCCGGACCTCTTCCTGATAGAACGGGGCGGCTGTGCGCAGCTGCACGAACTTGAAGTAGGGCTTGGCGAGCACGCCGAGGTCGATCAGTTGCTTCTCGGTGACGGTGATGGCCACAGGCCCGGAGCATGCCTCGAGGCGCAGGTTGTCCTCGGGCGAGTCCTTCATGAAGGGAGTGGCGGTCAGCGCGAGGCGGTAATGGGCGTTCACGCAGTGCCGCATGATCTCGTAGAAGCCGCTGCCCGACGCCTCGTGCGCTTCTTCGAGGATCACGAACTCGACGGAGGCCAGGAACTTGATCATTTCCTCGCGCTTCCTGTTGTGTTCCGTGACCTTCGCCTGGATCTCGGCCACCACGTGTGCGTCGGGCGTGCGCTTCGCCTCGAGCTGCTGGCGCAGCGCGGTTGTCGCATCGGCGACCTGTGTCACTGGTAGCTTCTGCTTTTTCAGCTTCGCCTGCAGCTTCTCGACCTCGCGGTCTTCGGCGGCGTTGCGGTTCTTGATGAAGGCGAGCAATTCGCCCTCGTCGGTCCAGAGTTCAATCGCGGCGCTGATGGTCTGCACCATCCCGAGCGTGAACTGACGCGAAAAGTCCCGCTGGCTGTCGCCCACGACGCCCACGCGCTCGCCAAGGTTCTCGGTGACCGCATCGCCCATCTGATACATGAGGATGCCCCGCGTGGTTAGAAAAAGCGTCTTGCGGCCGATGCGCTTGTAGCAGATCCGGGCAATGCGCGACTTGCCGCCGCCGGTTGCCACGCGCGCGATGATGGCGCGGTGCTTGACCAGCTTGTCGGCCACCTCGGGCTGATAGTTGTAGGCCGGGTCGTAGCCGAACTCGTCGACCACCGGGCGCTCCGGGCCGAGTGGGGCGGGTGCGGGCTTCCTCACGAGATGGACCTTGTAGCCGGCCTTCAGGAGCGCCGCGTAGACCTTGTAGGTGAAGCCCGCCGGGAAGGTGTCATTGGCGAAGTCGTAGAAGCTCGATGAGCCGTCCCACGACGTTCCCTTGAATGCCTGCGTGTAGCTCGCGCCATCGACGAGGTAGGAGAGCTTCTCGCGCACGAGCAGCTTCGCCTCGCGCGACGCGCCGAGCAATTTTGCGTTCACCGCACCGGCGGCGAGAGTCAGTCCAGGTGTCATTTCAATAAACCGTGTGTTTGCGGATCGGGGTGTTGATCGCTTTTTCGTGGGACCAGCCTTTCTTGAGCCGGTAGCGAAGGGCCTGTGTCGAGCATCCGATCTCCCGCGCCCATGCTTCCATAGGCTGCGTGCGCCCGTTCGCGGTCAGCAGAACCGTTGTGCTCATGTTCGCGCCCTGTTCTTGGCGCGTCGCCCATCGACAGTTGGAGGGTTCGTAGTTGCCATCGACCTCGTTTCGTTCGAGTGTGGTGCCGCGCGAACGCGGCCCCATGTCGGCATAGAAGTTCTCGAACGTCTTCCACCGCTCGCAGACTGTGATGCCGCGGCCGCCGTATCGCTCGTAGCCATTGCAGCGGGGATCACCGGTGCGATAGAGCATCGCCTGCCACGTCCGGTATTCAGGCGTGTCGGCCATACCGTGCGTGCGCCGACAGTCGCCGCTCTTTGCAACCTCAAGCTGCAGGCAGCCGCACGACCGCACCTTGCCGCGCTTCAAATCCGCGCTCGCGGCGGTGTGCTCCTTCCCGCAATCGCACACGCACATCCATTTTTCGCTGCCCGCATACGACAGCGCGCGCAGGCGCCCGAACTGTTTATTCGTCAGGTCTTGGGGCTTAGGCCCGCTTTTCTTCTTGCCGGTCGATTCCATGTGTGGAAAAATGAGTAACGCGTGACTTACCTTATACCAGATGACAACTACTCCGACAGCTCTCCGTGTTTCCGTTGACGCGCTTCGTGCAAATCCGTGGAACACCAACAGCCTCACACCCGAGAACGAAGCGAAGCTCGATGCTTCCATCGTGCGCTTCGGCGTCTACAAGCCGATCGTCGTGCGCCCGCACCCGGACGGCGAGGGCTACGAAATTCTGGGCGGTCAGCATCGGTGGGAGGCTGCGCGCCGCGCGGGCCACGCTGATGTGCTGATCGTCAACGTCGGCCCCGTGTCTGATCTGACGGCCAAAGAGATTGGCCTCGTCGACAACGGCCGCTACGGCGAAGACGACACGCTGGCGCTCTCGCGCTTGCTCAAGGAGATGGGCGTCGAGGACATCGGCACCTTCCTTCCCTACACCGACGGCGAGCTGGAAAACATTCTCGCTGCTTCAAGTATAGATCTCGACGACCTAGACAAGCTGGATGAGGCCGAAATGCCTGATCTGTCGGGTCCGGGCGTGGGCGCCACGCATCAGGTGATGCGCTTCAAGGTGCCCGTCGAGGATGTCGCGTGGGTCACGAGCGCCATCGAGCGCCGCCAGCGCGAGGCCGGTTTCACCACCGAAGACTCCATGACGAACGCCGGCATGGCCTTCGTCGATCTGATGAAGGCATACAAATGATCCGCTACATCGGCACCAAGGTCATTCTCGCGCGCCCCATGACGCGCGGCGCATACAACGACTATCGAGGCTGGACGATTCCCGCCAACGAAGACCCGCTTGAAGAAGGCTATCTCGTCGAATACACGGACGGCGGTGCGTCGAACCACGTCAACCACGCGGGCTATGTCTCCTGGAGCCCCAAGGACGTGTTCGAGGCAGCCTACCGACCCACCGTCGGCATGAGCTTCGGTATGGCTATCGAGGCGATGAAGATAGGCATGCGCGTCGCACGCGTGGGCTGGAACGGCAAGGGCATGTTCCTTGAGCTTTTCAGCCCATCCGGTGCCGGCCTCATTCTCCAATCGGGCGAGAGCATCTCCGAGCTTCCGTGGATCGGTATGAAGACCGTCGAGGGCAAGTTCGTGCCTTGGTTCGCATCGCAGGCTGACATGCTCTCGGACGACTGGATCACGGTATGAGCAAGCCATCCGGTTTCGCCGCTATCCCGCGCGCCGAGTTTCTCTACCCGGAGTGCGAGTCCTGCTACTTCCACAACCTCGAGCCTGCCATCTGCGAGAACTGCGACAACGGCGACGAATACGAGCCGGATGACGACCTCGAAGACAAGCTCTCCGAGCGCAAGGCCGCCATCGTGCGGTTCTTCCGCAAGATCAGAACACCCCTGCCGGCCGAGTTCCTGCAAGACGAACTGCCGGTGCCCGAAAAGGAGCTCGAAGCAGCATGAGCCAAGTCACCCGAACCAATGAAGTGCGTGCGGTCGCCGACCTCGTGCCGTATGCGAAGAACGTCAAGAAGCACGACGACGCGCAGGTCGCCAAGATCATCGAGTCGGTCCAGCAATTCGGCTGGACGCAGCCCATCGTGATCGACGAAGCCAACGTCATCATCGCCGGCCACGGCCGGCGCCTGGCGGCCACCAAGCTCGGCATGAAGCAGGTGCCGGTGCTCGTGCTGCGCGGCCTGACCGATGAGCAGAAGCGCGCGCTGCGCCTGGCCGACAACCGCACGAACGAGGGCGGCATCGACACGCTCATGTTCCGCGAGGAGATGCTTGGCATCGAGGATCTGCTCACCGGCATCTTCGACACGAAGGAGCTCGAGTTCTCGGCGGCCGATCTGGGCACGCTCAACGAGGCTGCCTTCGTGCCCGACGTCGCGGAAGCGGTCGAGATGCAGGAGATGGAAGCGCACGCGAAGGCCGATGAAGTCGTTGCGCGCCGCGTGCCGCTCTCCAAGGCATTCGGCTTCAAGGACGTGGCCGGCGCGCACGAGATCCACATCTCGCGCTTCATGGCGCGTGCGCAGGCCGAAACCGGGTTGACGGGCGCCGACGCGCTCGCGGCTTTCCTCGAAACCCTCGCGTAAGTAACCCGTAACTCATGACCACATACACCATCGACAAGCGCTTCCACACGCGCGTCGCGCGCAGCCAGCGCGTCGTGGAAGTCGCTGAAGCGTTCGGCCTTGGGCTGGACGACAAGGAATTCGTGATCTTCGACCAGCTGAAGCTGGACGTCGCGCAAGGCGACGTGATCTACATCACCGGCCAGTCCGGCAGCGGCAAGTCGCTGCTCCTGCGCGAGCTGTCCGCGCAGATGGCCGCCGAAGGCCAGAAGGTCGCGAACCTCGATGAGGTGGCGATCGACCCGGATGCGCCGCTCATCGACCAGATCGGCACCAGCACGAACGATGCGATCCGGCTGCTCTCGATTGCCGGCCTGAACGACGCGTATCTCTTCATCCGCAAGCCCGGCGAGCTCTCTGACGGCCAGCGCTACCGCTTCAAGCTCGCAAAGGCGATCGAGAGCCAGGCCGACGTGTGGGTGGCCGACGAGTTCATGGCTGTGCTCGACCGGACCGCGGCCAAGGTGATCGCGTATGCCGTGCAAAAGACCGCGCGCAAGGTCAACGCGACCGTGATCGTTGCGACCACGCACCTCGACCTCGTGGAAGACCTGCAGCCGTCGCTCTACATCGAGAAGCGCTACCGCGAAAAGCTGCGCATCGAAGCATTCACCGAGCTCAACGCGGCGGCCGAAGGGTCGAAGACCCTCACGCGCGATGAAGCCTACGACCTCATGAAAAGGATGGCCTGATGAACCCGAAGTATGAAGCGGCGCTCGAAGCGTCGAAGACCCGCCCGCAAGTCGTGATCTTCACGGCAGCCTGGTGCGGCCCGTGCAAGCTGCTCAAGCCCGCGCTGCAGGCGCTCAAGGCCGACTACGGCTTCGACTATCACGAGCTCGACGCGGCTGAATTCGAGCCGGCGGAGCTGCAGACCCTCGGCGTGCGCAACGTGCCGAACGTGCGCGTGCTCCTGAACACCGTCGTGAAGGCACAGTTCGTCGGCGCGCGCACGAAGGCGCAGGTCGAGGACTGGCTCACGGAGCTGGGCGTCATCTCGCGCGGACTGAGCTTCGAATGAGCGCGCCGGCGACCGCGGTGCCGATCGAGTTCGACACCGACATCGACAACCTCACACTCGGCTGGCGCGATCCGGCGGCCGGCACGCGGCCGCTCTCGCTCATGAAGCACATGTATGTCGAGCGCGGCACGCTGGAAGACTGGCAACTGCTGCACGAGCTCCACTACAAGGCGAGCAACAACGGCATCGGCCCGCGCTACGTGCGTCTGGTGATCGACGACGGCGTGGAGCCGGCGCTCACCATCGGCGTGATGGTGTTCACGGTGCCTAAGCCCCTGGACTCGGGCCGCAATCAGGTGTTCCCGCACCTGCGGCCCAACCAGAACGGGCGCGACAACCGGCTCATCAACGTGCAGCGCATGGCGTGGATCAACAAGAACCTGATCCTGTCCTCGCGCACGGTGCTCGACACCATGTATCGGGGCGGCGGCATCGCCTACCGCTTCAAGAACATCGGCTACCGGCTGATGGGCTTCCGGTATGTCGAGAGCCGCAGCTCGATGAGCCGCTACAACCCGTTCTCGATCAAGGCGGGCATGCGCTTCGTGAAGCCGAAGTCCGCTCCTGCGTTCGAGACGGGCCTCGCGTTTTTCGCGCGGCACTTCAAGAGCCCGGCCTACGACTACGTGGCGATCAAGGCTGAGATCGAGGCGATGCCCGACTACCTGCGCGAGCACACGCTCAAGGAGCTGCGCGCCTTCTACTACCGCAACAGCTCGATGGAAAAGTCGGGCGACAACCGGTTGAACGGCACCTCCCGCGTCGAGACGATGGAGCTCGGCTACCTGCTCAAGCAGACCCAACAGCTCGTGTTCGGCGCGACCGTCTATGCCGCGTGGGCGAACCCTGACTGGGATCCAACGACGCAGGCCATGCGTGCGCTGCCCGCGCGTATCCCGCTTTCCGCATTCGAGAACCAAGCGGTCGATGAACCGCTGCGACTGGACCTTCTGGAGACACACCATGACGCTTAAAACGACTGCCAAGACGCTGTGCGTAGTGGGCACGAAGGGCGCGCTCTCGCCCTGGACGATGGAAACAGTCGACGACGTGGCCGACGTGCGCGGCAAGGCGTATGACTTCGTGATCTGGGCGCGCACCCCCTCGAAAGAGGAATACGAGGCCGTGGCCGCGACGCTGAAGGGCTCGGAGTATGGCGACCACTTCTGGACCTGCCGGCGGCCGCGATGAACCTCACGATCAAGCAGATCGAGATCATGAAGGTGGTGGCCGCGGCCACCGCTGCCGAGCCGGTCGATCTGGATCAGCTGCTCGAACGCCTGCCATACGCGACCACCAAGGAGAGCCTGCAGTTCTCCTTGCGCGCGATCGAGCGGCACGGGCTGATCGACCGCAGCCACGCCGAGCACCGCCGCGGGCGTCTGCGACGGCTCGTCAAGCCTACGGATATGGGGCGCGCGGTGATTGGCGGAACTGGCAGGCCGGCGCCCGGGCCGGGCTCTTCGATCGGAACGAAGTCGGACGAACCGCAGTTTGTGGCGAGCTCCGATCCGCGACTCATGGAAGAAGTAACGCAGGACTTACCGGAGCCGGAGCTTCTGTCTCTCCCGGAGCTGTCTCTTCCCGAGCCGGTGCCTTTCCTCGAAGAAGAGTTTATTGATTAAAAAGTAAGCATTTTTTGTAGTTTTTACCACTTGTCACTTTTTAGGTTTCCCTCTTATATATAACCTTCTTTTTTATACATAGTAAAAAACTACATTCTAAAAACTATGGGAAACCCCAAAAAGTGACAAGTAAGTAAGGAACATGAAAGGATAGAGAGCACGATGAGATCAGGACCGCGGGCGGGAAATGCTGCCCAAAGAAGTAAGTCACGGGTTATTTACTTTCGGCCCGCGGCCCGGTATAGTCTGCCCTTAGAGAAACACCTCCAAGGGGCAGACCGAGCAACGGCTGCCCCATTTTTTTTGCTTGAGAGCCAGTGATGACGGATACGACGACCGAGCCGAAAAAGACCGGTGGCCGCAAGCCCGGCAGCCGCTCGCTTTCAGAAAAGCAAAAGGCCGAGGCGTGCGCGCTCTATGCTGCGGGCGAACTGACGATCGAGCAGCTTGCCACGCGCTATCAGCGCACCCCGCGTGCGATGAGCGCGATGTTCTCGAAGGCGGGCGTGAAGAAGGGCGAGAAGCGCGCCGAAGTGCAAGCCGCTGTCACCCAGCAGGTCAACCAGCAGATCGCGGGCGACGCGGCGGTGATGGCCGGCAAGATTCGCGAGACGAAGGACTCGCACTACGCGGCAGCGAAGGTCATCGCGGGCCTGATCCAGAAGCAGCTCGTCAATGCGCAGTCGCAGGGCAAGCCGTTCGCCACCGTCCAGAACGAGATCAAGACGCTCAAGCTCGCGGCCGAGGCGCTCGCCACGCTGCGCGCGGAGCGCTTTGTGATCCTCGGCATTGCCGACGGTGAGAAAGACGAGAACAACGAGCTGCCGGAGCTGGGCATTCACGAAATGACCGCCGAGCAGATCATCGAGATGCAGTCGCGGCAGGACGACGGCGGCCTGGACCTGAGCCCGGACGAAGACGCGATGCCGGTGCTGCCGTCGCCGGCCGAAGAAGAGGGCGTGGCCGACGCAATCGACATCGAGGACGACGATGCGGGTGCGTGAGCCGGGGCTGCCCGGGGTCACACAGCTGGCCGCCGAGATGCAGACGTTGTTCCTCCATCCGAAGCAGATGGAGGTCTTCCGATCGCCGCACAGATTTAGGGTCGTAACAGCGGGAAGACGCTGGGGCAAAACGCAACTTGCCAAGGTGTCCTTAATAAAATACGCCAAGGTGCCCGCGCGCCTCGTGTGGTATGTGGCGCCGTCCTACCGGATGGCCAAGCAGATCATGTGGCCGGACCTGATCGCCGCGATCCCGCGCAAGTGGGTCAAGAAGATCAACGAGACGACGCTCACGATCACGCTGAAGAACGACACGCGGATCGAGCTGAAGGGCGCCGACAACCCCGACTCGCTGCGCGGCGTGGGTGTGCACTTTCTCGTCATGGACGAGGTGCAGGACATCAACCCCGAAGCGTGGAAGAAGGTGCTGCGCCCGACGCTGGCCTCGACCGGCGGTCACGCGCTCTTCATCGGCACGCCCAAGTCATACAACTTCCTGTATGACCTGCACATGCTCGGCCAGGATCCAAAGAACCAGATTCTCGGCCGCTGGAAGAGCTGGCAGTTCCCGACGATCACCTCGCCCTTCATTCCGAAGTCGGAAATCGAAGCCGCGCGTGCCGACATGGACGAGAAATCGTTCAAGCAAGAATTCGAAGCCTCGTTCGAAACGATGTCGGGCCGCGTGTATCACCCGTTCGATCGCAAGGTCCACACGGGCAACTATCCGTTCAACCCGAGCCTGCCGATCTGGGTGGGGCAGGATTTCAACATCGACCCGATGAGCTCCTGCATCTTGCAGCCGCAGGAGAACGGCGAGGTGTGGGTGATCCACGAGCTCTCGCTCAAGTCCTCGAACACCGAGGAGGTGTGCGACGAGCTCGAACGCCTCTACTGGAAGCTCATCAAGCGCGTGTCGATCTTCCCCGACCCGGCCGGCGGCTACCGGCAGCACGCGCGCGGCGAGTCGGACGTGGACATCTTCAAGCAGAAAGGCTTCAAGAGCGTCGTCTACCGCAAGAAGCACCCGCCTGTGGCCGATCGGATCAACGCGGTGAACCGGATGCTGCGCTCGGCCGACGGGCGCATTCGCCTGAGAGTCGACAAGCGCTGCAAGGAAGTGATCCGGGCGCTGGAGCAGACGATCTACAAAGAGGGCGGGCGCGAGGTCGACAAGGACATGGGCGTCGATCACATGGGCGACGCTCTGGGCTATCCGATCGAGTATATGTTCCCCGTGCGTGAGATCAGCATTGCAGGCGTGTCGCTGTAGTGCTAGGATAAGTAACCCGTTACTCTACGATAGGCCGACCCTGAACCATGTCGCTTAGCCAGAAACAGCTCCAGACGTTCATCAAGCGCCGTCATCCGCTCTATGAGCAGATGCAGGCGCATTGGGACTTCCTCGAGCAGACCTATGAAGGCGGCCGGCAGTGGTTCGTCGACAACCTGCACAAATACCGCAAGGAGGGCGATCAGGAGTATCAGGATCGCCTCAAGCGCGCCTATCGCTTCAACCACACGCGCGAGGTGGTCGATCTCCTGGACAAATACGTCTTCAAGATCGACATCAAGCGCAACGAGGACGCGCCCGACTACATCAAGGAGTTCTGGAAGCGCTCGACGCTCAATGGCAGCCCGATCGCCGACTACATGAAGCGTGTGTCCAACCGCTCATCGACGTTCGGCCGGATCTGGATCGTGGTCGATTCGACGAAGACCGCCGATGTGAAGAGCGTGGCTGACCAGAAGGCGGCCGATGCGCGCTGCTACAGCTACATCGTCAAGCCCCGCCACGTGCTCGACCTCTCGACCGACGAACTCGGCAAGCTCAACTGGATTCTGATCTACGAGACGGCGCGCGATGACGCAGATCCGCTCACTTCGAGTGGCGAGATCATCGAGCGCTACCGCCTGTGGACGCGCGATGCCTCGCAGCTCTTCACGGTGGTGTATCAGCGCGGCAAGCCGATCATCCTGGTCGATGAGCCTGTCGCGCACGGTCTGGGCGTGGTCCCGGTGTTCGCCGCCGACAACGTGATTTCGGACGAGCCCTACACGTCGCCCGCGCTGATCGCCGACGTCGCGTATCTCGACCGGGCGGTGGCGAACTACCTCTCGAACCTCGACGCGATCATCCAGGACCAGACGTTCAGCCAGCTCGTGATTCCGAGCCAGGCGATCCCGGCGGGCGACGAGGGCTACGACAAGCTGGTGGAGATGGGCACCAAGCGCATTTTCACGTATGACGCGACCGGTGGCGGCAAGCCCGAGTTCATCAGTCCGGACGTGAAGCAGGCGCAGCTCATCGTCGCGACGATCTCCAAGATCATCAACGAGATTTATCACTCGACGGGCCTCGCCGGCGAGCGCACCAAACAGGACAACTCACAGGGCATCGACAACAGCTCCGGCGTTGCCAAGGCGTATGACTTCGAGCGCGTCAATTCGCTGCTCACCGCCAAGGCTGATTCGCTGGAACAGGTCGAGCGCCAGCTGTGCTACTTCGTCTCGCTCTGGAACGGCAAGAGCGACGTGGACTTCGCGCCCGACGCGACGGCCACCGATAAGGTCGGCCAGATGGTTGAGTATCCGAAGGACTTCGATGTCCGCGGCCTCTACGACGAATTCGACATCGCCGCGCGCCTCGCGCTGATTGACGCACCGGACGCGATGCGCCGTCAGCAAATGGAAGCGACGATCGACAAGCTGTTCCCGATGCTCAAGCAGGATCTCATCGACAAGATGAAGGCCGAGCTCAAAGCATGGCCGCCGAAAGACGTTTTGGCGGCGCCGGGCGCAGGTGGTTCGCCTGTCTCCTCGCAAGAGATTCAAAAGACAGGCGGCAAGCAAGTCGCCGGGCAGATGTTGAACCCCGGCAAAGCAGCATAAGACCCCGGCGGGTCGAGTGACCGGCCCGCCACACACAACCGACGGGCAAGAGAACGCCCACTGAAAGGCAACACACGATGAACGCACTTCTTCGCAAGCTCCTGATGCAACAGGGCTACATGGACTCCCAAGGCGCCGAGGGCGGCGCAGGCGGTGGCGGCAATGCTCCGGCCAATGCTCCGGCAGGCGACCCGCCCGCAGGTGGTGCAGGTGGCGCAGGTGAGAACACCGGCAAGGCCGGCGGCGCAGGCGGCCAGGGTGGTCAAGGCGACCCGGCTGGCGGCAAGCCCTCGGACGAGGAAGCTCGTCTGCTCAAGGAAGTGATGGACAAGAAGGACAAGCTGAAGAATGCCCAGACGGCGCTCGAGCAAGCGAATGCTCGGCTGAAGGACTTCGACGGCATCGACGCCGCGCAGGTGCGCGCACTGCTGAAGGAAAAGGCTGACGCTGAACTGGCGAAGCTCGAAGCGAAGGGCGAGTGGGATCGCCTGAAGCAGCAGATGGCCGACCAGCACGCCGCCGACATCGCTGCGCGCGATCAGGCGATGACCGCTGCGCAGTCGCAAGTGTCCGAACTCCAGTCACAGATCGCGGAGCTGACCGTGGGCAATGCCTTCGGCCAGAGCAAGTTCATCGCCGACGAGCTGACGCTCTCGGTTGCCAAGGCACGTCGCATTTACGGCGCGCACTTCGAGTTCAAGGACGGCGCAGTCGTCGCCTATGACAAGCCCGCGGGCGCCAAAGAGCGCACGGTGCTGGTCGATTCGAAGGGCGAGCCGCTGAGCTTCGATGCGGCGCTCTCCAAGCTCGTCGATGGCGATCCCGACAAGGACACGCTCATCAAGAGCAAGCTGCGCGCGGGCGCGGGCTCCAGCACCAACCCGGCGGCCGCACCGAGCGCGAAGCCCGGCGTGAACGCACCGCTTACGGGGCGCGCGAAGATCGCTGCGGGCCTCGCGAGCGCGGGCCTCAAGTAAGCCGTGCACAAAATGTTGTAAACCCGTGGCGTTCCTGTTAAAGTAAGTCACGGGTTACTTTACCCATTTTCTTTTCGAAAGGAAGATTGATATGCCATTGCTGCGAGAAGAAGCCGACAAGCTGAGTAACAACCAGCTGGTCGCAGGCGTGATCGAGGAAATCATCGACAAGGATGAGCTCTTCGCGCTCCTGCCGTTCGTCGGCATCAACGGAAAGGCTTACGTCTACGATCGCGAGAGCACCCTGCCGGACGCAGAGTTCTACGACGTGAACGACGAGCTGGATGAATCGGCTGGCACGTTCACCGAGGTCGTGGCGAAGCTGCGCATCCTCGCTGGTGACGTGGACGTCGACAAGTTCCTGCAGGAAACCGAGTCCGACACGAACGATCAGCGTGCTACGCAGATCGGTCTGAAGGCCAAGGCGGTTGCCCGCAAGTTCAAGCGCACGATCGCTCAAGGCGATTCGACGGCCAACGCGAAGGAATTCGACGGCCTGCCGAAGATGGTGTCGGCTGCCCAGACGCTCGACGCAGGCGGTGCGGCCAACGGCGCGGCGCTCACGCTGTCGATGCTCGACGAGCTCGGCGATGCGGTCATCAACGGCGCGGACGCATACGTGATGCGCCCGGGCACGATCCGCGCATACCGCGCGCTGCTGTATGCAACCGGCGGCATCCAGCCGGCGATGGTCGAAGTGCCGAACTTCGGTCAGGCGATCCTCGGCCACAACGGCATCCCCATCCTCCGTAACGACTTCCTGTCGAACACGGAGACGAAGGGCACCAACACGAACACGTGTTCGGTGTATGCGGTTCGCCTGAACGAACTGGACGGCTTCCACGGCCTCTGGGGCGGCAAGCAAGCCGGCATTCGCGTCGAGGACATCGGCACGGTGCAGAACAAGGATGCAGACCGCATCCGCGTGAAGTGGTATTGCGGCTCGGCGCTGAAGTCCACGCGCTCGCTGGCACGTCTGCGCGGCGTGACGAACGTCTAAACGTTCGGCTGCTAGAGTAAGTCACCCGTGACTTACTTTCGCGTAAAATAAAGGGCATGGGCTTCGGCTCATGCCCTTTTGCATATGAGCACATGAGGAACCTCACATGAAGATCAAGATGGTCCAGCCGGGCTACGAGCAGTTCACGGGCAACTTCGGCGGCGTTGAATTCGTCGACGGCGTGTCGGTCGCTGACGTCGCGCCGATGATTGCCACGCGCATCGCCAACGTCGTGCGTGTTGAGAACGCCGAAGACGGCGTGAACCCGTCGGCATCGCAGACGGCGCTCGACAGCTACTCGACGCCGATGGCGCTGCGCCCGCAAGACGTGCCGGCGGCGAAGCCCCAGAAATACACCGAAGCCGATCTCGAAGCCATCGCTGGCAAGGAAGGCATCAAGGGTCTGCGCAAGATCAGCGATCCGCTGGGCGTGAAGAGCAACGGCATTGCCGAGCTCATCGGGCTGATTCTCAAGTCGCAGGCACCGGCCGACACCGCGCAGTTCTTGGGCGAAGTGCCCTCGGACGTCGTGAAGGCTGAAGATGCCCCGACCGAAGCGCCGGCTGCGGAGTAAGGCATGAACAAGTATCTCGCCGGTGAAACCGTCACCGTTACCTTTCCGATTGATGAAAGTCAGGGCGCGATGCCGGCCACGGCGAGCTACCGCCTGCTCGATGAAAACGAAGCCGTGCTCATCGAGCAGAGCATCGCGACCGACCCCGCCAATGGCGCGGTCACGATCGTCATCGACGGCACGAAGAACCAACTGCCGATCGACGTGATTCGCTTCGCGTATGAAAACCATGACGTGCAGGCCGTGCGCGCCGCGCGCATCGTGCAGATCACGCTCGCCATGCCCAGTGGCACCTACCGCGCCTCCCAGACGTATCTGATCGAGGCCGCGTCGTTGCTGGTGCCTGGCACCAACAGCTTCCAGACGATGACGAAGGCCAACCTCGTCGCGTTGGAGATTCCCCAGCTCAACGGCTGGGCTGCAGCCACCGACGAGCAGAAGATCGCCGCGATGGTGCAGGCACGACTGAACCTCGGCCAGCTGCGCTACCGCTACCGGTTCGACGACAACTGGATGAACTACGTGATGCCGGAGTTCGCGCTCTACGCGATCACCTCGCTCTCGCAGGACGAGTATGTCCAGCTGCCCGCGGCGTTCCGTCACAACCTGGAGCGCGCACAGGTGATCGAGGCCGACTACCTGCTCAACGCCGACCCGGTGATGGCCCGGCGCAATCAGGGCATCGTGTCCGAGACGGTGGGCGACTCGACCACGAGCTTCAACCCGATTCGACCGCTCACGGGCCTCGTGTGCCCGCGCGCGATGCAGGAAATGTCGCGCTACGTGCTGCGCCGCACCCGACTCTCGCGGACCTGAAGCCATGAAAAACGTCATCATCGACACCCTCGGCGAGTTCGCTGCATCGCAGACCGCCGGCTACCAGGCGGCGCTCGCCAATCTGGTGAGCGAGGGCATGAACGTCACGGCCCCGCCGCGGCGCCTGGCCTTAGCCACCATGCAGCGCTTGCAGGCAAGCACGCTCACCGCGCTCGCAGCCGTGTTCGACACGGCCGTGACCGACATCGTGCATGCGGCGATCGTCAACGCACACCCGGACGCCCCTGACGCGCTCGTTGCGGCCATCTCGGCTGATGCCGCCTCCACCCGCAACGCCGTGCTCGGCACCGTGTCGGCCGCGCTCTCGAAGGACGCAGAGGTCGCCCATGCACGGCTGCGCGAGTTCGCGCTCAAGGTGGAGCTCGTGCTCGCAGCGGGCGGGCGCGGCTACAGCTCGGCCGTCATGCACGCGGCGATCGCCGAGCGACAGCGCGGCATCACCTTCGGGCAGACCGACACGCTCGGGCGACGCTGGAAGAGCGCGCAGTTCGTCGCGGCCACGCTGCGCGGGGCGCTTCAGCACGTCTACGCCGATGCGTTCGTGCGCGCGGCCGCCGCGCGGGGCGATGAAGGTGTCGCGCTGCAGTATGCGGACCCCGAGCATGAGGGCCACGGAGACGTGATCCCGATGTCCGGGTATCTCGACGTGCGCAACGAGATTTTCCATCCGAACTCCCGCGCCACGCTCGCGCGGGTGGACGCGCAAGGGGGCGGCGATGTTTCGGGGCAATAAGCCGTGCATCGTGGCCTTGGCGGGCGAGCGCAACCTCTACGGTGAGGAGCAAGCGCCGGCCGCGGGCGTCACCGAGCGCTGCGCGGTGGTGGAGCTCATTCAGAAAGCGGCCATGACCAACCAGCGCGCGCAGATGGCGGGCTCGATGGCTCACGCCGAGGATCTGGCGATCACCAGCAAGATCAGGCTGGAACCCGGCACGGCCGCGGTCCTTGGTGCGCAGATCACGGTCGATGGCGTGCAGTTGCGCGTCGTCTCGATCACGCCCAAGAACACCACCTACGGCCAGCTCGATCACTACGACGTGGAGTGTGTGCCGTGGGTCTAGTCAAGAGCAACTTCAACCCCGAGCTGCTGGCGATGAAGATTCAGCGCATCGGCGACACTGCCGCGCGCCGCATTCTGGGTGTGATGCGGGAAGAGGGCGACAAGATCGCGGAGCTCGCGCGTGAGAACGCACCGGTCGATGACGGCGAGCTCGAGGACGCGATTCAGGTGGTCGAGAACCGCGGCGGGCCGAACGGGCGCACGGTGGTGAGCGTGCAGGTCGATCCGACAGCCACCGACAGCAAAGGGGTGCCGGTCATCCAATACGCACGGGTCATGCACGAGGCGCTTGCGCCCTACGGCACGGGCGCGTTTCACCTCGGGCCTGCCTCGCGTGCGAAAGACGGCGGCGGCGGGCGCGTCGGGGGCAAGTTCATGGAGCGTGCGATGCGATCCCGCATCGGCGAGATGGGCAAGAAGGTCAAGCAGATCGTGAAGGAGTCGACGTAATGCACCTGGAACCGATTGCGGCGCTGCTCGAGGAGAAGGGCATCGGCAAGCGCGCCAAGACGATTTTCATCAACGAGATGCGGGTCGAGGACTCGGGCATCCTGCTCAAGCCTGACTACAAGGGCACGGCGATCGACCCGGAGCTGCCCGGCTACTTCAAGGGTGCATTCGCCCTTGTGGTGCGGGCCAAGGGCTACGCGGCGGGCGCGGCGCTCATCAAGCGGGCGATGGATGCGCTCTGGATCGAGCAGCAAACCGAGCTCGCCGACGGCATGACGGTGAAGTGGTGCCGCGCACGCACGCTGCCGATTAACTACCCGGTGCCCGCCACCGGCGTCACCGAGTTCGTGGTGAACATTGACTGCTGCTATGTCAAGCCTGTATAGTCTAGTAACGAGTTACTTACCGTAACTCCGACCTCTTTGCAAAGGAGTTTTGAGTGGCAAGCGATACCAAAAACGTAAAGATGGGCGTCTGCCTGGTCTATTACAAGGGCGTGGATCTGGGCTACACCCAGGGCGGCGTCCAAGTGACCGTGACCACGGAAACCCACAAGACGAACGTGGACCAGTTCGGCAAGACCACCGTCAACGAGCAGATCATGAGCCGTGACGTGTCGGTGAAGGTGCCGCTGGCTGAAACCACGCTCGAAAACCTCGTCGCGACGATGCCGGGCGCATCGCTCTCGGGCACGGGCGCCGACAAGAAGGTGATCGTCACGACCGGCGTTGGCATGTCGCTGCTCGACATCGCCGGCGAGCTGCGCCTGCACCCGAAGGACAAGGCAGTGGACGACTACAGCGAGGACTTCGTGATCCCGCTGGCAGCAACGTCGGGCGGCCTGAACTTCGCCTACGAAGTCGAAAAGGAACGAATCTTCGACGTGACCTTCCAGGGCTACCCGGACTCGGCCACCGAAGAGCTGTTCGCCATCGGCGGTGCGCCGACGGTCACCCCGTAACGGGCGAGTAAGTCACCCGTAACTTGACACAAGGCCGGCTCACGCCGGCCTGCCTACATCGGATACCTCATCATGAGCCAAGTGAAAGTCCTGAATCTCGACACCCTGCCCACGAGCGCCCCGCAACGCGTGGTGACCATCGGCGGCGTCGAATACCCGGTGAAAGAGATGGACGTCGAGGGTTTCATCGAGACGAACCTCGCCGCTGACCGCCTGAAGGATCAGACCGACCCGAAGGTGCAGATCGAAGAAATGATCGCCTCGATCAAGCGCGCGGTGGAGATCCCCGACGCGGTGTTGAACAAGCTGCCGCTCGAAAAGCTCGGCGTGCTGGTCGCCTTCCTGCGCGGGCTGTTCGATCCCGACAAGAAGGACGTCGAAGGTGCTGCGGGCACCGAGGGCGACGCCGAAAAAAAGTAACGCTGCCGGGTGATGAGAAGGAGGTCGATCTTGACTTCAGCCTGCTCTTCACCCGCGTGCAACGGCATTACCGCATGACGTATTGGGAAGTGATGGCACTTCCCATTCGCGCTTTCTGGACTCTGAACCGCAACATCAACCGGCTGCTCGCGGAAGAAGACCTCCGCGCCATGATGATGCACATGGCCCGCCAAAGCCCCGAGGGCGCGCGGGATCATGAAATCAAGCTCCGAGCCGAGCTCTATCAGACGGAACAGAAGTTCGATCCGCTGAACGAGAAGAGAGACGAAGCGGGCTTCGCGGAGCTGAAAGCGATGGTGGCCCGTCCGACACAGTGACAGGACGAAGATGGCAAGCAACCTCGAAAACGTAGGCTATAACCTGATCCTCGATGACTCGGGGTTCAGGGTCACCGCGCAGAGCACCGCCGCGCAGCTCAAGGCGCTCGAAGCGCAGTTCGCGAGCACCGGGCAGGGTGTCAAGGCCATCGAGCAGAAGATCAACTCGGCCGGGGTTGCGTTTCACCAGTGGGTCACCACCATCGGCGCGGTCAAGTTCGCGCTGATGGACATCGACAGCGTGTTCCTCACGCTGCCGCGCTCGATCATGGAGACGGCCGGCGAGCTCGAAAAGCTCACGACGGTCCTGAAGGGCTTGTCCACCGCCGCGGACGAAGCGGGTCGCAACGCGGACGCCGCGCTCGGCAAGAAGTTCATCCTGAACCTCGAACAGAACGCGCCGTTCAAGCTCGCCGCGCTCACCGACACGTTCGTCAAATTCAAGACCGTCGGCATCGACCCCACCAAGGGGGCGATGGAAGCGCTCATCAATCAGGTTGCGAAATACGGCGGCGGGTCCGAACAGCTCAAGAGTGCGTCGCTTGCGATTCAGCAGATGGCGGGCAAGGGCGTCGTCTCGCTGCAGGAGCTCCGACTCCAGCTCTCGCAGGCCATTCCCAACGCGGCGCAGGCAATGGCCGACGGCATGGGTATGTCGATGGGCGAATTGACCAAGAAGATCTCCACCGGCACGGTGAGCTCCGAGATGGCGATTCGCAAGATGCTCGCGGTGTTCACGCTCGACTCGCTTGGCTCCGCTGCCGAGCAGATGAAGACGTGGCAGGGCGAGATCGAAAAGCTGAACGTGCGTTGGGAGCTTTTCAAGAACGACGTGGCCGAAGCCGGCATGTTCGACGCGGCCAAGAAAGAGCTCGAGGACATCATGGGGCTCTTCGGCACGGAGACGGCGAAGAACTGGTCCAAAGACCTGTCGAACTCGTTCGTCTCGATGATCGGGCTCTTCCACGACGGGCGCGAGGTGCTGCAAGAATACATTCCGCAACTGCTGATCATCAGCAAGCTGGTATTGGCCGCCTTCGCCACGAACATGCTGTCGAACTTCCTGACGGGCATGCGCAACGCGGTCGTCGGCATGAACGCGTCGTGGCGCGAATACGCCGCAAACGCGATCACGGCACAGGGAGCGGTTGCCGCCAAGCAATTGTCGGTGACCGAGCAGATCCTCGCCGCAGATGCGAAGCGCATGGCAAGCATCGCGCAGGAAAGTGAGCTGCGGCAGGAGGCGCTTGCGCGCGAGATCGCCAACAATCAGAAGCTCATGCTCATCTACGACGCGGCCGACGCCCGTCGGGACGCC